TTTATAATGAACTGTGTTCTCGCGCAATACCCCCACTCCCCCCAAGGTGGGTAGAATAGTGAATCGGCTCGATTCACGCTGTTGGATTCAATTTGGATTTACTCAGTTTATTCTTTTCTCAATTAGAGTTTCCTGCCGCCGCCACCGCTGCCGCCACCGCGACCGCATCCGCCTAATTGAGCGCAGGACCCATTGACGAAAGATATATAAACTATAACTGTGTACAGACGGGGTGTGAAACCCGAACCGTACCCCCAGACATCCGGTCAATGTGGGCTCTGTCTCTTCGCTCCCGAAACAGACTCACAAATCGATAGAGTGGGTGAGATCGGGGATTCGATGGGCGCGGATTGGTTCTCATTCGTCGGCAACAGTCCCGATATCGTCGTAGAATCCATCCCTACGTTCCACTCAAAGAGTATCGAGAAATTCAAGCAGCTCAGTCCGTATCCGGATGTCACTGGTGTCGTCGGTGTTGATTCCGCGCACATGGTAGAAGACATCGCTGATAAGGAGATCGATACCGAATACCTCCCGTCCTATTCGCACCAGGTACACGAGTCGTACGTCTTCATACCGGATTCTAAGTTTTCGGTAAAGCTTTACAATGAGGTGGACAACTTCGTTGTAGTTCCATCCACTGGACCACTATCACTGGAGGAGTTAGTGGCGGTCGGTTTGTACGATCGTCTCGTTGCCGGGAAGGACGACTCCGGAGGTGAGGAGAATGGAGGAAGTTGAACCAACCGAGATGGTTCCCGAAGCGTTCGATGATTACCCACCCTACATCCGGGTATGCGGGGAAATCCGGGTTCCAGACTTCGGTGGCGAGATCGGTCTGATACGCCATATAGTCGATGTATGGGCCTTTTTCGAGCGTCACGGAGACGAGATACCAGTAGCGGAGATGCGCGAGAGGACCTACTCCGATATGGTGTCGGAGTTCCCGGAGCTGGTTGCGTGCTGTCCACGACGGCTCGACCACGAGCGGACGTGGACGAAGGTATATAAGTCCGCGATCGCACTGCGCGAGATGGGATGGAACGAGTGGGTTGAATCGGAAGCCAAAGAACACGGATGGAAACACTGGAGCTATGAGTAAGATGAACCGGACATTGCAGGTCATTAAAGCGGGGTACCACATCGAGAACACGCGGCCGGTAGTCGATCTCTTCTGCCGAGAGCCGGAGGGTTCGCAGAAAGACGATGGAGTGCGCGTACAAGTCTACGGATTCCGCCCGTACTTCTATGCACCCACGACTGAGGTGAACGAATTGAGCGGTGATGATCCGATAGAGGATCGATATGCGGACATCACGGACTCCGAGGGCGGGTATACTACGATCAATGAGAAACCCGTGACGAAGCTTTTCACTCGATTTCCCCGTGATGTGGGAAATATCCGGGATGATTTCGAGCACTACGAAGCTGACATCCTCTTCGAGAACCGCTACGTGATCGATAAGGAGATCAAATCCGGCATTGAACTGGACCTCTCCGGCGGTGAGTACGACCAACTCGAAGGGGAGTCGCTTGCTGGCGAGGTGATTCAAGTCGAGGATGAACAGGTTTCCCCGGCGGACACGGATATCGATCCGACTGTTTTCACGTTCGATATCGAGGTCGATGATCGGAACGGCTTTCCGGAAGCTGAAGATGCTGAGGAGGAGATCGTCTGTATCAGCGCGCACAATAGTTCCACGGATGAGTACACAATCTGGCTTTACGTTGCGCCCGATATGCATGACTCCGATTCCGCTGCTGATATCGACTTCCAGGAGTACGAACCGATCACCGACTCTTTCGATGTGAGATTAGAGCGTTTCCATGATGAGGAGGAAATGCTTCGTGATTTCATGTCTCACGTCGAGCGGACCGATCCGGACGTTTTCACCGGGTGGAATTTCTGTTCGGCGGAAGCGTCGAGTGGTTTCGACTTCCCCTACGTTGTCAACCGATGTTGGAACCTCGGGTTGGACCCACGCCGTCTCGCCCGACATCATTCACAGGACCCCGATTTCGAATCCGGGGATGATGTCGGGTATATCGGTCCTGGTGGGTACAGTCCGGATGCTACTGGACGGGTAGTGATGGATCTTCTCAACTCCTATAAGCGGACGCTATTCACTGAAGAGGAGAATTACAGGCTCGATGACGTGGGAGAGCGGAAACTCGGGGTCGGGAAGGAGCGATACCCCGGCAAGATCGGAGATTTATGGGAGCGTGACCCTCAGCAGTTGCTTCATTACAATCTCCGTGACGTGGAGATATGTGTTGAGTTGAACGACCAGGAAGATATCATCAATTTCTGGTCGGAGGTTTCCGCGTTTGCGGGTTGTGGTCTCTCGGATGCTCCTATTCCGGGGGATGTGGTGGATATGTATACGCTACATGGGATCGATGATCTCGTTCTTCCCTCGAAACCCTATGGGAATTCCGACGAGGACTACGAGGGGGGTGCTGTCTTCGATCCGGTGAAAGGGTTGTACGAGAACGTTGCTGTTCTCGATCTTGCAAGCCTCTATCCCATGTCAATGCTAACAATGAACGCATCACCGGAGACGAAGGTCGATCCGGAGACCTACGATGGAGAGATGTTTCGTGCGCCGAACGGCGTGTACTTCCGCAAGGAACCGGCCGGGCTCATCAAACAGTTGGTAGATGAGTTGATCGAGGAGCGAGGGAGTAAGAAGAACTTCCGGAGTAACGCTGCTGAGGAGTTCGGTACCGGGTCGCGCGAATACGAGAAATATGACCGCCAACAGGGTGCAGTGAAGCGGATAATGAACAGTTACTATGGCGTCTTAGGCTGGACCCAATTCCGTCTCTACGATGTCGATATGGGCGCGGCAGTTACAGCTTGTGGTCGGGAGGTGTTGAATTTCACTGAGGAAGTTGTCGATAGAAACGGATATGAGGTGCTTTACGGCGATACTGACAGTGTTATGATAAGTCTCGGCTCGGATGTAAGCAAAGAGGAGGCGATCGATGTCGGAATGTGGTTAGAGGAACAGATAAACGAGTCGTATTCGGAGTTCGCCGCTGAAGTGCTGAACGCTACTGAGGATGATAGGTTCGAGTTGGAACTTGAAAAACTCTATCGGCGCTACTTCCAAGCCGGTCGGAAAAAACGATACGCAGGTCACATCACTTGGAAGGAGGGCCTGGAGGTGGATGATATCGATATCACGGGCTTCGAGTATAAGCGGTCGGATACAGCCGCGCTCGCGAAGAGAGTCCAGAAGAAAACGCTCGGTATGGCTGTTAGGGGTCATGGAATCGACGAAATCCGCGAGTATCTCCGTGATGAGTGGGAGGCGCTGGAGAACGGCGATCTCGGGTGGGACGAGGTAGGTATCCCACAAGGTATCGGTAAGGAGTTGGATAACTACAAGGCACCGAGAGCAAACGTCAAGGGTGCTATGTTATCTAATCTCATTCTCGGCACGAACTACGGGGATGGGTCGAAGCCGATGTTCTGTTACATCGGACGGGTAGACGCTTCGTTCTGGGATCGGATGGACGGGCAGTACGCTACCAACTACGGCGGCGATCCGGACAATGGGAACGCCTATGATCTCTTCAAAGCGTCTATCGAAGACCCGTCCGAAGACATAGGGATCTGCTATCAGTACCCCGATCAGGTTCCGGAAGAATTCCACTACGACGTGGATAAGATGGGAGAGCGATTGATGGAAAACCCTATCGGGCGTGTTATCGCTGCCCTCGGGATGGACTGGGCGGAGATACGGCAGGGACACCAGCAGTCTGGGTTGGATCAGTGGTGATGAAACCCGATCAGTTGGACAGTTGCCCTTCTTGCGGGCGTCCGTTCGAGGAGGTAGCGAAGGTCGGACAGTATCACAACTACTTTGCTCGCCCGCCGCTTGGGTGGTGGTTCTACCACGAGTTCGACGAGGAGGAGTCAACCCCTAAGTACGTGCTCGATTCGTGCTATGTTGAGAACGAGGATATGCCGGAAGATACTCCAGCCCGGTGATTTTCTTTAGTTCTCTGTTTTCGTTCTGTATCAGAAGATTTATTACCTCGACCTGTGTACACTGGGTTGCAATGTCGGAACTACTCGGCGACATGGCGAACGAGATGGGCGGTAACGCACCCTTCTGGGCACCACACAAGAGCGACGATGAGGCGAACGACCCGGAATCCCTCATGGGTGATCGACCCGACTACCCGTTGGGTATCATCGGTATCGTGAGCGGGATCAATATGGTTCCCACCTACGAGGCGCGTCACGGCGATTCGGACGAGACCGTCGAGGCGTGGGAATTGATTTCGTTGGGCGATCCCGAACAGCCTCGTATCCCCTTCGGTGAGGATGCAGTTCCCGTCGGTGAGCGCCGCCGCCTGCCGAACACCTCGATCGCCCTGAAGCGGCTTCGGCCCCCTGCTGAGGAGTTCAGCAACGAACAGATGGGCAACGACGCTGAGGTCGGCGATCTGTTGCTCATGGTCTACAACGGTGAACTCGAAGACTACGAGCAAGGCGGTAACATCCCACACGGATGGGACGTTCGTACTCGGAGCCGTGAAGAATGGGAACAGGCGGATGAAGCCGACGAGTACAACGAGATTATCGAAGAGGCCGGTGGTCTCTTCTCGGACAACAGACCAGTAGATTTCATTAACCCCGACGCCTAACGAGGGACATGGGGTTAGTTGACGAGATGGCAGAGGACGTGGCTGATCGATCCGGTTCGGATTCTGAGAGTATTTTCGATTCGTTCGGTCAGGACATATACGATGACCCTGAAGAGGACGAACTCGACTTCATTCGGCGATTAGTAGCTCTTCCCGATTTCAAGTATGGAGAGGGGTGTGTACCGCTCAGGTTCGTCCGGAAGTACTGTCGGGAACACGATTCGATCGGGAAGTTGAACGCGGATACGATAAACGAGGATCTCGGCTACGAGAAAGCGGAAATCGAAGTAGATGGGGAGTCAGTGACGGTGCTTGCCGACCCATCCGTATTCGATCCAAGTACCGCTTAATTTTTACTTTCGGAGCGTTACTAACGAGTAACCTCCGATGTTGGACATAGACGATCCCGATGGCGAAATTCAGCAATGGCTCAATGAGAAATACGGCGGCAAGCCCGATGAACGCTGGAAGCGCGAGATAGGGGAGTATCACTCCTCCGAGATGGGAAAGTGTGCCAGAAAGACGTTTTTGAAGTTCGTGGATGAAGCCCAAGGCCGACCGTCCGGTGACTTCCGATACTTCGAGTTCGGTATCTGGTTCGAGGACAAATACGAAGAGAAACTGGTTGAGGAATATGGCTCTGATTACATTCTCCAGGACGTTGGAATCGAAATCCATCTCCCCGGTGACATCCGAATCGTCGGCGAATCGGACTGGTGCGTACTGAATCGCCCCTACAATGGGGATCCGATCGAATACGAGTTACTGGAGGACGAAACTCGGCTCGAACACTCCGATGAAGGGACCCGCGAGATCGGCGAAGACGACGAGCCGATCGTGAAAGAAGTCATTGAGACGAAGACGATCGGGTCGCTTTGGTATGTGAAAGGACAACCGAAACATCCCCATAGCTACCAGATAATGAGCTATCTGAAGGCTATCGGTGTTGATGGTCGTGTAACTTACATGCAGCGTGATATCCTCTCGGAAAACGAATTGATGGCATACCTCTACCGCTGCGATCACGAAGAGATGGAAGTTCCGGATCGGCTTCACGAGCGCGTCAATGATGCGTTCCATAATGACCTGCGCGAACAGCATTGTGATGTGAACTTCTCCGAGTATACCTGGTATCGGATCGTTGAGAAAGCACATTTGCTCCACAATAAGCTCATCGCGGCAGCAAACGATCCGGATGTTCCACACCCACGCGAGATCGATCTGGATGGTATCGATCCGTATTCGAAGAAAACACAGGAACTGATGCCAGCGACTGACCCGTATGATAGGTCATTTGAGTGTAACTTTTGCAACTTTACTGCTGAGTGCACGAGAATCGGAGGATCGAGGTGGGATAGTTGACTGGTTTTCGTTCTCGTTATTGGTATACTTGGTTCGCTGTTGAGTAGATGTGATCCGCTGTTGCTGGCCCGACTCCTTTCACTTCGAGGAGTTCTTCTTCGGAGGCGTTGAGTACGGCTTTCGGGGTATTGAAGTGTTCGAGCAACGATTTCGCAGTGCTCGGACCGACTTTATCGAAGCTCTCGATAACTCTGCGTGGGAACTCCCCTTCCGGGACGGTTGGCGGATCACGCAGTGGGCGTTCGTCGATCGGCATAACTGGTGAGGCACATGATTTGACGTAGTAAGCGGTGAAGTCCTCGTTGGGTGTGTGACTAACCCCTCCGGTGAGGATCTGATTTACGTTCGCGTATTCGCTCATGAGGTAGGCTTTGTGCATATCCGAGTATTTTATCGCGGAACTGAAGCTTCCTTCGAGCAAGAGTTGGGTGCGGAGGTCCTCGTAGTGGGCGTCGGCAGCGATCTGGAGCCTCGTTAGTTGAAAGAACAGATCGTTCGCGTTGTTCGCCATCCGGCCGACGAAATCGGAGGCTTCTTTCCGTTCGATGATTAGATCATCGACGATGAAATCACCTACTGGAAGTTCTTCTTCGCGTATTTCGTATTCCGTATCCCTTCCCGAGAGCTGTTCTCGTATTTTACCGATTAGAGAACCGGGCTCTCGGGTATCGCAGACGATAACGATCGGCTCTTCCTCTTCTTCCATGCCCACTCGTACGATCCGCAATGTCAAAACAGTATCGAAAGGTATATGATCTCGAACTGTGTACAGTATGACATGGGCCTATTGAAACGGACCCTCAAATTCGGAAAGAAGGCGTTGATAGCGTTTGCTGTCAAAGAATACAGGGATCACTACCTTGTGAATCGGCCGAACATAAAGCGGGACGCGATCGAAGACCGGATCGGGGACGAACCCGACGAGAGAGTACAAACGAGAGCACTCCTACTTATCTCCGAGCAACTCACCGAGCGGAACCGGATGGAGTACGCTCAGTTGGAAGAAAACGAGCAAGCAACTCTCGTCGGTTTCGGAGCAGAAGATAACCAAGCTGGTTACGAGGACATAGATGTCACCAAACACATCGAAAGTTACGTGAAGACGCTTTCCGATGCTGTGAAGCGGCGGGTCGAAGGTCGAGTTAACTCACCCACTACCCGCGAACCTTTCGGCGGAGTCCCACTGGAAGACCTACTCGGAACCGATCGAAGCAGTATGATGGGTGAGTCCATGGTGAACGAGGACGGTCACATCCGGACCCCTAATGGGGACTACATCGATCCGGACGACCCCGAACAGGTCCAGGAAGCAGTCCAGGAGATGCAAGAGGATCTGTTCGGCGAGTCCAGTGTGGGGTTACCGCTCGATGATATCCTCGAAGGCCTCTCTTCCGATGAGGACGATGGTTCGGGATTAGGGTCGGGGTCGTCGGTCGAGATCGGGATTGGCGATCCGGACGAGGAGGACGAGGATGAGGACGAAGAGGGTGATTCAATGGCTGCCGGAGCAAGTCAGTAGGGAGTAATTGTGTCGCAATTAGACAGAGAGCGTATCGCTGTTGACCTCGAAGGCGTTTTAGCGGATATTCACGCAGCGTACTTGGAGGAATACAACGATACCTATGATACGGATCACTCGCTTGAAGAGGTCGCTGGTGGTAATGGCTGGTCGTGGATGAACGAGATGGAGGGCGGGTTTGACGTGTTCATGTCGATCACGACGCAGGCGTGGAACGGTATGGCAGATGTGGAGATATATTCGCTTGTGGAGAACCTCAGATGGCCGTTGCTCAAGCTACAGCGTGGCGGGTTCACAGTTGATGTGGTTACTAATCGGATCGGGGTAGACGATCACGTCGAGAACTGGCTTGCGGACCATAACGTTCCCTATGATGATCTGATTTGTACACCAATGGATAAAGGTGAGATGGGGTATGACATTTACGTGGATGACAATCCCCACTTACGGAAGTCGATTCCGGACGGAGCCCACCAATACTACATCACCCACCCTTGGAACATCGATGAGTATTGGTCCAACACTACCCATTGTCCGAGTATCACCGAGGTTTCGAAACAGATCCTCCAGGATTACTCGATCGGGGTCGGTGTCGTCGGCTATCCGGGAACCGGAAAGTCATCAGTAGGGGAGTACCTCGCTGCTGATATTGGTATCGACTACGGGAACCACTCTGAGGGCGATAGTTCTGCTGTCCTCATCGGGACGGGCGATTTGGTTCGTCGGATGGCGGCCGAACACTTCGGAATAGAGGATACGACGGAACTGTCATCGGATGAACTCGGCGATTATTCGACGGATCGTCGGAACGAAGACGGCGGGGATTACGTCGGTCAGGACGTTATCTCGGTGCTGGATGAAAAGCCCCAATTCCCGGATCAACCCGTTATAATCAGCGGGATGCGCGATACCGAGGTGCCGGAGTTGTTCCGGGAGTACTTCGGTACGTTCGTCATTCTATGGGTCCAGAGCGATTTCTCCGATCGGTTATCGCGCTTACAGGATCGCGGGCGGCAGGATGAATCCGAGTTTACCCCATCGGCGCTGATGAATCGGGACTCACGCGAGCGGGATTGGGGTATTGGGGATCTCGTCCGACAGTGCGACGTGATGGTCCGAAACGACAGTAGTATCGAAGACCTACGGTCACGATCAGTCAATGGTGTCCTCGAACACATCCGAACCGGGAGGCATGTTAGCGTTCGTGATTGAAACAACGAAAAATTGGATGGACGACGATGAGCACCGGGAGAGAGTTGAATCGCTGAGGGAAGAGATGAATAGACGGAAAGGTCGGGAACCCTCGACTAATGCGGATGAATTCGATGACTTTTTCTTCGATATCTCGAAGGAGTCCGCACTCGTCGAGATGGAAACAATTTTGATGGTTCTTGTCGCACGACGCGGCGAAGCATCCGGTCTCGAACTCTGCGAGGAATTGGAGTCGCTGTTCGGATTCGATGCTGCTCAGAGCACTATCTACCCGAAACTGAATGGATTGGTTTCGGACGGGCTGCTTGAAGTAACCCATTTCCCCCAGTCTAAGCGACACGAACTGACTGAGCACGGTGAAGAGGAGTTAGAGCGACGGAGAAAGGAATTGGCGTCCCGCTACGTCGTTTTGTCTACTTTTTTCAGTGATGTTGGTACCGAGTAAGGCCCGAAACCTTTTTATTACGATACTGTGTACATCCCGGTGTGAAAACTGATTGGGACGTGCCCGAGTACCTTCAACGGGATGAATTACGGATTTGGGTGCTTTGGCACACAGGATTCAAGCGCGCGTGCGCTCCGTGGGAAAACAACGGTGTAATGAGGGAAGCGATCTGGAAAAAAGAGGTCAAAGACCGCCCGGAGCGCAGCTACGATGAGGTAATCGAGTACATGGAAGAGTACGAAGCGGAACTGCTCGATCCTGATAACTACGATTTCAGCGGATTCGAGCCCGAAGACCCCATCGACCCTGAAGAGGTTCGGCCGACCGTTCTTCTCCCGCATCGTGATCGTTGGTCCGGCGATTGGCCTGACCACCATCCGGCTATGATGACTTCGAACAATCGCTTGACTGGGGAACGCGAATGTCTGATGTTCCTCGATCTCGACGACGTTCACAATCCCGAGACTGGAGAGACACTGCCAGAAGCCGAACAAATCATCGACCGACTCGATTGTTACACGGAGTGGTCGCGGTCGAAAACAGGCTTCCATTGTTGGTTTCTGGCACGCCTCCCTCCGGGTGATAAGGTATTGAATGAGAGCTTCGATACTGATCCCATCGTCGGGGACGATATGCCGGGTGTCGAGATGTATAACTTCGCCCGGTTCACCGGATCGACATGGAATCACATCGAAGACACTCCGATGACAGTTCCCGAGCGCCAAGAGGAGCTGGGCGGGTACGGAGACGGAGGGGAAGGAATACTCGCCGACTACGATTTCTTTGATCCGGACGACCTGGAAGATTGGGATCCTGATGAGCTGACGGGTTCGGGGTCGGGATCGAGTTCGGATACAAGCTTGTTCAACGACATCGAGGACGTGTTCAACACAATGAATCCGTTCTATGATGCGGATATCATGGATATCGTCCGGAGCACCGACTTCAGCAAGCACGGGAGCAAGTCGAGCGGTGGCGAAATTCACGGTCCGAACCCGGGGCATGGTGCTCAGGCCGGAAGCAAATGGAACAAACAGTCCACTAATACGACCATCAACCCATCCGATAATGTCTGGTGGTGTCGGATCGACGGACACGGTGGCGGCGGTCCGCTTACTGGTGCTGCTATCACTATCGGTGTCGCTGATTGTGGTAATGCTAATCAGATCATCCATGACCCCTCTTCGCCGAGCGATTACGTGGCTGTCTACAAGGCATGTAAACATATCAAGGAATCGGGAGCTGTAGACCCGGATGCCGAGTATCCGTATAATGCGATGGTCGGGCATTACATTCTGGAAAACGGCCTTGAGAACGATTCGTGGAGGGACATGCAGGCCGATCCGAGCAAATACAAGCCAGCATCGTCGATGGAGAGACAGTACCGGCAGTTTATGGGCTAATATATGGTTGAGCGAAAAACTATTCAAGCGACTTCCGAAGCGCACAGCTACATCGAGATGGTCAAGGAGTGGTTAATCGACCAACCCGCAATATATGGGTTTGACCGCCAAGCTTCGATGACGAAAGCGTTGGATCAGATCATCCTCGGGGACGTTTTGACCCGATATGAGATGTTCGAAGAGGGACGGGATGAGAACGGATGGAACCACTGTGAATGGAGCGGGGAACCTATCTCCCGAAACCTCCGGGAACTCGAACCGGGCAGTTCCTATGTCCTCCGAATCGATAGTCACCGTGGGGACTTCGCATACACACCCCACCTCTACAAGGACGCAGAAGCCGCATATTTGGCTCAGATAGCGTCGGAAGGAGTAGATGATCTCCAGGAGGTTCCAGGAGAGAAACGGCTCTCACTGGCCGCTCTCGTCTGTCTCGCGGAGGGCTACGAGGAACTCGCAACGGAGCTGCTCAGAATGGCGAATCGGAACGGGGTTGAGACGTGATGTCCGGGATCATGCATACGGACGTGATTTGATCGATGTATCGCTCAGGGCATATCGGTGTGAACCTGCTTTTCATGTCGCTATTAACGCTGTTTTTGCTTCCGGGTAGTGTGGTGCTGTTCATCGTAGCGTTCCTGCTGCTTGGTCGTATCGAGTGCCTTCCGGACCGTGATCAGCGTATTCCTATGTTGAAGCATCGTGGGTTTACCCATACGTTTGTTTTCGCACTCCTGATGGGCGCTGGTACCGGGTTGGCGTCGTATCTCTTCGCCTCGGCAGACCCCAATGCGTTCGTAAACTACGTGTTACGGACAGTCAATCAGTTACCCGTTGTTGCGTTGGATACCGGAGTCACGTCGATGCCGCTGTTCCCTGATCCGGTCGTGTTCGGGATGTTCGGCTTTTCCATCGGCACGTTAGGTATTGTCTCGCATATAGCGGGCGATATTTTTACTCCATCCGGGATCGCTTTCCTGTGGCCGATAACGAGCAAGCGGTACACGTTGAACTGGTGGAACGCAGCGAGTCCAGTGGCAAACAAGGGACTGTTGATTACTGGATGGATCGTGTTCGGAGCGACGTTGCTATTGGTTGGTGGACGAATTCTAATGGGGTGGATACCCTTCCTGTGATGAGCAGTCACTGGATCAGACCTTCGATTGTTTCTATCTCCGTATCGTCAACGAGAAGCTCGACGTTCGATTGTGAGGCGTTTTCCACCCAGGGGAGGATAACTTCCCCATCGAAATCGAAACCGTGCTCATAGCCGGAAACTCGTCCATAGCAGATGGATGTGCCTTGGAGGGCAACCACTCCACTGCCTCGCTGAATCGTTACGTCTCCGCGATCGTGTTGAACAGCCGGTCCGCCGACGATAACAGCGTATCTCGCTTCGCCGTTCGATCCGTCTACCAGTAGTTCTCTGTCTGGCATACTTCCAGGATAACCGCTGTAGGAAGTTAACCCTTCAGCGGCACCCTGTGAACTTCGTCGTATAAGGATCCGGCGGCGTTTCCCGCGTGGTACCCGATCCCACCATCCGGAAGTTCCCCCGATCCGACCGTATCCTGTGTCGGAGCAGTGCTTGTTATTTCCGTACCGGCAGCATCATACAGTACTGCTTGTTTGTTTCCGTTCCCGTAGAACCGACCTCCGACAATATACTCGGTATTTTCGTTTACGGTCTGGGTAACACTATTGAGCGTGTAAAAGTTTCCATCCTGTAACTTCTTGAATTCTACGTCATCTGCTGCGTCTACCTCAATGAAGTAGGTCGCATCGAAGGATCCTCCTTCGGTCTGAGTTTTAAACGCGACCCGAACGAACCTCGATCCTGTTATCTGGGCGTGGGTGCGATACTCGTACCCGTCCGTCACTACCCCGAGTGTATCAGTCCCCATCCACCCGTACGGATCGACGCTTTCGAACGATTGTGACCCGACTAATGGCGATGACGTATTGACAGTGAAGTCTCCCGTCGTACCCTGGTAATCCGCGATTGGGTCGGCACGCTCTACGTCTTCAAAGGTCGCTGTCGGTTTAATCCAATTCGAAGCTCCGATACCGTTCGATCCGAGGTCGTCTATCCACGATACAACGCTGCTTTGCCCCCATCCGTTGTTATAGGAAGCGAACTCGATCAGTTTGATATCAGTACCCACTTTCAACGGACGTGGACTGGAAGTGAACGTGACGCCATCCTCTTCGCTTGTGAACGTGACTGTGAACTCCGAGTTCGCCCAATCGAAGTCGATGATGATTTCAACCCAGTGATTGTATCCGTTCCCCGGATCATTGGCAGTCGCAGACCCGTTGGCGTCGTCTATCTCCCATTGTGGGTTGTTGGATGCAACACCTGCTTCATACGAACCGTTGGAGTTCCTGAGTCTGAAGCCCTGGCCTGTTGAGCCGGCGGTTTCTTGAAAGTAAAGCGTTATCCTGCTGGGTTGGGTGTGTGGGTCCAGAGCGCGTTCACTGATCGTGGATGTGTCGCTCGTGTCGGTGCCGCTGGTTGTATTTATGTACCCGGCGTAGGTTCCGGATCGAGGGCGGTCAGTCACCGCTGTGAACCTCGCGTCGTAGGCTGTCCACCTACTTACGTCTCCTTGTTCGAACCGTCCGATCTCCCTTGGAGTGTGAATTCCTACCAGGTTCCCGTTCCGATTGAGGTAGACATCAGCATACTTCGCTGTTCCAGCGTCGTTCACTGTCGGATCGACGCGTTCGGCTATACCGTTGTTGTTTCGGTAAATAGGCATGTGATCACTGGTGTGGTTGGAACCAGATGTCCCCATCTCTCCAATCGGTCGGTTCCGTATCCGATTCGAACAGTGCTCCCGCTGGAGGGTCCGATTGGTCGAGGGAATACGTTCCTTCGTTGTCCACGTACCGGTTCCCGGACCCCGAAATCTCGAATATGATTCGGGTGTTGGTGTTCGAACCGTCGGCTATAATGACGTTCCGGGCAATGTAGCTGTCCGAAACCTCAGTGCCTGTGGAACCGATGTCGTTGAGGAATATACCTCCGTCGTTACCGAGGTTTCGAAATACGTTTCCAACGACCGTGAGATCAGTTGAGTCGTCGATTTCGAACCCGTAATCACTTCCACCGACAACGGTATTGTTCTTGTAGACATCGCCGGTTCTACCTTCTGCTTCGATGACGGGTTCGATTGCGTTGCGGACGAGGTTCCCAACTACTTCGACCGTTTCAGCAATGTAGTCCGGGTTGATATCGAACAGTTCATATCCGTTTACTGCTGTGTTATTAGCGACTCTGATATGTTCGGAATTGCCGGCTCCGGATCCCCCACGGAATATTGCCCCCCGTAGCCCTTCCATTGTACAGCCTTCTATCACTAATTCACGGTTTTCAGTGTCGTCTCTGTGATTGAAGAAGGTGGTAGTATTGTTGTCTTGTCCTTTCCCGCGACCCCGGCAGTTCCGGATCTCGGTTTTCCTACACCCTGTCACGAACACGGTATCGTAATCAGCTACCAGTTCCCCAGTACACCCTCTGAATGATAGTTCGTGACATTTCGGGTGTGAGTCGAAGAGGTGGTTTGCTACAGTACTTTCTTCGGGCTGTCTGGCGTCTACGTTGACGATTTCGAGTCCTTTACCCTGAGCGCCATTCGTTCCCGTTACGGCGGTCGCGTGTCGGCAGGACAGTATCGTTCCGTCCCGAATTTCACACATCGTCGATCCCCCGGAGAGCCACACTCCATACCCGGTGCTACCTCCTGAAGTACTCCGTTGGGCGTGACGGATCTGGAAATCCGAGACCGAACAGTTATACGATCCATCGAACCGAACGCCGAAGTTATCACAGTGTTCTATATCGACGCCGCTTATCCAGAACTCATGACCGTGGAGAACATCGATACCACCACTGAGGCCGTCCCCTCCGGGTCCGATGAGATTGAGGTCGTGGATCTCTCCCGTTACCGGAGTGATTGGGCGGACTCGTGCTGTATCAGCGGTCGGATAACCCTCGATGAGTGGGCCGTCGATATAGAGGACATCGTTCGTCGTGTCCGCTGACTCTACTCGCTCGATTTCGCCTGTATCGGCGGATTCGTTCGGTGACCAGGCTACTTGCTTGGATACTTCTATGAGGTCTCCCTCGGAGAACACGCTCGCGTCAGTGACGCTCAGTTGACCATCACCTTGCGTTGCATCAGCAGTAAGATCCTGGTAGTTCCCTATTTGTCCTTGGCAGTGGAATATGTCCTCACCGGCGTTCGATTGTTGAATTGTTACCGTACCACGTATGACTTTCCCGTCGTAGACCGACAGTGGGGTGCTATCGATCTCGTAATCCCCGGCGAAATAGATTTCTCCCTTCGCTGGAGCAGTGTCGATAGCTGCTTGGAGAACCCGACGACAATCAGCGTTCGTCTGTGCGTCACCAGTGTCGATCAGTGTTCCATCACGATTGATAGCTGTTATCGTTCCTCCATCATCGTAGACGAGCGTGTCATGAGCGGAAACGATGCCCCGTCCCGGCTCGTACCCGAACGACCCATCCGATTGTACGGTCGGGACGAATCCGGCAGTTGCGTTCTCCGAGTCGAGATCGGAGACCGGATGGGCGTCGGTGACCGATCCGATGCGGTTCCATCCGTCACCTGCCGCGTTCGATTGATAAATATCGTTGTCGCCGTCGTTCTCGATGAAAACGACGTTAGCTCCCGGAGGTGTTGATTGTCGGTTCGCTCCGGCATCTACGTCGATCATCCGGGCGTCTATCTCATCGAAGTTATCGTTGAGGAACAGATGCCATTCGAGGTCGTGTTTCTCCCCTTTGATTAGTCCGAACCGAGTGGTTTCCGGTGCCATGATCTATTCCATCACTATGACGCCGTTCGGTCCGAACTGTGCGGTGATACCCCCGCCGTTCGTCGTCATTGGAAGATCCGGTGAATCGAGCACACAGAGCAACCGATCGATGCTATCGTCGTCACTTGACCCGACTCTCTGATAAATCAGCGCACCACCGATGGTGTCGTTATCTATTCCTTCCCATACGACTTTATCGGCGTTTGCATTGGCTGTATCGGCTGCTGGATCGACGGTTACGTATCCGGATTCGATGGTGAGGGTTCGCCGGCCGTAGTTGACTCCGTTGAACTCGTCTGCTGGGGGTGTGCTCGAAGCTGTAGTGCCGAACACGTCCGATACAGTTTCCCTATCGGTCGCTGCTCCCGGGTCCGGATCATCCATGAACGCCTGTGAATCAGCCGAATTGTTAACGAGAGCCAGTCTGATCGTGTCGTTTTCCCAATCAATACTTCCGTTGAGCAAGTACTGCTTCGCTGAATTGAATACTACTGTTACCATTGTCGTACCTCTCTTCTGACTTCACGGGACGTGAGCGAAGTCGAACCTGGTGAGGGCATTGTTATCCCGCACACCCCATCCCGAATCTGCGTAGTCATGAAGTGAGTTCCCTGTGTCGTCTTGTGCTGTATCGTCCGACACTATCAGGTTCCCGTTAGTGTCATACACTGCTATCGGAAGATCGTTCGATCCGTTGGGGAACCACTTGACCTCAAGTAAGAACCAATTTCCAGTGGCGAAACTCACTGAATCGACGCCACCGATGCGGTCCGGATTCCCGTTATCGATCCGATAGAGCAGGAATTTATTCAGTTCATTCTCAAGGAATAGCTCGTACCTATCGTCCGGATCGTTCGGATTGATGCCGAACCTGAGTTCCGAACGACCACCGCCACTCGTCGGTTTCATCCAGACACGGATGGTATCGCCGACATCCGGTATTCCAGGCCCATAACCCGGATACGTGTGGATGTATCTCGAATCAAGTTCAGTACACTCGACCGAATAGGACCCGTCTTTCGCATCAGTTGGGAACGACCAATCCGACGTGTTGTTGGATTCGTAATTCCCGACGATATCTCGGTGCTCGAACGAATCCAGGACAGTAAGTGCCTTTTCTACGTCTATGTTCTTCGCTACTGTATCCGTAGCGCCACCGTTATCTATAACGTTGAGAACTGCGGTGTAGGTCCCCGAACTTCCGTAAGACGCTTGTACGGTACTCCCAGTTGTATCTACTCTATTGTCGTCGTCGAAGTCCCATTGCCAGGTATCGATCGACCCGTCCGGATCGCTCGACCCGGTGCCGTCGAACGTGATCGTTTCCCCCGCGCTCGGCGAGGAAGGGAAATATGTGTATGCTGCTGTCGGAGGTTCGTTCGGGGGAACTTCTATCCCCCGATCAGTGGTCATGAACTCGAACCACATATCTATCGATCCTCCCTCTCCCCAATTCTTCTGGTTATAATCCCATATCTCCACTCCTCCTACGTCGGCCGGGTCTCCGTACGTCTCGTACGGGCCGAAGTTATGACTGGTCGCATCGTAGAGGTCAGTGAGTCGTACGTTGAATTCCGTCGGGTTGGTGGTCCAATCGAAGTCGATTTCTGCGAGTATCCACCTATCGTAAGTCTGTTCACGTTTGAGAACGGTCCATTGGGACTTCGATGATACGTTATCCCTGGATACTATCCACTGTGGGTTATCAGTACCCACGCCGAGTATGTTATTTCCGTTTCCATCGAACAGTCTAATCCCCCCTCCGTAGGAGGAGGTGGTTTCATGGAACACGAACGAGAAATCGGATAGCTGGTAGGCCGGATCGAAGTATTTTCCGGCTATCTTACTGTTCGATACTGGGTCTTTCGTATACCCGGAGTGGAGGCTTGCATAGACCCTATCCGTGACCACATCGAGCGCAGTCGAGTTGTCCAGTTCCCACCTTTCGAGTGGAGTTGCGCCCTCGAAATCCTCGAACACTTCGCCGTCGATATTCCGGTGAACATCGACGGAATCCACATCAGCAACTGTGTCCGTATCAGCATAGAATTTTATCCCACCCGATTCGAACGCTCGATCCGGATCGATGCCGTTGAGTTCGAACAGGATTGATCCGTTTTCGGATTTCACCCGTCCGGTGAGTTCGAACTCCGATCCTGTGTCGTTTGTTTCGAGTTCCGCTATATATACGTCGTTTTCGGTAAGACTATACCCCACGGTATCGACCCGGGCTGTTAATTCTGCATCCCGGATGAGATACACTTCGTCATTTGTCAAGTTGAACTCGATCCCGTAGTAGTTATCGAACGATGTATCCTGTGAAAACGCACGGAGGTCCAGTTGACCTTGACCTACTGCAAGAGGTCTGAACTTGAACTGTACCGTATCCCCTATAGTGGGGTATACGTTGTGGCGTGGTGGTTCGAACCCCGGGAGTCCGGGTTCGAGTGAGGCACACATCCCTCCGGTACCTGCTTGTGGACCATCGGCTCTGAGCCCATACGTCCCATCGATCGCAGCATCGGTCGCCGGTGTCCAGGGTCCGAGGTCATCGCTCCATGATGGGTTCGATCCATCCGGCGGGCCTTGGACGTACCCCCATCTGGTGAGCGTTCCGCTTTCCATCGAATCGAATTCGATTGGCGACCCGGAGGTCGTGACTCCATTGATCGGTTTCCAGAACATTGTCACGTAGGTGTGAGGATGAGATAGGAAACGGATGGGTCGGTGGCTGTCGTTCCGTCTTGGAAGACCTCTACTTCGTGTTCGCCTCTACTTTCGTTCCACCGGGCGCGAGCTGTCAGTGCGACTGTTTCCCCGTTTCCTCCAGGACCGAGCAGGACGCCGATTTCAGCTTGTGGGTCCGCCACTCCGGTGGTTATAATAGCCGTATCACCGGATAGGGTCACCGAACCCGTTGTCGCAACGCCGATTCCGATGTCTATCGGGCTCCACTGTGTACCGTTCGATGTCGCAGTCAATACCTCATCAACATTGCCGCTCGCGGCGGTGAGATCGGCTGCATCAACCGATCCGGTGACTGCGCTTCGAGCGTCGGTGTCGTTGTAAGGTTTTTCCTGGACGATAGTGCTTGACGCCACCGTGTCGATCGACGCTTCCGAGTTCTCGATGAAATTGTCGTATATCCTGTTGTTATCGGAGTTATTTCCGGTTTCGTTGATTCCGACCTCCACATCGTCGTTTTCTCTGGCAGTATCGGTAATCTTGTTATCCGATACGATAGTGGACGTTACGTTATCGATCCAGATTCCGTAATCATCCCCGTTGGAATTTTCCGTTCTACCGATATCCGTGAGATTGTTTCCGACGATGTGACAGGAGTCGGATTCGATCAGGACAATACCATGTGCGGGAATGTCACTCACGTCGTTTGACGCGATCGATGCACTCAGGACGTTTTCGATGCTGATGCCCGGATGGGAGCCGTCATTAGCATAGCTTCCATCGACTCGCACCACGTTTCCGTTCACGTAGAGACTCCGGACGGTAGCGTCCGCGTTTTCCGGTTTGTATCGGACTAACTCCCCGGAATCACCGGTACAGACGTTCGATTTGATTGTTACCGATTCGAACGAATCGTACCCTACGTCTTCGTCCGTCGATCCTGGTCCGGCTCGGGAGAGATCGAACCCACCACAGTCAATGAACCAGTTACCAGTACCGACGAGCGTACTGTCCGGAACCGTCCCGATCGAACCTACGCTGTAGGCATTGGTCTTCGAGAACCCTCGTGCATGGACTCTATTGGACTCTATCTCGCTGTATTTAGCTCCGCTAAGGATAGCGACCGCTCCGATGCCAGTTGCTCGGACGGTATTATCGCTCACTTCGACCTCTTGAGCGCCTTGTCCGATGCGTATCGTCGCTCCAGTGCCTTCTCCATTAACGAAGTTAGAGTTCACTACCAACGAGCCCACTTGTCCGGTCGATCCGGATTCCGAATAGACACAATTCGAACTGTCCCGGATCGTGTTGTTTCGAACGGAAACGTCCGTCGAGGGGCCGATAACGTAGATCCCGTTCCCGGCCGTGTCGTCCATCGATCCCCCTATTATGGCGTCGTTAACCGACACTGTGTGGCTTCTTTCAATGACGATTCCCGCTGATCCACAGTTCGATATATCGACTTCCTCAACGGCGCTCTCGACCGCGTAGTCGAAGTGGATTCCAGTAGCTGATTGTGTTTGACTGTCCCCCTGTATCGTGAGTCCCGATACCGACCCGCTTTCGGAAGCGACCGGAATGAGAAGCGAGTCATCGGCAGTCGTGTACTGGTTCGATATCGGTTCATCGAAGAACACGAGGTTGTTATCCGTATCTACGTCGGTGATACGCTTAATCTCGCCCGTGTTGGAGGTATCAGTCGAACTCCACGGTGAGGTACTGGTGAGTACCGCATATTCGTCTTCAGTGAACCTGGAGATGGCCGTGTTCGAAACGACGACTGATTCGGCGTTTTCCGGAACGTTCGAAACGATACTTGAGGAGTCCCCGGCTATTCCCTCCACTGTAATCGCTGGATTCTGATTGCCTGACCAGTTGATAGTCCCGTTCCCGGTGAGTTTCTTCCCGCCGTCCAGATGTATCGTGTTATCATCTGTGGAAGCAGGGGTGTGATCACCGGAGAGGAAGACGTGTCCGCCAGTGGGTGCTGCGTCGATTCCAGATTGAATCACTCGGAGAACATCGGATGGGGTGGAAATGTCGCCTGTAGCGATCGTGCCGGATTTCCCCGCCGCATAGATAATGGAGTTCTTATTGTATACTTTCACGTCCGGACCCGCCCGCCGGCCAGTGTCGGCTGCGTTCTCCGCGTCCTCCGTCATGATAGGACCTAAGAATATATCATAGGTCAGATTATCCGTCCCGGAGGGTGGGGCTGCCGCGTACGTGATTTCCACTTCTGAATCCGTTTTCGCGGAAATATAGAAATCAGTCGATGCCGGCGATGAGGTCGGGATGACAGCAGCTACGTTAGGCGTCTCACCCAGTGTGTGGGGGAGCGAGAACGTGGTCGTTTGTCCGTCCCCGGAGACGGTTACTTGCTCGGCGAGTGATTTATACCCGGGGAGGGGTTCCCAACTCGATACCCCATCACCGTCAGATGTTAACACTTCTCCAGAGTTCGCTGAACCGGAACTTAACGATGCAGCATTGACTATCCCCCGGACGGCTTGCCGTGCCTCATCCGATGTGAAATACTCGTGTGGCGCTTGCGTACCGTGATCGAGGTGGTTATTGATAGTGTCGATGAAGTCCTGCTGTTCAGGGATGTCTTCGGTGCTCGCTATCCCACCCGTGATCTGGTTGCCGAATACGGTGAGGCTATCAGCGACATCGAGACTATCGACCGAAATCTCCCTGAGATCAGCAACAGCAGAGACCCGTCTGTCCCGTACGTCGTCCGTTGTATCGATGAACCCGGTATTGGTTCCGATCCAGACTTCGTGTAGGACTGCTCCGGGTTCCGGAGGGGTCGGCGGTGCTGGGCTCTCAGTTTCGAATCGGATTTTGTCTTCGGGCTGTGCGGGCTCCGGTTCTCCGAGTTCCTTCTTTATCTCACCGAATTCATTGATGTAAATGATCGCCTTACGGGGGAGCGAATCGTTCACATCCCCGGTGAAATCGACTGTCTTTCCGTTTGAACTGACGAATTCCTTCCCGACGAGTGCTTGTACAGCCTCCACATCAGTGGCGATGTTTATCGCTGAATTCTGTTTTTCGCCGCCACTAATGACGCCCGTCCCATCGAGTCGGTCGTATAGCTGCTGCCAATCTAAGGCGAAGCCTCCTTGTCCATCAGAAGGGCGGAACATATGTCTCACCAACTGTCATAGTAGCTGTAAAACTGGGACTTCTTCTCGTGGTCTCGAATTCTCTATCCATAGTTATTTGTTAGCTCCTCACAGCGTCGAGATACTCGTCTTTTCGCCAGCCTCTGAGCACTGCCCAGCCGATCTGACCTCCGTTGATTTCCCGTAAACGGATGTGATTCACGTTCTCTACATTTTCTTCGAGGTGACCATGCAGTGTGGTACCGTTGCTATTTGTTCCGACCGCAGGAACGGACGAAAACGTCGGGTAGTGATAGGAGGAATCCGTCGTTACCGGATCGGGGGCGCTGATAGTAATATCGAATGTTGCCGGTGCGTTCGGTGGGACAATGGCGATTTTCCAGTCGTCTTCGTGTTTCGTGTTGACCTTCGATTGGGAACCGCCACCGATTTTCCGGTAGAAGTAGTTGTTCGATAGTTTCTTGTTCACTCTGCATTTGAAGAGGTTGTTTCGCGGTGCCCCCTCCGGGTAATTATCGCGTTCCTGCCGCGCTACTAAACGATTTTCCAGATATAGTGTTATGTTGTACATATCATAGGGCTTCCCGTCGCCACCCTCACCGCCGGACGCGGCGTCGAATACCCAGTCTATCGGCTGTAAAAAGTTCCCGTGTTCGAAGTAATCGAGATAGGTCCAACCGTTATCCGACTGCTGTTGGGCTCTATTGAGGATACGGTCTACGTCGTACTCGTCTCCGTTTCGCAGTAGATTGTCCGAGGTGTCGGAGTGTCCAGAATTATTGGCGTAATTCGCTGTATCCGCGTATCTCGACTTCCGGACGTACCGCTTCGTGTCCCCGGTTGTGTTTGATTCCACTGCATCGTCGTACTGGGTGTTCGTATGGTCGAGAATTGAATCCCAGGTTATTGGGGAATCAAACGTTCGATTTCCATCCGGCCAGAGAACGGATGATCCGAGGATGATCTCGTTTACCTCTGCCGTGTCGTGAGCAGTGTCCGGATGGGGGGACGGTTGGTTGTACGTCTCGGCGTTCAGGTCCACTTCAGCGATCAGTAGCGAATCATCGTAGGGGGGCACGTCGCTCCCTGTTACTTCGATTCGGGGTGAGTTGCGAGGCGCTTCCCCAGGGGGTATCGATTGTGAGTGTGCGTAGACGTAGTTCACTCCGGTTTCGGTGAGTTCTATGTCATCTCTCCGATCGAAGTGCATCATCATCAGGGTGTTATACCTGGGTTCGTCCACGGACACAGCCTGATATTCGTCTATCATCACCCACGCTTCCCCGCTTGATAGGGTGAGGATTGGTGGACTTGCCGTGTATTCAACACCGAGAACCTTGAGACCCCGGCGGTGGTCGGCGAGGTTGTCCTGCCCGGTCAGGGCGTCCACTTCGGCGGCGTTATCCGGGTCTTGATGCTGAATTGAACAATATTCAACCATCTACTTATACCTGGTTCTTACTCGTCTTACTTTGTTCATAGAAACTGTAATTTATCGCTATTCTACCGTTCCCTGCGAACCATATACGGCATACTCGTACGGTAGATCGTACCCGGAGTTATGGTGGTCCCCTCCGAAACATCACGGGCAACCAGCAGTCCGCCTTCCGCGCCCAACTCCGATACTATCAACCCCATCTCAGTGATCTCGGTCCCCGCTGGCACCTCGTTACCCGCTGATATAGTTACTGAAACGATTACCCTCCGTGGGTCGTTCGGATCCGCAACCAGCGATACGTTATTGTTTTCAGTCGTCGTCCGGTGTTCTATTTGGCCGAGTGAGGTGTCTTCCGTTGATTCTCGATCCGTTCCGCTCCCGATGACAACTGTATCTATCGGAGCAGAGACAGTCCCGAGGGACATATCCCGCAGCCACGTCTCACCGTTGTTCGTTACTGTAGTCATATTACACTCTGTTGTTTTGTTTGCGCTTTACTCGCCTCCGTATCCTTCACCTTCGAATCCGAATCCACCCTCACCGAAGGCGTACGATTCATCGAAACTCGGGTCTTCTCCAGTAGTATCAGTGCGGGAAAGTTCGAGGGCTGCTGTCGTCGGACCGGGATCGACCGAAGCGATGCTCTGGGCGGTCGTGTCGATCCGTGCGGTTCCCAACTGGATCGGGTCTCCGAATACGAAGCCTGGAGACCTACCTTCTGCCCCGATGGACGCGCTTTTCATCCGGATCAGCCCTTCTCTTGGCGGCCCTCCGAATTCGTCGTATTCCTCACCGAACGGATCCTCTCCGTCGAAGTACCCCGCGCCGAATCCCTTGTTGGTCACCACTTCCGTTTGTCGAGTCTCTAAGTCGAACTCGAATACGGCTGGGTCGCGCCCATCTATCTCTTCAGTCGTAGACTGACTGACATCGAGAACCATTTCGGCATCCGGCCGCCGGTAGTCTATCGGTTCCCGGAGTGAAACGGCTGAGGCATCCGCGAGATCAGCTATCTCGACCGGCACGTCTGTTTCGTGTGACTCCCAATCTTTCAGCGTGAGTCCATATTGGAGGTATTCCGGATACTCTTCGGGTATTACGCTTTCGGGATCGCTCGAAATGACGGACGCCCCGACCGCGAATTTGATGTCCTGTACGGTCCCAGTGCCTTTGAACGCGTTCGAAATTCCGAGAAGGAACTGTCTGTATGCACCATCTCCTCGTTTCCTTCGTTTCCCCACTTTTCCGTACTTTTTCCCGATCTGATCGAGATCATCTCCGCGAGCGTAGAGAATATTCGATGAGAGAGCTATACCCCCGAGTGCTCGCCCGTGTCGGTCGAATTGGTCCTGATGAGCTTGCCAAAATCGATAGAAGAGGGAATCGGTTTCGTCGGGTGTTTTCTCAGGTGCGTAATCGTGGAGTGTGAGAGTGTAGACCGACTCCGAACTATAGTATTCCAGACCCGTATCCAGTGTAACTTTATTTTCTGATTCCGACATAATCAGTTAGGAGGGTCCTCGATGGTTATATTCATCATACCGGGGGTTATTTTCTCCCGTCTGTTGATTATCATGTCGGGTCCTACATCCGTCCCGTCTTCAGTTATCCTAATGGTATCAGTATCTATTATGTCCCTATCGAAGCTCATCAGTGTAAACCCGATCTGACCACTGTAGAGGTTCTCTCCGAGGGAAAGCGAACCGACGTGATTAGCGAGTACGATTTCGAGATCGGATATATCGATATCCCCTTTCGAACCGACGACTGTAACGTCGATATCGACGTTGTGTATGGTCGGACGATAGACCGGATGGCCGACGCCGAACGGTTTCGCTTTATCGACAGCGCCCTGTAGTTCGGGTATCGTATACTCGGGTGCATCGATGATTACCTCCCCGTATGGGGCACCATCGTACGGCCCAGGGTCGGGGTCGTCGTTTGATCCGGGGTTATTGTGCTCGATTAACTCGATGTCTTTTTGTTCCACCCTATCGAGCAGTTCCTCGACGCGGCCTCTGATTCCACTTTCCGTCCCGCCGCCGGAGCGTTCAGTGATGTAGTTCTGTGCTCGCTTGCGGAGTTCATCGTTTGACTCCTCGAACTCTCCGCCGGAGATGGGATCGTTGTTTATAACGAATCTGTCGCCGGAGACGTTGCCATCTCCGATGTTAGATACCTGTCCGACGCCGACGTTATATGTGTCTCCGATCTCTTCAGCTTCAATTGGCACTCTCACCGTCGAGGAGTCGGGATCCCCAGTTCGTTGCTCCGTGGAGTAATACGAGAGGAAATTTCCCCTGTCGTCCGGGTCAGTGCGAAACTCCGTATTCGGCTCTATGACGTTTCCTGTGGTAGTGAAGTGGACAGTGACATGACCTGTCGCTTTGTAGCCCGGGTTTCTCGATATTCCTATTTCCTCGACCTTTGCGTTGAGGTCCTCATCATCCATGTAGGAGTTGAGAATATCGAAATCGATCCAGGAGGTATCGTATTCGGGATCTATATCGAGCAGTTGCTCTTCGTCTACCGGCCCCCCGGCGGTCGCTATCCACCCGGAGAGTTGCATTGCGAGGGTCGCGTGATCACGCTCGACTTCGTGACCCGCATACATCCCATCGATAATCGTGTGGTTGAAGCTACCCGGAACGTAATTCGTGAGCTTCTTCGTGCGTCCCTCCGTAGAACTCCGTAGCGCCTCGAAGTGCTCGTCTCTATCGTGTCCTTGAAATGGCATCGTGAATCATGAATTTCTCAGCTTGTGAATACGGGAATCACGTCCCTGTGGAAACGGTCGGATTCCGAGTCGATGGCTATCTCAACGGGTATCGTGTCCGGATCGGTGGCGTCGTCCAACACGCTCACGTTATTGATATAGTACACCCGCTGGTCGTCGCGGACGATCCGTTTGATTTCTACCTCTAAATCCGCCCTCGCATCGGCTGTATTCAGGAATCCAATGATGTTGTCCGATTGGGTGGTCGTGCGCCACGCGATGTCCTTTCCGAGTTCGTCGCGGCCCGCAAACCCCATCAAATCTCCCGTGTTATCGACTTTGAAATCCCACGGATATCGGTCGTTTTCGAGGATGTCAGTTCGATTTGTCAGTCCCCACCCACTGCCGAGAGCGTCTAACTCGGATGGGGTTATCTCACGGTCAAGCGGGACTCTCTGTGCGCCTCGTTCCCGGAGGGGGCGTTCGCTAACACCGTAGCTAAACTCTCCCCATGTAAATTCACCATAAATCATGCTACATCACAACTTTACCCAAGAACCCTCTTCGTAACCGTAGAAACCGGCAACACCATCCGCTCCGGGATCCCAACCGACCCCATCCGCGTATTCGACTTGTCCGTTCGATGGGTTCGATGGCGCTTGAGTTGTCGGGTCGATGTCGAGGCCGTTCCCGTCTCTATTCCCGTTTCCGGTGCCTGAGACGAGCGCGTTATGGAACTGTCCGGTTTGATCGAAAACCCCGCTCGGAAGCCGTATTCCGTCCTCGTTTGGTCTCGCTTCGATCCGCGATACTTCGTTGGGGCCGGTGAATCGGTATTTACCGCCCGGACTCCAGTTCTCGACCCATCCGGTGTCTTTCAGGTACACGATCAGTGAATCTATCGAGATCGAACTCCCGGAGAACACTGATTCGACCCGGATGGTCGATACTGGAAGCGGATAGAAGCCGCTCACGTACTCGCCGTCGGCTCGCAGGTCCCGCCCGTCCCCTGAGAGGGCTACCTTCGCGGAGGTCTTCCCGTCCAGTGTGAGGTCGTGTGTGCGCTGGTATATTTGGGTGGTTACGGGACCGTACACTGAACTAAGTGTAAAGGTCAGTGTTTCACTCGCGGAAGAGGTGGTCGTGTTCTGTATATCGAGTTCGATTCTGGATAACAGTGTATCGTCGTTGTTCCCTGGAGCGAACTCGTACGCGCCGGGGGTATCCACTTCCTGTAACACCGTCCCTTTCGTATCCGAATCGCCGAGGGCTATCTGTTCAAGCGGTGTGCCACGTTCCGATCCGTCTTGTGGAGGGCCTAAACGACGCTTCTGTGACGATATGTTGTCGAAATTCCATCCTGATGTCATTAAATGTCGCCTCCATCGTCGGTCGGCGGTCCGGTAAGCGTGTCCGGATAGGTCGCTGATAAGTCAACGTCCGGAATACCGACCTCCCGGACCGGCGCGCTGAGTGTCAGCCGGGTACCTCGATTCGTTACTCCGGATGAGGGCACCGAAAGTGGTGTTCGATCACCCGGACGTTCGATAACCGAGCCGAACAGTGTCACCCCTCGTCCGGCAACCGATACCGCTCGTCCGCTCGTTGTATCCCCAATCCCATAGAACCGATCCAATCCGACATCCGCGTTGTTCAGATCGCTTCTATAGGGTGGATCGAACCTCACTGCCGGGAAACCACCCGAATCCACTCTCCCATCAGAGCGCGAGATTCGCGTTGTGAGAGCAGTTTCGGTTCCGTAGAAGCAAGACCCTATCACTGGTTCGGACCCCACAGGCCGGATGATATACGCTACACAACGGTCTACAGTAGCTCCTTCTTTCGATCGCCTGAACAAGTCGGTGGTAGTTTCGAACCGCACCCCATCGAGTTGGGTATAGGCGTCCGTCGAGAGCGCAGTGTCAGTTGTGGCACCCACCGGATCGATACCGATTATGGTTTTCTCGATCGAATCATTCGGTGAACCAACTCGGATTTGAGCAACGTTGTTGTTTACAGACTCACACTCATTGATCTCTATTGTTCCTTGAGATCCATACCCGTCTATACCTGGACCCGAGAACTCCCGAAACGTAGAGTTCTCTATAATCGCTTGACCGTAATGATCCGAACCGATCCGTACTCCGGGCCGTCCGCCGTTTTCGGAGTCACCTATTGAATCCGCTGACCATAGTGATCCATGTTTGCAAAGTATGGAGTCGAGAACGACCGTTGCGTTCGAATCAGTACCTGCTATATCGAACACTGATCCGGTTGCTGCATCGGAGTCGTCCCGGCCCGTCAACGCCATATCCGTAATCGAGGCGAACCGTCCGGCGCGAATCCGTAGTCGTGGGGACGCTCCGGGAGAGGACCTATCGATATCGATACCTTCTATCGAAACTTTCCCTTCTATGTCGATCCAGATTCCGGAGTAATCTCCCGGAGCGACGAATGTGGGGTCGGAAGGGAGTTCGGCTTTGATTTCACATCCTACTTCGGGTTCGAGTTCGTGAGTGGAATCTGAAAAGGTGTAGTCTCCTTGGGGTACTGAGACTTGGAACCGGCGGTCGATACTGTTCATCTGATCGAAGACGCCATCCGAGACGGAGTTCCCGGATGGGTCCGCTCCGAGATCGTCAACGAAATCGAGTACCATTTAGACGCCTCCTGATGCTTCTTTCGCCGATAGTGGCGCTCCTGTCGGAGGGCTTAGATTGACCGATGGGGTCACGGTTAGGCCTCCTTTATCGCCGTTCCACGTCGTTGTGACCGTATCTCGCAGCGAGACTTTGTTCGACCCGCCATCAAATATGCAGTTCTTTAGTTCCGCATGGACTGGTGGTACGTCCCCACCTGGATCTTGGTTCGGGCCGACTCTGATGTATACGTTGCTCACGTTTCCGGCTTTTGAGTTTATGTAGCGCCCAGTTTGCCATCGCTGCCAGAAACCGAGCAGTCCCGTTGAACTCCCATCGACAACAGTATCTTTGATGTAGCTTCCATCGCTCCCCATTCTGAACCCTATATCGCTGCAATTTAGGGCATAGCTACCTTCTACTTCTATTACACCGCCAGCACCTGTAGTGGAGAATCCAGGAGGCGCACCAGGTGCTGCTGCGTCGAGACCGTCGGAATCACTCACGTTTTCGGCAGTATAATTGATGATCGTGAGTAGGCCGGCGTGATCCGGATTCACGAACGCTGCCGGAGTGCCGGTCGCTTCCACCCCGCCGATATAGACGTTTTCGACCACCCCGGAACCGTCTGACCCGTTCACCTGGAGGTCGAGCCCCTGGTTCGTGATCGGGCCTTCGAACCCGACGTTTCGGATGATCCAGTTATCACCGTTTGCAACGATACGTCCGTTCCCAGTTATTCGCTTGTTAGCAATCGCCTGCCCACCGCCGATTGTGATATCGCCCGGCGAATCGAGCACTTCCGGGTTCGAATTCGCGTCCAGATCATCTACTTTGGTATCCACTAACTCGTTCTCTGAGGCGATCGAATCGACCGGGGATTTTTGCGCTGTTTGACCCGGAGGACTCCCGGATTGCTGGGTCACAAGCGGTATTCCACCTCCAGTTACGAACGAACAATTTCCGGTGTCCGGGCTCATGACTTATCCTCTCCTCGGGTTCGGATCGGCTGGAGTTGCATTGCTTCCTCGAACCGATCCGGTGAGGTCAGCTCCTACGACATCCAGATCCCCGGAACCGCTGAACTGATTCCCGGAGCCTGTAACGTTACCCTCTTCCGCACGGATGGGTGGTGTCTGAATATTATTAGTGAATCTGCAATTTTTGACACTGACTGACTTGACGGTCTCCGATGCTGATCCGCCACCGATCGTCAGTGCGCCACCGTCCTCGCTTTGAATGAAATCACAGTCCTCGATGAGGATCTCACGGGCATTATCGCGTACCCAGATCCCGCGCTGGTTGATATTCCCGTTGTGGTAGCTCGTCGCGTTTGCCGTCTGGTCGTTGATGATGGTGACCGATCGGGCGACTGATCCGGAGCCACCCATCCTGAGCGGAGCGACGTTGGAATTCCGATAGAGACCGCCCTCCGCTATCACTCGTCCGCCCTTCCCACCGTTCGAATCTATCCCGGGTGCTGATCCATAGACGCCGTTGTCAGTGTACCCACCACCTACAAGCAGGTTTCGAAGATATATGGTTCCTGAATGTGAGGTAGGAACGAACATCGCACCGTTCCGTTCGTCGCTCGATCCACCGTCTCCCATATGGACGTTCCTGAATACGAGACTCGATTGTTTGTCCTGAACGGCCGGAGTGAACCACCGATTGACGTTTTTCACTCCCTTCATCGTTATATTGCTGAAATATACCGATGAGTCACCGCCTTTCGTTACCCGTATCCTGTTTTCGACATCGTTCTCGTTTCCCGCGTTGAGAACTATCTGCCCCGCTCCCTGTTGACTGCCACCGTCGAATTGAGCATCCGCTGGCTCATCTATCGGATCCCCGGTGACGCTTCCGGCGACGGAGGGAGGCATCAAGCCAGTATTATAGAGTTCATTCGGAATACCGCCACCGTCCCACTGGTAGTTCCCTGGTTCTACGATTGCGAGTGTCCCAGGGTTGAAATAATCATCGAGATACCCATCGATCGTATCACCCTGGGAGAGCCCCTCCTCGTTCAGGTTCACTCTGTTTTGCGTATTCGGGAGCGGGAACTCACGGAACGGTTCCCCGCTTTCCCAGTTTACAGGGCCGTTCGTCGCCCCCGGAGAGTAGACCTCGCTTTGGGTAGCTCCAGCGACTCCAGAAAGGCTTATTCCACCCTCCCCATCGCAACACAATCCGTTGAATACTCCATCGTATATCTCGAAACTTCCCCGTTCGAGGTTGATGACGAGTCCGAAATCCAAATCGCCTCTGTCGTCTTCCCGGCTACCAATCCGGATTACCCGCTCGCCGTCTTCCGTAACGGCTGACTCGATAGTTGCCCCATCCTCGAATCGCTGCATCCACTCGTTTTCCTTGGCGAGTGGTGCTTCGTTCTCCACAGTGTGAAGCACACAATCAACATACGCTTTCCTATTCGATTGTCGATCCGGCGACGTAATAACGTTGAGGCCGACGTATTGATTCTTCTGGATGCTCGGGGATTCGTTGTAGCGTCCGGTAGCGATCTGCGTTCTCGGGTACAGCTCTCCTGTGATGAGCGATCTCACGTCCACTTCGCCTTGACTATCTGGTTCGATTGGGGGATAAGTCTCTTCTACGACCCCGGGGACCACACCCATAGATGTAGTCTCCCGTATGACCTGTTTTATGAAACCACGGTCCGTTTTCGGGTCGTCGCGCTCTATCACGTTTGGCCTCCGGCTGTCTCTTCGGCAGTTTGAGTGGTGTCGGTTCCAGTATCCGCTCCTTGTCTCGTTTCCGAGCGGGTCGGGATCTCCGCCGTGGCGCTGATGAGCCCTCCGGGTTCTATTTCGGTTGTGTACCCGGAGGGGTGGTCGAACTTGTGTGTCAGCGAGGAGACCAGATACTTCGCTCCTCCCAACCACGACGGCATTTTCACGCCATCGAAAACCCGGAGTGTGGGGTCGCCCGGGATCTCTATTTTCCCGCCGACTCTCGAACGGAGTAATTCCTCGTAGATCCCCTTTGCTGCCTTTTCAGCGAACTCCTCCTCACGGATAGTCGGATCGGGGTGGATGAACACACGGTCCCCATCGCTTGTAGATCCAGCGTACCCCACTACCCTCTGTGTTGAGAGTTGATGCGACCCCGGTCCGAGCTTTCCATCCGTAGTGGGTATTTTCGATCCGCCCTTGACGATAACTCCATCATAAGGGGGTTCTCTAAGTGCTGGGTCGGCTTCGATTACGTCTAACAACTCGACTACCTCCCTCGAAATGGATTGTGGAGACTCCGGTTTTATGTCGTCTGACGTAGCAAGTACGAGCCTGTCGTACTCATCGATGTAGTATATCCAGTTTATTTTCTCACACAGTGAGTCGATTATAGACCACGCGGTTTCCTCGTTGTACGGTATTGGAGGTGCAGTAGGTTGCTCTTCCGGAGGTGTTGTAACGACTGATCCCGATTGGAAAACTTCGACTCCGGCCGCATCGCAAACGTCCGCGATGACTTCTATCGCCCGGTTTTCGCTGAAATTCCGCGATATAGTTTCCCGCTTGAGTTTCTTCACCGAGTCGATTGCTTGAACCTCGGTGAGCACTCCATCAACGGGCTTTACAGTATTGATAGTTCCAGTTCCGACCGTCGTTCCCATCACCGAGAGGGTCAGTTTCTGGTCTTTCGTCGGAAGCTGGTCGGTCTGTCCGGTAACGTTCAACATCCCGGCTTGATCGTATAAGTTCGTCTCGAACTCGAATTCGGTTAGCCAGACCGGACGGCGTTGGTCGCTAATGGACTCAGCGGATGCGCTTCCGGTCGCTACATCCACCACAGTGCCGTCGTCTACAGCGACTGCGCTCCCCCGGACTCTCTGGAATGTCATGTGTTACCATTTTCGTCGGTTGCTTCCTGGAGTTGCTCATCCAGATCGGGGAAGGCTTCCCGCACCGCGTTTTCGGCGTCCTCTCCGCTAACAGCGTTGTTCGGTGCCCGGATCATCTCGATCCGGTAGTCATAGATCCGCTCTCGAACGTCTTCCCGTGGCCCGCCACCGGACCCCCTCGGGTTAGTGGTTGATTTCTGTACGATAACGAAATCGGTCGATTGTAACCGCTCGTGTCGGAGCACCCTCGTCCGTCCGTCATCCATCGTATCGATCGACGCCCCCTCATCCAAGTAACAATGCCCTCGAAGGGTGTATTTAGCTAATTCCGAGCCTGTATACTGAAGCACTGAACTCCGCTGCTCTACTCCTTCGGTTAGCTCGCCCTCATCCGGCTGGAGGAGTGCGTGATCCGTCGTATTCGTCGCTGTATCGACGGAGAGGAACGGGTACTGGTAATCGAATTCGACATCCCCGAGTTTAGCCGATACCCTGTCTCCGAGAAATCTGCTGTTAGTAGACATGATTCGGTCGTGTATTATCTCGCACTCCGGTTCTCGGATGTCTTGTCAAGGGCGTCCTCCACGATGCGTTCCAATCGAGCATCCGAATCCTCTCCACCTTCGATAGTAACCTCCCGATTATCGTTGTAGGTGTACTCCTGAGACCCTTTCGGCGGTCCTGTTCCACTTGGATCTCGGTACCCACCGGGTCCGGATTTCTGATTTTTGCCCTGACCCTGGGATCTCTGGCGTTGTCCACGTCCTGCTTTCGCTTTACTCAGATCGACCCCTTCTTGCCCGATATCTCCCGCCACCTCTGCCGAGAGGTCGGATGCCTCGCCGAGAACCCCCCCGATAGCATCCACCAACTTTCCGACCGCACCGGCGATTTTCTTTATGAAATCCCAGACGGCCGGGAGACCCTCATTTATTAAGTAATCGATAAATACAATGAATTCGTCGTTAAAACTGAGTGGGAACCCTATCTTCGCTATCTCAACTAACCAGTTCCATACCTGTCCGAGGGCCCCGTACATCCAGATAAGTGAGTTAACGAGTATCTCGACTACATCGATCAACCCGTTCCAGATACCTGTAAGGAACGAAGCAGTTCCCCCGACGAGATCCATTTTCGTATTTAAGTAAGCCAACGCCGCTACCAATGCTGCTACGACAGCAACGACTGGCCAAAGGGTAACGCCTGCCAAGCCAACTGCTCCCGCGAGAGCGGTGAGTCCCGTCGTTGCTAACCCAACCGCCGCGTTCAGAAGACCAATAACTCCCAGCAGTGAAAGGGTGACCGGAATCATCGATACGAACGCAACGACTGCTTTCTCGACACCATCTGGAAGTAGGGATAGTATCTCAGCCACGTCCGCTATGATCGAGAACAGAGCCGTCAGCATTGGGAGCACTACCTGAAACGCGACCATTCCGAGTTCGGACAACGCTCCGGCCATATCGAAGAACGAATCTATTGCTGCCCCCAGGTCAGATGACATACTATTAGCCATTCGACGGGAAAACCGGATGAACGAAATCATCGCTTCGAGAAGATAGGTGAACAGGGACTGTAGCTCCGGGAGGAGATCCCGGGTCGTCTGTTCGAGTTCATACCAAAACGTCGGCTCGAATTCCCCGAAGGCAGCTCCCATCGAGTCCGCGAAATCCCTAATCGTTTCGGATAATCTATTCGTGAAAACGGCAAAATCGCGGACGAGTTCGACCACGCCCTCTAAAATTCCCATCGACCATTGTTCGAACAGTGATGTCCGGATGGGTTCTAACGCCTCTTTTATAGCATCTCCAACACGACTGAAGAGTTCCTGGACACCCTCCATTGTCGATTCGATGTCCTCGTTCGTGTTGGCGATCTGCTCACCACGTTCGAGGATACCGCCAGCGAACATGCCGCCGAGAACCCCCGTAAGACCCAGGCCAGCTACCGCTACTCCGCCGATCGCGCCTGCGAGCGATCCGAGCATCCCGATCAGAGCCGGGAGGATAGTCACTACAGTCCCGAGACTCGACCGGAACGGACCGAGACTCACGCCGGTTTGTGAGAGTCTCTCGAAAGCACTGATTAAATTGACCGACCTGAGTTTCGCACGTAACGTCCGATCGTTGACCTCATCGAGGCGCTTTCTATAGTCAGTGAGACTGCCGGACGAGGACTTGAACGCCGACCGGAGTCCTTCGTTCCGATTGATTATCTCTTTTGCTTCCTCTCCGTAGTTCTCTACGAGAGCCGAGGACTGCTGTAGCTCAGTGTTGAACTCCTCGAAAGAATCCGCGTTTTCGTACGCACTACGGAACAGCCTCTGCTGTGCGCCGGTTGCACCGTTGATCGCTTTCCCGTACTCTTGTGCATCGTCGCTTCCTTCCTGGAGGTTTTCAGTGAATTCGGTTATGTTACCTGATGACTCGAACATTCCATCGACATCATCATCGAGTTCTCCCAACCGTCTCGATAAGACGACTGAACTTTCGGAGGATACCTGAAGTCTCTCTATGAAGTCATCTATGTTTTCTCCTCTGGTAAACTGGGTGTTCTCAGCGAAATCGAATACCCGCTCAATACTCTCTACTGCTGAAGTCTCCTCAGTAGATATCTGACTGAACGGATTGATCTTCAATTCCGAAACGTCCGACATAGACCGAACAGCCGCGATCTCTCCGGTAAGCGTTCTCGCTTTACGGATAGATTGAGTAATCCCATCATCCGTTTCAGCTTCCACAGCAACACTGAAGGTAGTATCATCCAACTGTCGAGTAGTTCCGAGTACAGAATCGAGTTCGCTCTTATCGACATCAGTCTTTGTCTCAAGGGTTGTGACCACTGAATCCGGAATGTCATCGATCGTCTCAGCGGCGAGGACAGCTTCCGTAACGTCCGCATCCGCCTCTATCTCGACCGTTCGGCGTTCAGATACGGAATCGAGTGTTCTTCGTGTTTGCTCTGCTGCTTTCTCGACCCCGGATGTGTCCGCGTCAAGTTCGGATTGGTACCCGGAGAAGCCGCCCTGTCTTGATAATTCACGAACAGAATCGGTTACCTGGTTTATTTCGTCTACTACTTGATCTGCATCCAACGCGATATCATCGTCCGAAAGCGACCGTTTCAGATCTTCCGCATCCGACACTAACGCAGTCATCCCTTTCCGAGCATCAACGAGGTCTCCTCCGCTGATATTCATATTATCGGCATCGAGCCGATCGAGGGTATTATCCGCTGACTGAGTAACTACTATTAACTCACTGAGTGCTGCTACGAGGGGTTGTACTTCTCCGGCCGATTCCGTCATCTCATCGCCCGCCTCATCCGCTGATCTGGTCAAGTAATCAGTAAGCTCCGCCGCTTGAACGAGATTGTCCTGGATTTCAGCGACCTCCTCGCCGAACGATTCCGTTCCCTCTTCGGCGCTTGCAGTAGCAGCGGTTAATCCGGCTGCATCCGACTGCATCTCCTCGATAGTCTCGCCAGTACGTGTAAACGATCGGCGAGCTTTCCCAAGAGTACGGCTTACCGTCTCCTGGGCTTTTATAATTCCCGTAAGGGATTCTTTGTTCGGAGGCACGTAATGAACTCAGCGATTTCTTAGCTGCCGTTCGAGATCAGGTGGTAGTTGCTCGTTCGATCCCCCCTGTGAGTCGGGCATTTCATCGTCGGATGGTGCTTTCAACTCCTCCCGGTAGACCCACGCTTTGTTCAGGAAGACGAGTTGGTGGTCCATGAGTTCGGATGTACTCCCGCCGGGAGAGCTGTTAGCAAATCCCCATCCGTGATCGATTGCCGTGTAGAGTGACTGTCCTAAATTAGTTGATGCGAAATTCGGTAATCTCGCCCATATCCATCGAGTATTCGATTATCTCGCTTCCAAGTTCGAAGATAACCTGATCCGAGACGTGTGGACCCCGGATCAACTCGGCGATCTCATCTTCGACGAGAACATCGTGTCGAAGGGATTTTATCACGATAGTCTCGAAAGCGGCAACGGTCTTAGCGTCGGGGAACCCCAATCCGGACTGTGATATGATCTCCTCTTCCATATCAGGGTCCAGATTACCCTCTTCATCGTACGCTTCGTCCGGGATATCGATCTCCGAATCGGAACCCATGAAGTCGTCCGACATCTGGGAGAGGTATTCGTACCTCTGATGGCGATCCAATGCTACGACTCTAAAATTCAACTCCCCGTTCGGGAGTGTGAGTGTAGCGTCCTTGGTTCGCTGTTCACCTTCGGTTAGCTGTCGGAACAGCTCGTATTCTTTTTCTGAATCCATTAGTATAAACCTCTATTGTACGAAAATTTTTGGAATGTTGGGTGTCGGACTACGAACCAAACAGGGTCGGTTATACAGTGTCTCCGTTACCACTGAGTTCTGGACCGATGGTGAGGCCAGCACCGGATCGGTTCTCTCCACCGAAGGTGAAGTAATCAGCTTCGAACTCCACGGTACCGGAGGTCTTCCCATCGGATGGGCTCTCGCGGCCGTAGGAGTTGATCCGCACATCACGGAAGTTGATGACCTCTTCATCCAGATCCATTGACATTCGGATCGATGTCTTCGGGATCCCTGTAGAGTCGATGAATAAATCCCTGTATTTCGGGATCGAGCCGTCCCACTCGAAGCTACCAGTTACGTGTACGTTGATGTACGCGGTATACTGGCGGAGCCCGTCGTTGAAGTCGGACTGCTCGGTGTCGTACTCGATCGTGAACGATGCGTTCGTGAACGGGTACTCCTCATCACCCGCCCGGAGAACTCCGTTTCTACCTGTTTCGTTTCTGTTCATTGTTTACTCCGATACGATGATCGTTTCATCCACGTTTCGCGCGATTCCAACCGGAGCGAACCCGACAGAGATAGCTACTGTGTCGGATGCACTGCGCGAGACATCGACGAAATACTTGGTTTCCTGTTGTGCGCTATCCTGATTGATTCGCCCGTCGCTCGTGGTGTCCGGGTTCCTATCGTCGTCCGACGACTGAAGATTGTTGTTCGTTAACGTCTCTGGACGCGAGGATTCGAGCACACCAATGTTGACGAGATCCTCAAGCGATGCCAAGTAATCCTCCTCGATGGAGGTGAGAAGCGTATCGCTCATGAGGTTCGTCCGAGCTTGCTCGCCCAGCTCGTTGCCGATCATCAGGACCTGATCGACGATCCGGATGCGGTGGAAGTCCCGCGTCCATCCGGTTGCCGTCGAAGTCGAGATGTTATCAGCAAGACTGATACCACCGGCACCGCGCCGGTTGTCCTCGACCGGAATGACCCGCACGAGATCCGACCGAAGGTCTTGTCGCTCGCTTCGTGTAAGTGACTGTGCGAGTGACTGATACCCGAGTATCTCATCGCCGTAGACGGGGTTGATGATCGAGTGTCCGGCAAGCTGACCAGCAATCCCGCCGAGTACCGAACGCATCCGGGTGGTCGTGTTCGCAAGCCTGACCGGACCAGCGAGGAATACAGCGTCGTTGTCGATATCATCCCCATACGAGCTTGTATCGATGATCGCCTCGCCATCGGAGGAAGTAAGGTTCGGTTCCGCTCCGGAAACTCCCTTGACCAGTTGCCATTGTGGACGCAGTTCGTCCACCTTCGCTTCGAGCTGTTGGGCTACGCTTTCGGCATCCGATAGCGTGCAGTAGATCCCAGTCTCGTTGTACTGGATCGTCGTATCAGCGGAATCAAGCGCCGCTTGCCAATCCCCGTACTGGTAGTCTACCTCATAGGAGTCGGTATCTCCCGCCTCGAATTCGCCCGTATTCGGATTGATCGCTACCTCATTAGCATCGAGCCCGGATGGGTCCGGCGGCGACTCATACCGGAAGACGGGTGTCTCCTCGGTATCATTGGTTGTGTTCCGGACCGTGATGAGGCTCACATCCTCTCTGATCGGACTGTTAGACAGACGGCCGCTTCCGTCGCCTAAGTTCGTCGCATCACCGGCAGCTCCTGCTCCTGTATCACCGAGGACTTCCGTCTCGGCCAGCATCACACCGTAGACGAAATCGATGTTAGCGCCGTTTGTGAGGGCATCTTCGATCGATAATGCGAGTTCGGATGTCGCCCCGAACTGTTCCCGTGCGTCCACTCGTGTCCGGATGCCTGTCGGTGTATTCGGGTCTGCGGTCCCTACGTCGTTATCACCGTGTCCGAACAGAACGAGTACCTGTTCTCTGCCTACCTGGATTCCAGAAATCCCACCTGGGGTGAGACTCGCTCTGACTCCTGGGAAAGCACCGAATGTTACTGTTGACATGTGTGTCTCTTATCGTCGTTTTTCATGTTACTCAACCTCGCTAACCGCAAATCGGAAATCTCAATCCGTCGCTCACTCAGGAGCGATGTATTCTATCTCGTGATCTTCGTCCTCAGTCGCCGGATAGAAGTCCCCATCTGCCGGCCCAACGATCGAATCGAGGTAGTATCCAGCGCCGTACTCCTCTACCGTATTGAGCCGATCACGATACCGACAGGAAATCTCCTGTCTCCATCCACGAAGAGATGGTGTCGTTCCGAGGTCCGCTGTCGGGTATCCATCCCCGACGAAAAAGTCCGTTACAGCGGAGATCGTCCCCCCGTCAGCGGATGGGAGTAGGTCATCCCTGGATTGGGAATCATATCTATAGAGCGCCTTTTCAGCGTTCTCTCCCATCATAACGATATCAGATAGTGTATTTGCCTGAGTTTGGACATCCCATACAGTGAGTTCCACATCCATTTGGTACGTAAATTCGAATATCCGACCGATATCGTTGCCGTCCTCGTCCTGTACGAATCGGAGGAACGCCGTCGATGAATCCTCCTCGCGTGACGAACCAGTAGGACTCGTTATTTCGGCAAAGGGTATCGAAAGGTCGGCGTCCCTCTCATTGCCGTCTGCTTCAACGATCCTGTAATCGTTGAGTTCCGGAAGGCGAGGCGCAGTGATAAGAGCCTCTCCGATACCTTCGAGAACGGGAATCGATCTCACCATTGCAAATTAGAACTCCTCGTCGAACGCTTCATCCAGTACCCGTTCCATCTCACGTCGAAACTTCGATTCGTTGGCATCGAGAGCCGGACGGAGGAACGGCTGCGCCTCAGTTCCCGGATGAGCAGTCTTATCGACAGTGATGCGGTTATCGACATTGCTCACCACGGCCCCACCGCCCGGAAGCTCCCCGATCCGACGTTCGGAAACGGTAAACGAAAGCGCACTTCCGGGAGCAGCCTCGATGACGTGAGGCTTCGAACCGTACTCCACCGCAGCAGCATGATCAGCGTCGAACACCACCGACTTCGAATAGCGTCCCTCTGGGGCGTCTTCGGTGTTTCCGGATGCTCGCAGCTCGCCGCTGTCCTCCGGCGCGTTTCTCACTGCATCACGCAGTACGGCGTCGGCCGTCCGCTCGACTGCATCGCGGACCGGTTCATCGAGTTCGTCCTCGACTTCGCCGAGTTTATCCGCCATGTCGTAGTGTTCGTCAGCGAAGTCAGCGAACCCACTTACCTCTATCCCCGACATTACAGGTTAGGAATCCGAATCGGGGAGGTCGTCTCGGTCATCACGGATCGTTTTCATCCGGTTTTCTACGGCCGAAAGAACGGAATCGCGTTGGCTATCCCGGTTGCGCTCATACTGATCGAGTTCGGCGAGAATCGAATCGGCTCGACCCTCCTCGATATCATCAGTAACCGTGTTCCATTGGCGCTCCGAGAAGTCCTCTACTGTAAGCTCCCCGTCAAGCGAAGCTTCGGGCATCACTTCCGCGCTCTCCAACTGAATCGGCTGTTCGGATACTTCGTCTTCGGAATCCATGCCGAGTTCGGCGTCCGAGTCGGTCGTGTGATCATGGTCCGTGCTAACGTCTTCTGCCCTCGACCATCCGTAATCGAGATATCGATCAACGTCCGCTCGATCGATATCGTAGCCACCGGGTTCGATAAACTCCCTCCGCATGGCCGAATCCGATGGACTCTCGTCTACGAACGGAGCCGACTCCTCCGGTAATACTAACTTAACCATAGCTATTGAATTGGAATTCCGTTATCGTATCTACGTTGTTCCCACCGGATCCACCTCCACCATCACCATCGGACCCCTCCGGTTGGCCCAAAACAGCCTCTACCGCGTCGAGGTACATCTGGTAAAAGCGGTCGATCGGGTTCCGATCCTCGTCGTTGTTAACTACATCGCCGTATCTGGCGTCATCGTAGGACCCAGCACCACTCATCAGCATATACGAGGCGTACGCTTTCATCGCCTTCTTGTGTTGGTCGTTGAACTCGTCCCCGAACTGCTCGCCTCCATTAACCCGCCAGACGACTTGTGATTCAGCATCCGGAATCACAGCCACTTTCTCTTCACGGTCGAACTCGTCCCGACCCGCAATCGGGAGATCCGATGGGTCGATGTACCGTCCTACTTCAGCCATTATCTCATTCCTCGTCGCTATCTGTTACCGGAGCCTCGCGCCGCTCTTCGATCGTGTCGAGGACCGAATTCTGCCGGGGACTATCCCGGTCTCTCTCGGAGCTTTCGATCTCATCGAGGTACTCGTCGTACTCCCCTGATTCGAGGTCATCACGGACCTGAGCCCAGTGACGCGACGTGAATTCCTCGGCGTGGAACTGTTCGCTGTCGAGGAACTCTATTTCCTCGATAGCCTCGGCATTATCGCCGTCGTAGGTTTGTTCGTCTGTGGTGCGCGGATCTTCTACTTCTTCCTCGTCGAACGTCTCTGCCTGTTCCATTTCCTCGAAACGTTTAGGGAACGCTTCGAGTTCACCTTCGGTCGGAACCATCGTCTCACCGGCAGCGTAGCGTTCACCGTCGCGGTGCGATCGGTGCGATCCGCCTACCAATCTGTATTCTTCGGTGTTACTCACGTACGATCAACTCCTGACAGATTACGGAGCCGTGTAGTGAACGATACCACACTCGTCGTTCATCGTGGACTTGATCCGAGGAACCATGCAGGTGAATACCTTGAAGTAGTCACGGAAGCCGGGGTTATCCGACCACTGGATAGTCTGCATATCCTCAGCGACAGCGAGGTCGATAACGTCCGAGGTGAATCGAAGCATCACGACAGTCTTCTCCGGAAGGAACTGTGAGATTCCCATATCCTGAAGCTCGGGTAACTGCTCGACTCGATCCATGACGGTACGATTGCCATCACCCTCGGGGTCTGCGTCTCGGAGGACCTCCTCATAGTCCGTGGACATGTAGACTCGGTAGGATGCTTCTCCGCCTCGGAATCCGTCTTCCTTGAGGTCGGAGATCATGTTGCGGAGGTCACGTCGGATCGACGACGGACCGCCGTTCGTCCGGTCGGTCCAATCCGTTCCGAACGTCCCCGTGTTCCGCGATGGGTGATTGAGGAGACCGTACGCCTGGAACCCATCGGTGCTACCCAGTTCACCCGGAGCACCGTTGATGATGAGACTCTCTACTTCCTTCTGTACGTTGTAGGAAGCCTGTTCCGCAAGGTAGGTCTCCATATCGTCCGCACTGAAGGTTAATTCTCCGTTCGGCGACGGACGCTCCCGGAAACCGATCGAGAAGTCGTCGTGAACGAACGGAAGGGGGGCTCCGTCCCGCTCGAAGCTCGCGGTCACCTCAGCAGTCTGGGGCTCCGGAGTCATACTGGTCCGTGCCTCTCCCATTGGTCGAGACTTGTACCAGTAGGTGTACTCGTTTTCCATCGGGACTGTTGTCGTGAGACCTGCATCACGCAGATCGTTGACAATATCGGTCTGTTCCCGATAGACATCGATGATCGTATCATCGAGTTGCTGCCAGAGTTCCCCCGGCAGAGCAGCGTTCTGTCTGGTCTTCGCTCGGTGCTTCGGACCGCCTGTTAGCTGCATCCCGGCGAAACGAGGGATGTGTAGTGCGCCGTGGGAGTTAACGCGCGCTCCCTGTGGAACCGCCTGGTTCGTCTGATTAGTTGACATTAGTTTAGCTATTGCTGAAATCGATTACTTGTAAAACTGTACTACGCAGATTACGACACCGGAAGGACTGGGACGAACGTAACGCCACCAGTCACTGTCGTATCTACGTCCTGATCCGCACGTGCCAGAATCGCCGCATCCGAATCATCAGGAGCCGTCCCGTCCTGATCCAGGAGTCGGACCTGTCCCGGATTATCGCCGTCAACCACGAGTTCGTCGCCGACAACGGCTACCTCTCCAGAGGTGAGCCGGAGGTGGTACGAACCGCCACGAACCCGTCCGTAGGACACCTGCTCACCCTCACTGTAGACGTAGCCATCAGCAACGCCGGCATCCGTCTCGTTGAGTTCGCCACCCTTCCGCCGTGGCTCGAACGCAACGAGGAAATCACCGGGGCCAACCCGCCCGCCAGTATGTTCTTCTACCTCTCCTTCTTCGTTTCGCTGGAGAACGTCTCCAGCGGCGATGGAAGTTCCAGCCGCTGCCGGTGCTTCCTCGTACTCGTAGTGGTCGTGACCGTATACAACCGTCTGATTGTTAACTAAAGACATATCTGTCTGGTTTCGTATTACCGCACACTCTCAATTTCGGATCGATGCCGCTGGTTTTACGAGGAACGCTCGTTGTACCGCTCGCTCGCCGACTGAGGGGCGAGGTCCAGATCGACCTCACCCTCCTCGTCCACGGACGCATCGAATCGCTGTCCCTCGGGACTCATGCCGCCGAAGTCGGTATCGACCGTGAACTCCTCTCCATCCGAGTTCTCGCGGTTTTCCTCACTGTCTTCCATGACATCGGAGTGGATTTCCTCAAGCCGATCGAGGTCTCCAGTAAGCGTATCCATCGTAACAGCGGGGGACTCGGAATTCGCAACGATGTCCTCCTTTAGCTCAGTCCGGCGCTTTTCCTTCTCGCGCTCGCTGAGAGCTTCATTCGCATCTGCTCGGACCTCGGAGCGGAACTCCTCGTCAGACTTGAGTTCCTCTCGCACCTGCTGTGTGATCGTATCTACGTCTACTTCCACGTTCTCTCTGTCCTCGTCGTTCTCGCCGCTTTCGTCGTCTTCGTCACCGTCGTCCTCACCGTCTTCGTCGTCCTCACCACCGCCGTCACCGTCTTCGTCGTCCTCGTCGGCTTCCGCATTGACCCGCTCGGCCATGTCGTGGAAGCCTTTCAGACAGTCCGTACCAGCGAGCTTGACCATATTCTCGCGGTCGAAATCATGGTCCTCTACCAGCGTATTGATTCGCTGCTCGTCTTCGTCGGAAATATCGAGTTCTTCTTCGTTACTCATGTTTTGATCGGTTTCCTCTGACTCGTTTTTATGATCGGTGCCGTCAGCATCACCCTCAGCGGATTCCGCCGCTGCTCGTTGATTGTCATCGCGGCCCATCGTTACAGCAACCGTCGCCGCAATGTTCTGTGCCATCCGATCGACGAACCCATCGGATCGGTCCGCGCCTTTCGTGGGATCTTCAGCCGATTCGAGATCATCAACCGATGCCGTCGATGGAGAGCCTTTCTGCGTTGCTTCTCCATCCTCAACTTCGAATTCAGCAACGAGGACTTCTCCCTCGTTACCGGCTTCGGAGTTGATGATCTTACCGACTTTTCCATCCCACTTTACCCAATCACCGGATTCCATGTTGGAAATTAATCTCACATTGTCTCTCTTTTCGCTATCTACATCACGATCGAACTCGCTTTCGAGCAAATCATACGCCCTGGACCGGGCGGACGCGAGCTGTGAAGACCCTATATCCGCCGAGGCTCCTCGACCGCCGATGACCGCATCGAGGGCACCTTCGTATAGCTTTCCATTGGATGGGTTCACAACTGGGAAGAATTTCACTTCACGTATCGTCCCTGCATCGGGGTTTCCGAGCAACGAGTGATCAGCAATCTCGCTCCGTTGGGCCGGGGTGAGGTCATCGACGCTGTTGATCGAGTCGGCGTTCCCGCCGGGTTTCAGATCGAGTGCTGAGACGAAATCGTCCAACCCCGTGGAGACATCCCCCCACGAGTCCGAAGACGTTCCGTTGAATTTTGGCTTACGCGCCTCTTTCCGAACCGAGTTCTGTCTCCACTCTAACTCATTCACATCTACCCAACTCGGGATTTTATGCAACCGCGAATCAGCGTTTACATAGAGTTCGTTAGCGTTCGATCGAGACTTCGGATGGTCATCGGGCAGTAAATCTTCGTCTGACGTATAGTTCGGGTTCTCGGGTTTCCCGTTCCGAAGCAAGTACAGAAACGCGTTAACACGAGCCATTGCCCACTGGCCCCGAGATACGCCCGGACGGTGGGAACTCGAATACGCTCCCGCACCACGACGATATACCTTCTTTAGTGTCCTACTTCCAGCAGGAATAGAATACGTCGAATCATCACCATCGGCCTTCTCCTTGTGTTCCTCAGCCTTATTTTTCAGTGCTTTCTCAGTCTTCTTACTGAAATCGATGTCGGCTTCAGTGGTTTCGGATGCTGAACCGTCCTTGTTAGTATCGGACCCTTTCTTTTGGTCTTCTTTGGGAGCTTTCGTCGTCGCTTCATCGGATGGGTCCGCGTCCACACGCATCCCGCCGTCCGTCAATACAGGCTGTGAACTGGGGTTAGGCATATTCGAACTCGACCGGAGGAGTTTCTCCATCGGACCGCCGATTGCACACCCCTCCTCGATCGTACACCGTGGGGTTCCGGAGAGGATCATCGCAACGTGATCTCCATCTACACCCTTCTGAACACCATCCGCGCGCACGCCCTCGTATTCCGAAGAATCGATTTTCGGTGCGGAGTCAATATCGTATCCCGGGGATACCGACACTGGATCACCGTTTTCGATCTTCTGAAGCGCAGTAGCGTATCGAGGAAGCCGACTCCGGATCTCGGTATCCGCCTGGAGCCATGCCTGTCCAACCAGAACATCATCGTTCGGTCCCTCCATCCCCGAAGATCGGAATTCGCCGACCACCTTACGGTTGAGAACGTCTGGATCGTTTATAGAGCCGAACGTCACTCCGGTCGGGGATGATTCCGATGGAACGAGTGGATGTTCGATGTTGATCGGAGTGCCGTCGAACGACGACGCCGCCCGTTCTAACTCCTCTTTAGGGAGGAACTCGGTTTCGTTCGGGAGATCCTGATCAGAATAATCGTACACCCTTTCGCGTGCTATGGGGGAGGGTACAACCAAATACTCCTGTCCGTCTTCGGTTACCCTCCTGTATTCCGAGGAATTCAGTCTCCCTATTTGTAACTGTCTCATTGTATTGAATCGATAACGCGTAACATCTCGTCTGTATTGCTATGAAATTCTACTACACGGGAACGAATAGGCATCTACACCGGGGGTGGGTCTCCCCGGGTATCACACCGACAGCCTCTTCGAGCGAGTACCTATTTCCCTCTAAACCCCGGCAGAGAGGGCAGACTCGCTCATCTCCTGCTGTCGTAAACTCGACTTCCGGATCGACGCCGACCTCTTCGACACCCGCCGACTCGTACCGATTCAGTGCTGCATTGTTCGCCGCTTCAACGGTTCGAGTATGAGAAACCGCTTCCGAGCGGGTCTGTCCGACCGCATCGATTCGATCGTTGATTGATTCGGCAATCTGGCGGCGTGAGGGACGGCGACCCTGTAATGCCTCGTCTATCTCGCGCAGCACTTCCGTAACTGAAGCGTTGGCAACTGCCTGCAAATCCTGATAGACAGCCGTATACGATCGTCCGAGTTCTCGCCGGTGTTTTTCCCTCGTGATTGCAGCTTCGGGCGATACATCCGGGACCGTGTATTTCTCCGAATTACGGAGGTGATAATCAGCCCGCTTTAAACCGGCTTCATAGGCATCACGGACGTTAGATGCCGTCCAATGGCGTCCGGATGCAACCGAGCGTCTCCGAGTAGTCTCGATAACCTCCTCATCTATTTTCCGTCGGATCCAGTTCTCCAGTGCGAACCGTACTTCCGAATTATCCCAATTATCGGGCGTAAGTGGAGAAATTCGAAACCGATCTCCATCCTGTATCTCGCTTCGTACTGCTCCCCGGACCCTCCGCCATCGCCTGTTGAGATTCCCCACCCACCGTTCCCTACGAGTCTTCGTCCTCGTCGGGTCGTGGGAAGTCATTCATCCGGCCTTCCCGCTATTAGCATGAATGGTCTTCTTCGTCTTGGTTGCCCTGATCTCCCTGGTCGCCTTGATCGCCCTCGTCGTCGGTCGGGATGCGTGTCACCGCATCGGCCGTCGAAACATCCGTGCCATTGAGCAGGACAACTACACGTTCGATATCATCAGCCGGTCCGCGTAATTCAAGCGAAGTGAGATGGGGATCGAACTTACTGTCTATCAGGAAGTCGTCTTGTCCGCCTTCGACGAGACCTTCCCACGTCCGCTTGTCGATCCGCTCTTCGCCATCGCCGACATTAGCGTCGTCGCCGGGATCGACCCGTGAGGCGTGCCCGACGAGTTCGTACTCGACAGTATCGGCGACCTTGCTGCCGTCGATAACGAGCCGATGGATATAATCCGGTCTGCTCGTCCCACCCGATCCGCTTGCAGCAGCTTCAGGACTAAGTGGACATCCACCGGGCGGGGAATAATCAGCATCAGGATCTTCTTCTACGTCGTCGTAATTAATCTCGCCGCCGGGGTACTCCTGTAGCGGGCCGCCGGTATACAGAAGGTTCCGAAGTGTAACCTCACTTGTCGCGCCCTCGTTCTCGTAGTAGTAGCGGGAGTTGACGGCTGCTACCATCCCTTCGCCGTCGATCCGAACTCGGCAATCCTCGTACTCGGGAGACCCCGAATACGCCCAGATGCCCCGGTCAGTGTGGTTCCGTGAGGTGTAGCCTCCTCCGTCCGAAGCATCAACCAGTGGGTTGTCCTCGTGTTCGTCATCGATTACACAGCCAATCGCCTTTGAACTGGGAGTGCCTAATCGAATACCGGAACTCGTTCCATTATAGCCGAAACAATCGCGGAGAATCACAGTTCCGTTTGCTGAGGCGTTCTTGTCGATCAATCGATTCCCCGGGCTTGAACAATACCAGAGGTTATCAGCGAAGTTCCCGACAGTGCAATTTTCGATCTCAACGGTGCCACCGTGATGTCGGGACGTGAAGATGCCGGTTTGCCCATCTTCTCCACCATCCCCGAGGTAGACGTTCCGGACGTAGGCTGTCGCGTCCTCGTCCTCGATTTTGATATGAAAGCATGACTCCTTCTTTGCCGGAAGAGAGCCCCGAACGCCTACGTTCTCGATCGTGTTTGGCGAATGGAGGAGGATGTCGTATTTCGCTCCTGGCGCAGTGATGTCGATGAGCGTGTCGGTTAAATCGCCGTCCTGATCGGTGTCGTGTCGGAAGGTTTCGCCGGCCGATACTTCGATCTCGGTGTCGTAATCAGTATTAGTTGACATTTTCTGATGTTATAGTGTGTAAATTTTTGTAATGTTCTCATCGTGGAAGGTAGCGTCGATCCGGCCGTTGACCGCGACTCCGCGCTACCGCAGAGTATCACCCTCAAGGCGAGCGAGTAGGGCGGGGTAGTTCACGAGTAGTAAATATCTGAGGCTTCGCCAATATTGTCGTAGAACTCCTCGTAATAGTATGCCAGTTCGTCATCAACGTCGCCCGGATCAGCGTTTTCACCAATCGCACAATCGACGAGTTCGAGATTATGAAACCCCATCTCTCGCACGCGGCCGTCCGGATCGGGCCAGTCGATGTTGATCTCGCTGCTGCTGTCGTACTCCATGAGATGCCGGCGCGTCCATTCGCCTTTCAGCTCGGGGTAATCCTTGTCCTCGTAACCAGCAGAGTTTACTTGTACAAGAGGTGAGTCCGGGTCAGGATAGCGATCGTCCATGTCGGGCTCCTCACCCCACGGGATACAAAGTTTGGTTGCCCGCCAACCGGGGTAACTCCGTCCACGGAGCCAGAGTCCCGATCCGCCATAGTCGTTGGGCATGACCGCGCCAATCGCCCCCGCGTGCCAACACACATTGCCTGGGCGATGTGCGTCGATCTTATACCCGCCGGCCGCTCGATGTCCGATGATGAACCGGGAAGGCGCAATCGCCCCGTTAGTTCCCTGTTCGATTTCGTGGCGGCCGCCGTCGAGGAGGACGCGATTGACATCGGTTTGCCTCCAGAAGGGCGTCCGAGTTTGCAACTCGTCAAGCGACCAATGATCCGCGTCGGTCCCGTCGATCGGACCCCCTGCTCCAATGCAATACGCAGCCCCCGACGGCCAGGGAGCATAGCTATCTGTTGCGAGTACGGTCATAGCATCGGCACGATCGGAGATATTGATCATCGAAAAGCCATGTATCTCGCAGTTGACCACCGCTCCGTAGCGACCGTCGAAGTTACCCTCAACACCGCGCATTTGATAGCGTCCGTCCCGGTTGGGCGGGATGTCGCTATCCGCTCCCGTATAGGGGTATTCATCCGTTCCGGGGCCTGCGACCTCACAGTTTATGATCGACCAGAACGGTTCGGTAAATTGGATCGCACAGTGGCCCCATTTCCCGTCGTCATCACGATTTATCTGCCGATCGAAGGATAGACGAGGGTTCTCGCCGTCGTGGATGAAGCCAGCAAGCGTAATCCCGCGCGTATCGATGTGAACGGAGGGTTTGGTATCGCCGGTCGGCAACTGTACGTTGCCACGGATACCCAACACATCTCTATCGTCGGCGTCATCAATTGCGCTAATGAGATCGTTGATGTCGTCGATCCACATGTCTACATCGTCGGTATCGACGGCCAGATCGGACGGAAGCCCGCCGGTACCGAAACTGCACCGTCCATAGGGAAGGTCCATGTCCGATTGAGCATCAGCGTCGACTGGTAGCGGATCAAAGAACTCGTGGTTGCGCCGCTTGCCATCGACGAGGAGCCGGGTATGGCTATCGCGGTAATCGCCGATAATCTCGCCGTCGCCGCTTCGGAACAGGTTCGGCTCGCTATCGATATCCGGTCGCTGCCGTCCCTCAGTAATCAGCGAGGGCGAACAGCGGACTTGCATGATCCGTCCTGAATAGACGAAGGAATCGGTATTATCAGGCCAGACGCTCGATATGGCAACGCCGTACTGTCCCACATTATACGTATCGTCGCTGCCGACGGGTTCGAGACGGCCGCTTGCCATCAACCGATAGTCGCGCCGCCGCTCGGCCGCCTCATCGACAGCGATAGTAACTTCTCCATCGGCCCAGTCAGGCAGGTCAGCGTCCGAGCCACCATCTGATCCGCTATCCGAACCACCGTCCGAACCAGACTCGGAATCGGACTCATCACCGTTCGCAGGCCGATCCTCCTCGGCGGGTGTTTCTCGCCCACCTAACGGCGACTCAGTGAGTCGCGGCGGCTCATAGGGTAGTTTATTCAACTGGAAGTTGAGCCGGTCGTGGCGGCCGTGTACCCATGTTATTTCGCCGATTAGTCCGAAGGCGTCATCATTATTCGCGGGTATCGAGCCGACGACCATCTCGCCCTGATCAAGCGGGATGATTGCGTCGAACCGGTCCGATTTGTCCTTTCTGACGAATTCGCCGTCAGTGGCCGCCGAATAATAGATGGGCGATTCATCCTCTCCCTGCCAGTCATCCCCGTAAACGTAGAAACGCCGGGGCTCGTCAGGGCTGCCGAAGTCCGGCTGCTGACCATCGTCTCTCTCATCGTCCTCGGAGCTATCGGGAAGCAAATCCTCTCGATTGACTTCCTCGCCGTCAGCAAGGAGTGTGAGGGCGTCCTCGGCGTCGTTCGTAATAGCGAGTCGGACTAACTTCCCATCGACGGCATAGCGATCGAACAGGTCGGTCTCGTCGATCCCACCCCCGGCTATATGCGGCGTCTCGCTATCGTAGTAATCGCCAGTTCGGACACCGGTCGTTCCTGAAACAGGAACGATCGTGCCACCATCATCAGCGTCGACTTCGAGTTCGTATTCGATCCTTGAACCGTCAGTTCGGAGTTCGAGTTCGTATTCGTCGGGCATCGTCGGAGTTGTCTCATCGCCGTCACTGCTGTCGTTGTCGCTGTCACCGTCCGTATCGCTCAGAGGTTCGTCCGGATGGTCGTTGAGGATCTTTGCGAGGTCGTCGATACTTGCCCGGATGTCAAGAAGCAGGTCACACTGCTCTGAGGTCGTCGAACCGCAACGTTGCGCGATAGCCACCGAAGCCGAACACGCCACTGCTATAGGACGTATCGGTCACCGAGACAGTACCCATCGATGTCCCGGTCTCGTCGAAAAGTTCAGCTTCAATTGTATCGGCAGCCGTCGAAGGCGTATCGAGCCGGAGTTCTGCTTCGTGGTAGGCACCCGTCGTGAAAGACCCAATATCGGAAGTTTTCGTCGTTGTTCGAGTGCCTCCGGAGACGACGTGCAAACGAATTTCTGGCCCGCTGGACGACAGCTCGAACATGTAACCATCAAAATTATCATACGTCTTCGTCGCAGCCGACGGTACCAGAACCGGTACCTTCAGATACCCGCCGCCGGAATACGTTTTATCGTCCCAAACCGCCACGCGATAGGTCTGGCCGCGCTCCATCGTCGGCGCAGGATGGGAGTTCTCATCGGCAAATTGGAGCCGGTCGGAAGCCGAACCGGGAGCGTATTCCAGTACGTTCGACCCACGATTCGAATCACTAATAATACTGAACACTGCCGGATCATCCCCAACGTAGTCGTCAGAAAGCGTATTCGACTCGAAATCCTCAGCGGCTGTGGTCGTCAGGTTGATCGCCGGGATACCTCCGAGTATCCCAACTGCTACGCTCGACGCATCTGTCGAGTACTGGTAGGCCCCGAGATCGTCGCCCGGTCCTGAGCCGCCCCCCTGATACTGGTAGGCTCCGAGATCGTTGCCCGCCATTTTAACTCACCGACTGGCCGGCATCAATCATGGGCGATCCGCTTGCGAGGCGAAGGAATTCCCCGGTTACCCGGTTAAAAGCTGTCCCAACCGCCGTATCGACGAACCAGGAGTCTTGAACATCACTCGCCGCCACTTGCCAACTGTTCGTCTGTCCTGTTACAGCCGATAGCTCGCTGCCTGACTGATTCCCGATGTTATCGTAGAACGAGGTATCAGAATTCCCCGAATTAAGGTGGAACGAGTGGCCTGGGTTGACATAGCCGGCCCGACCGCTTTTTTGTCCGTTGTAGATGCACGTATTGTTATATATCTCATAACCGCCACCGTCCGAGCGGTTGTAGATTCCGGGGCCGCCATTGCCCCAGGAAACGTTGTCGTAACACTCGATGTTTTTCGCTACATCATCGTCGTAGCCGAGTTTGATCCCCGTCGAAGATGGGATTGTGTCCCCTTCGGGGAACCTCGAACCGTCGGCTTGCATCCCGTTACCCCAGACGAGATTATTTCTAAATGTCAATCCATCCGACGCTATGGCGTCGACGCCATCGTCTGAGTTGTGATGGAGTGCGCAGTGTTCAACGAGGAGGTCATTGTAATAGGGGTTGTTTGCTCCCCCAGCGCCGATACCGTCAGCGTCACCCCCAATCGTACTTCCCGTGTCGTTCGCGTCGGGACCGAAGTTCATCCACGATTCGACGTATCGAACCACTCCGCCTGATCCCGTTGACCTAAGATGGATACCAGACCCACCGCAATGATGGATGTTACAGTCCGTGATCGACCCACCAGTACCGAGTCCTACCGAGTCGCCAGATGTGATGCCCGGGCCGAGTGCACCGTCGATTTCGAGGCCAGTGATAGTCATGCCTGTTGACGAACCGTTGAAGTGCAGCGCACCATCCCCCGATGAATCGGTTCCCGAGCCGGTCGTCGTTAGTGTGGGTGCTTCGCCGGGTTCAGCTTTGAACGTGAGATTGTTAACATCATAATACCCCGACCTGTTAGCTTCGTCGAGGACGATAGCCGATCCGTCGCCTTCCAAGAAGATGACCGTATCCCCATCGGATACGGGGTCGATCTGTGACCCGTAGGGATAGGTCGGCTCCCAGTTCTCGTAGGGGTTCGATTTTGTTCCGTCACCGTTACTGTTCGATCCATTCGGCGAGACGTATTTCGTTGCCATGATTATCACCCCTATTAGCTAATCGTGTACGAGCCGTTCGTCGTGGTATCCTGGGAACTGCTGGTGCCGGTATTCGAGTCTACGCCCCCGTTATCGACGATAATGGCAACCATCTTCGTCTCACCCGATGAGTTCGCAAACGAGGCCAGTGGAGATCCTGACCCGCTTGCACTCGACGTGGTGCCATCGCCCTGAAGGATTTTTTCGCCCTGAACGGCCGTTCCGGAGTCATTAATCAAAATTGAAAGATCGAGTCCCGTCGGTGGTGGATCGGGGAGATCGCTTGAGTTTTTGATTCCGAGGGCTGCTTCGGAGACAGCGAGCGTCTGTCCGTCCGGAACTGGGAGAGCTATGATCTGACCGGCCGTTCCTGCGGCGATTGTTCCAGATTCCGAAAAACGCGGCTCGCCCTCGTTATCAAGAGACCAGGTTACATTCCCCGATCCGTCAGCAGAGGGGACGGTACCGGAGGTCGCTGATCCGCTCGAAAACTGATTGAGGTCTGTGCTCGCCGGATCGAGTTGGGTGTCCGTATCCGTTGCGAGAGTTTCAACATCGTAGCTATTCCCCGAAGAGGCGTCAGTTATGGACCCGGCTTCGAGATTTTTCAGGCCAAGGCCGAGACCGTCGCCATCACGACCGAACGTCGCTTTTGCAGTACCACCTGGATAATACGCCCGGATCTCATACCCATTTTTCAATGCAACGGCATTGAAAATCTGTGTGTTCGACGCCCCGGCGTCAGCGACGACCATGTTCGTCGGGTGTTCATAGAAGCCACCGTGAAGTGTCGGACTGTTGAAGAAACCATCGAAGTCCGGCCCGAACCGGAATGAACTCGTGTTCGAAGCGTGCTCTTCAGTCTTCCCGCCCGAAATTGTCAAGCCCCACATCCGAGTATCAGCGTTGAACTCGAACCCTACTGCCCCATCATCGAACAGGAATATCTGTGGAGACTCGAAGAGACAATACTGCATGTTGCCTCGCATCCGGATTCCGGCCTCATCAGTATCGAGCGAACACGGACCGATGTAATTCCCCTGGAACGAATCGGTCCCGCCCGAAGTAGAGTCAGGATTGTACGTCGCGCCGACGAAATCGATACAGTAATCTGACCGGACTGTTCCGCCGCTCGGAAGCAAGCTATTCGTCTCGGACCAACGATCCTGATTCCGTAACTCGATCCCTTTGACAGGTGCATTAGTACCGCCGTCAAACGAAACGTTGTACGGGTCGATGATACAGCCGCCGATATCCAAGAGCTGACACCATCCTTGTGCATCACCCGTTGCGAACCACTGCCCGCCAGTGAGGACGAACGGTGCGGGGTCAGATTTCTTGTATTCCCCGCCAGTAGTAACGATAAGCGGCCATCCCGATCCTGGGTATTCGATTTCGACGTTATGGTCCACCTCGATATGGACACCAGCTTTGAAATCGGACTTCGGGTCGATAACGAGGTCTCCTGTCCATTGCCAAGCCGTACCATCATCCTTGGGAGTGATTCGAACACGACCCTGATCGCCAGCGTTTGCACTGAGGTAATCTAAAGCGTTGGAAAGTTTTGCCGATAAGTCCCCACCGCTAAACTCACGTGCATAAGCCTCGTTGTTGACACTGGTTGGAGAGATGGCAGTTCCATCACTGCCGCTACCCAGTGACCCGCCGATCGGTCCTGTATCCGCGACGAGACTGTCGTCTTGATCAACGATCTGAAATTCGCCAGTCCCGCTCTCACGCGTAACGAAGACTGCTGCTGTCGTATCGACTTTCGTTTGAGTTATCGAAAGAGTCGATCCCGACTGACTCACATCAACAGTGTAGTCTCCAGCATCGAGCGGGACGCGTTCGGTGAGGAATGAAACAGTCGTGCTACCACCGGAAGCCACTGACCCACTCGACTTCGTTTGTGGATTCGAAATAGTCGGGAACGAGACAGCGGGGTCGGATGTACTCGACCCGTCGTGAAGCGCAACTGTAATGTCCTCAGTAGCTGCACTCGACGTATTGTTCTCTATTGTTACTTCGATGTACTCGTTAATATCCCGGTCATATCCTGCGACAAAACTGGTTGACTTGGGCGTTGAAGTCTCTACTACCGGGTCCGGGGCTAACTCAGGTGGCGTCCCGATAATACTCTCATCGAGTTTATCTCGTCTTCCACTCATGATTAGAGGTGACTGTACGTGCCGAGAATCGAATCATACGGGATGTAGTACTGGCGTAGCTTCTTGTCTACGAAGAGGTGATCCTCGTTGAACTCAGTCTCTGGAGGATGGACTTCGAGCACCGATTCCTCGTCCTCACCTCCAGCAAACCCATCGACGATCAGATGAAGCTCGCCGCGCTGTTCTACGTCCCCGCCTCCGGTCAGTAAGTTCTCTAATAGTTCTTTTTCCATTGTTTACCTCTTACCTCTTAACAGCAAGTCAGATACCCGATACAGAATCCCAGTCCAACGTATTGTTGTTATTCGTTGCTTATCTGAGGGTGTTCGACACCGAATACATCCTTATATATGCTCGCCAGATCCTGCTTATAATTCGCTATCTCGTCCGGCGGCAGGTACTCGAATCCTTCTTTTATCTCCCGCTTGAGTTCCCTCTCAGTTGCATTGCTCGGATCGAACATATTGTGCATGTAGGGTTTAGCATACTGATACTGAAGCGCACCTCGGCGTTTCAGATACTCTTCCATGTTCGCCTTCGTCTCCTCGTCTTTTATAAATAACATTAGAACTTCCCTCTCCATTTTTCTGTCATTAATACTTCATCTTTAAGCTTCGAACAGAACTGCCTCGGAGAGCGTATCTCGCCGGACATATCGGCAACACAGGTTCTCCACGTGCCACCAAGTGACGCCCATGCCTGGAGAACGGATTTCCGATTCCAACCATTTGGTAACCTCTTGAATCCAACGTACGGATCTCCGGCGTTCGCTCGGGGGAGATCCTCAACCGGAACAGTATCCCGATAGGAGTTTACAGCTCGACTCACCTCATCCGGATCATCGAGGTCATCGACCTGATCGTACCACGAATGGGAGTTCTCACGATCCGAATCAGCGAGGTCCTTCGAATCCATATCTTCTTCGCCCTCACTCGTTTTCTTCAGATCGCTCGCACTGACAATCGTGAATCCACCGGACTCTTTCGCAACGACGTAAACCGGGCTGTCCGAGGAAGCTTCTACTTCCTCGTCGGAGTCGGTAGATGGGTCCTCGAAGTTCGAAGTCATCTTCGCAACGATAACGCCGAACTCCCCATCGACTTCGACCGTCGATCCTTCACTATACGAAGCGTTGTAGCGGCTCAATGGGTCCCATGCCCAGTTTCGAAGGCTTATCGTCGCTTTCGATGGACACTGAACTTCATTGCCGTTCTCGTCTTCAGTTTTCGGACCATCGTCCTCGGATCCTCCCGAGCGCGCGCCACGCATCCGGGAGTTGAACGATATGGTCCGCTTCGCGTCTTTGATGTCCTTCGCCGTCCACTCGCTTTTGTTCTTCCGAAGCAAACGGAGGTTTCTCTTGATTACAGCATTCGTATCAACGGATGCCTCAGAAGCACACGGATTGTCGGCCCAATCTTCAAGTTGAGTAGCCGACATATTTGTGTTCTCCCTCCACTTCTCGTACACGTCGTCGAGTTCATCCATCGACGCATCCACGCGACGATAGAGATGATAATCCTCGATCGCATCGAACCGTGTCCCATCGTAGCTTCGGTCCGCTTCGGTCGTGTTCATTTCATTTCCTCCTTGAGCACCCTCCGAAAGGCGTGCCTGCTGTGCTTGAGTTGCTGGATCGGATTCATCGATAGGCCCGGATGATGGGGGGACTTCCTCTTCTACGTTCGGAGCCTCCGAACCCCGCTTTGGGTCCCATCCGAATATTTCTTTTCGGAATTCGGCCATCGTACCGAGCCGGCTTGCCTGTCCTCCAGTGAGGGACGCAACAGCACTCCCGAACCCGGATGCGATCTGGGCCATCTCCTTCTTGCTCGGCTCGTCCAGCGAGGACCAGTTAACGGTATATTCGCCGGACTCCGATTCGGGGGCGGAGATGATTCCCGCCCAAACCAGTTTATCTATCATCGGACGGAGAATCGACGGCTCGACGTAGGTGTTACGACGCCGAGCAATCGTCTGAGACCACATTTTCGAGTCCTCAGTGGTACTACGTTCTCCAGTCTCGTTCCCTGTGAGAACGCTTTGTGGGATATCGAGTGCGGCGCTGATCGCCTTGTATTGCTGATTCATGTGATCAGCAGGCGAGGAGACGTTAGGGTCGAGAGGCTCGATGTTACCCGTAGTAGCAATCGTTCTGGAGAAGTTCTCCAGGTGATCCTCTATTTCCTCCTCTATATCCGAAGAGTCTTCGAATTGAAGCGTGCGACCGAGAGAGTCCTCCGGCGGCCGTACGACGTAGCCTTGGTATCCTCCTCGCCAATACCCTTCGGCGCTCGCTCCGAGGATCTTATCAGCATCCACCAGCCTATTGATGATGGGCTGGAAGAACGGAAGGCCCCGCAACGAGTCCATGATAGCCCCCTCGACTACATGAACCGCGCGCGTGTGATGAACCGTATTGGAAATCTGCCCGAGTTCCTCAGTCTGGCGGGATACCTCGTAGCTCTGTGGACGACCGTACCGCTCGTCGTTGATGTCTTCGACGATGTTGATGTCAGCTTGGGTGTCCGGATAGACCTCGATATAGGTTATCCCTTCGAGCCCATCGGAGGACAAATCGCCCTCGCTGATCTCATCGCTGATATCACCGCCATCGCTGAAGCCGAACACCACAACTGCGTATTCCCCAAGCGAAGCGATAATATCAGCGGCGATCATCCGCTGTAAGGGTGGGGATCGGAGGCCGATACCAGGCCCGGAATTAGTGAAAAACTTCCGCAAGTCGGTCTCGAAATCCGTACTGTTTTCGTTTTCCTTGGGTTGATTTATTTCTTGGATACCGTCTTTGATGACAGGAGTTTGTTGCCAGGAATCATCTACGTACTTGTTCAAAATACCGTTTGCGAGTCCCTGTCGGGTGAACCGTCCGAAGTACTGATCGAAATCAAGGTTCTCGTCGCTTGGATACTTGAGCGCGGCGTATAGCGTGTCCTGTATCTGATCGGAATTCAGCGACGAGGCGAGCCCGCTCCGCCCACCAGCGAACGGATTGTCGCTGGCCGTTTGATTGAACCTGCTGCCGTCGTTCGATTCCGGACCAAGCGTCCCACCGGCCATCCGGTTCACACGAGCGAAGATATCCTCCTCAGTCGTGACGTGAGACCCCTCGAATCCAGTAGCATATGGTGACCGACGCCTGGAGCCACCGCTATTTGCGCGGCTCTCGTTGTCTTCGCTCTCACCAGTCATCGGCAAAGGGGGAAGGGGGTGGGTTGGGTCCGGCCTACAGCATCGCTTGGCCGGTGTTTCACGCTTTATTCTTTCTGTATTTAAGTATTTCTAAAGTGAACGGAGCAGTTCCCTGAAACCCATGACGTTATCATAGCACTGAGCTTCAGACGGGTGGATCTCGACAACGTATCCGAGGTCGGGTCCGAGGTCGAAGGTATCGGCCGGATTATCGACCTCTTCGGCTTCGATCAAGCCTGTTTCCGAATCTTCGTATAATTTGAATGGCATTGTGTACTGAAAAATGGTGGTCTGATCGGTTAGTAGCTACCGATCCAAATCGGAAAGTGGGTCACGTGCAATTCCAACCTATCGGGGTGGTATGATATCCGATAGTTGGGTGTAACCTAATGTTCAGATCTACACTACCGTCGGTACGAATCGATACACCGTTCGTATCCTCAGTGTTTTTCTTCATAGTTCGGTTACGCTCCAACGAGCAGCCGAAGAACCCGGACGAACTGGTCTACAGCTCCGGTCTCGACGAGACCTAAACCCAAAGCCTCGTTAATCGCGGAGAACATCGTGCCGAGAGCGAGACCGACGCCGGTCTGGACCGTCATCTGCGTGGGGTTCAATCCGAACCTCGTCCGAGCTTTCTTGCGCTTTCTTTTGAGTATCCTCTTCAGCACGGGTCTTGAGTTGAGGTACTTCGAACTGCTGCCAAGAGCGAGAATCACAACAGCGAAAATTCCGGTTATTACGGTCCACAATGCAGGAGAGGCACTATCGAGACCCGGCCACGCCCCGATCGCGGCTGTGAAACCCCCAATTGTCATGATACGTTCCTCTGGGTCGTTCCACTTCCGGATGGCCCACGAACGCAATCCCGCAACGGCAAGCCCACTTCCGGACGAGGGTACCGGCCGAGGAACACCGATCAAGGCTTCTACCCTCGCACAAACCTTCTTCGTCGTCCGCTTACTGTTCCACTCGGCTTCGGACATGTGACCCGTCTCCCCGGTGCGATTATTTGCGTATCCGACATGCCCCCGTAGCGATCTCAGCCTACTATCCGATGGGGATTTCGGGTTCGTCTCGTCCCATCCACAGATACACCGATACCGGCTCTCATCGTCCTCATTCGAGAACTCGAAATCCGATCTTTCATCCGGGTCCGTTCGTATCCACGCGGACTTGTTTTCAACTTTCATCGCTTACCATGTAGACGGAACTCGTTGAATACTGCTGGTATCAACCCCACGTAATGCCAATTCTACTGAGTCTAACTGATCATCATGCCCAGAAGGAAAGTTGAGCCATTCGTGCTCGAACCCCTCCCAATCGTGCTTACCGTAATCATCAACGTTAGGTCCTTTCTCAAGCAGTTTAACCTCACCGCTCTCGAATTTCCCGGACATCGAAATAAGCCGACGCCGCTTATTACCGGATGAAGTCGTCGCCCGCATCGGCATCCCCTTGTTCTTCGCTACCTGGACCAGCCAGTGTTGAGCTTGGACTGTCTCAGCAAGGACATCCGAAACAGGATACCCCGAAACAACGGATTTCACCCAATCGATTCCAGCATCGATGGACATACCACGCTGGCGTTGTACGTCTACAACGACGGTCTGGTTAAATTTCGGCGAGTGTGCGAGAACAGCACACGCCCACCAGTCAGTGTTCCCGGTTACCGCTTCCTCGGGATCCTCAGTGATAGCCGGATCGACGCCCGCGACCCACACACACTTTCCGGGATCCTCCGGGAGTCGATCCGTATAGTTCAGCATCGACTTCGAGAGGATTTTGCCTGACATCGCCTTCGGGTCGTTCTGACGCTCACGTCTCCAGACAGCAGTCCCCTCGTTTGCTCCGAATCCCGAAATCAGATCATACAGGAGCTTATTGAGCGGCCATCGATCCTGCCATAGAACGTCTACGTTCCGATGGGGGTGAATATGGGACGCATCCGGGACCGTCTCTCCAGCGGGTATTTCAGAAAAGGCGACCCCAGGATACCGATTTCCAGCATCAGTAGTGACCGAGAATTCCCTGTTCTCTACGACGGACCAATCCGAAATAGCCGGTTCCACGATCGTCTTCCATGCCGGACCGTTCACGAGATGGTGGTAGAGGTCCTCTTCGTGCTTCCGAGTACCCAAAACGACATAGGTAGTCTCTCCACCAGCACCGAGGTTCTGGTAATCCAAAAATTTCGTCCAGGATTTCTCACGTCTGGATTCGGTTCGTTGTGTTGACCACGATACAACGTCATCGAAGATGATGACATCGAAGTGACCTCCGGTAACTCCCGAGTCATAGCCAGCGGCGAGAATCGTCGGAACATCCGACGCCTCCGACCGTTCAAGCGTGATCGAAGATCGATTGTCGTATTTGACTTCTTGACCGAACTGATCGGCGAGTCTATTTATATGAGATTTCGTCTCCGACAGCTTGCGGCGTGCCTGACTCGTCGTCTCCGACATTATAAGTATGCGCGCGTTCGGGTCATTCAACGCATACCAGGCTGGACACACTGCCGTTCCAGCTACGCTCTTCCCATGCTCGCGCGGGAGGATGTAACACAATCGCTTCGGCGAACTGAAATACGGATCGACGGACTCGTAAAAATCTTCGTAAATACGCGCGAGATGTGGCGGTATGCTCGAATCGAAGTCGAAACACTCGTGTGCGAAGACGCCCGGATGGACAAGTGGCTGTTCCGAAAGTCGCTGATAGTTCTCATGGTGTGTATCGGCTGTCTTATTCATTTGAATCGTCTTCTCTTTCGTCTCCGTCGTCCTCTACCGGAGTTGACTCGACATCGATCGGTTCATCGGACGATCGGGCACCGTCCTCGCCGGAATCGCCAAACATACTACTCAGGAATTCCTTGTCCTCATCGCTAATCTCTTCATCTACAGTGTGAGTGACCTCGTGATCCTGGGGCATCTGATTTGCCGCCTCGGAAAAGTCCCCAGGATACTTCATCTCGGCCATCCGCTCCCACATCCTCCAATCATCAGCACCCGCTTCTTCCATCTTATCGAGGACGTGTTGTTTCGCTGCTACACGAGCATCGGAAACTCGTACGAAGAAATCAAAATACGGTCCGCGCTCCTCCGGAGGTCCGTTCGCCTCTTCTTTCCCTTTATTAAACCAGTAATCGAAGCTCGACCTGCTGATTCCGGCTCTATCAACTGCCATCTGGACAGTCCCGCCGGATCGAATAGTGGACTCTATCGCAGCTACCTTGTGGGCGGTGATAGTCGATGTCCCGTGAGTGGAGGAGTAATCGACCGTGAGTTCCGGCTCTTGTCGGTGTTCGTAACACGGGCCGTAATTCGTTCCTTCGACGCCTTTCCCCGCAGGTTGTCGGCACTTCCTCCCATCAGTTTTCGGTTGCCCACAAAGCCCGGCACTCGGAGTTTCAAGTGCTCCCGTCTCCCGTTCAGTTTCGTCCTCATACTCCATTTATATCACCCACTGCGAGGTTCCTACCGATGGTCTTCCGAGAGTTCGCTTTGATCGTTAACCGGCGTATCCACGCCTTCCCACGTCGATAACACACGGATGAAGAATCCGAGCAATACGATTGCGTATCCGAAATAGCCGAGTACCTCATACGCGATCCAGTCCGGATAGCTCCGCACGACGAAGCGACTCGTGATAAGCAACATCGACGCACCGAGCCCGATGTACATGACCGAATATACGCGTGTCCTATCCGACACTTCATCCCTCGCGTCTGCGCGCAAGTCAGTAGACACGATGAAGAAAATCCCGATCGTGACGGACATCCATCCGATTACGAGCCCGATCAATTTCGCATAAAATATCTCGTTTTTGTTCTGAGTAGCGGAAATAGAATTTATAGCCAAGGCGATACCCACGGCTATGAGTAGAGTGATACCCACCGAAGCAGCTATCCTGATCGTTCGACGGTTTAAACTCATGTCAAACTTATCCACCTCCAGCACCACCGCCACCCCCGCCACCTCCACCACTTCCGCCACCTCCGCCACCCCAACCGGTGTTAGGTCGCAATATATCTACACCGAGGAAGACCGACATGAGCAACAACAGTAGGTAAATAGTCTGAGTGGGTATGTCATACTGGGGGTTGAACGCATCCCAAATTATCAAAATGAATAACGTTATACTCGCCATTGCTCCAAGGGCGAGGAGTACCTGTTCTCTCTCTACCATTCATACCTCGGCCTCATTTTAACTTCGATGGGTGGGAGGATCCACATAATCGATAACCACCCTCAGCGACAACGCCACCAGAGACGCAATCATCCCATAATCGATCAATGGCCGGGTCGGAGGTTGAGTTTGGACGAACCATCCGATTATTACGAGAATCGTACCGACCAATAGCAGTATATCCATCAATTGGTTCAATATACTTCGTTCCAACAGTTTCACCGGATCACCTCCTTTTGACCACGAACATATCCACAATGGATATGTTAGCACTATCTACCGGGCCTGTAGTCTTCCCGTTGCCATTGGAGACGTATAGATCGTAGAAATTGTAGTTGTGAAATCCGGCATGATACATGAGGGTATCCGCCGTCACTATCGGATTGGTGCGATTGATAGTAACCCAATCCGAGTGGTATCCCTCCTCATCCTCTATGTGATACTCGAATTCAGTCATTTTTCGGGAGGGATTTCCCGATTGCAGCTTGAAATACACCCTCGTCTTGTCTGTTTTGATTCTCGGGCCTGCGCGCGAGGTCGTGAACAGCATCGATCAGGGTGTTCTTGTCGTGATCGACTCCCCGCATCCGAAGCGAATTGGAAAGATTATGGGCGAATTCAATGGCGTCCGAGACGCTTATCGGACGATAATGTTCGTACCGTGAGCCACATGCACACGTCGGGCGGGTCCCCTCACCCGCTGGTTCAGCAGGCACATTACCGGATTCGTCCGCCCACTGCCTGTCCTTTCGCATCATCCACGTATCGCCCGTCCAGTATTCGTGTACGAACGAATCGTATTTCTCCGAGAAACAGTGATTACAGACGCTTGGGTCCCGCTGGATGAGGTTTTTGAAAACGTCACGAGCGGAAGTCTCATCTATGTTTGCCCGTTCGACATTCGAATTGGATTCCGAACCGGCAGCGTCGAAATCGTCACGCTGTTTCGAGTATTCAGGACTATACTGCCTCGGTAGTCGAGTTGCTCTACTATTGGACATTGGTGAATTGGAGGGAGATGTGACTCGGTTCAGAAGAAAATACACGCAACTGATGAATGTGTACTCCGCACCTCGGCGGTCGAGGCGCAGAGGGTTGGTGTACAGTACCAGGTATGGATAGTTAAACATTTCGGCTACAAATACACAACCAAGCGTAAGTAAGCGGTATGAAAATACAACAACACATCAGAAGAACGAAAACACTTTATACCGCCTAACAATAGGTGTAAATGACCCTATTAAGGGCATAAAGACAATGGCACTCAAAGTAGAAAGTTACGTGACAGGAGTAATACAAAAATTAGTCCTCGGAGCAATCGCACTCCTCATGAGTAGTGGAGTAGCGATGGCCCAACCCACCGAAGATCCCCTCGCCTTCGTCCGACAGACGATCGCAGAAATCGGACCGGCCGTCTTGGTAACAGTACTGGCGATCGTCGCTTTCGCCATCGTATGGCAACTCGCACAGGGATCGTACGGGGATCCATCAAAACGGTCAAAGAAGAATCAGGGAGCGATGAAATCAATGAAGAATTTCTTCCTGATACTCTTCTTTGTGGCCTTCGTCTTCGGGTTCATCTTAAGCATGTTCGGAATCACTCCACAGTTCACCCCCGATGGTGGGGGGATCGTAGAGTTATTCACCGGAGGTTAGTGGGTAACAACACAACCCGGCTCAATTTATAATGGGGATAAATAAAAAAGTAGCTCACATAGGGGTACTCCTGATAGTTCTATCAGCAGTAGTAGCACCAGCGTTCGCCCAACCTGCACCGATTAACATCACCGAAAACGGAACCGGAAACGGAACTGAAGTCGAGGTCAATAACGGGACAAACGTAACGAACAATACGACTTCGGATGGTAGTGGTGGCAGTGGTATCTACTCAGGCATCCCCTCCGCATCCGAGATGGGGTCTGCACTCGTAGACGCGATCTTCAGCGCCATGTTCGGCGGGATCCTCGAATTCTTTGCCCAGGCAATCCTGTTCATGATGGAGATCGTAGCGGGCAGAGGATTCGGAGTCGAGGACTACAACTTCCTCGCGCCACCAGGACACCCACTCGGAAACCAAATCCACGAAGCGATCTTCGGATGGGCGCTACCGCTCTCATACATGATCGCGGCACTGTTGATACTCACCAACTTCGGGATGAACGTCGCTCGAATGAACCCGCCGAAGTTCAGCCCTGAAGAAATGGCGAGTTACTCGATCCTAAAAATCATCCGCCTCTCGCTCGTATGGCCCTACAGATACGGACTGCTATGGTTCTCATCAGCTTTCGCTCTCACCCTCATGCCATCACAAGAAATGGTTGCCGGAGGGTGGACCGAAGCAGCAAGCACCTCATATGGAAGTGTCGTCGGCCTCGCCATCGCGTTCAACCTACCCGGACTGTTGTTCGGGCTGATCCTGTTCGCACACGTAGTGTCGTTCGTCCTCGCCGTGGCGCTAACGACGATATCGCCGCTTATAGACACATTCAACATCCCAGTCGGATGGGCCGGACCCATTCAACGCAACGCTCAAAGCCTCAACGAGACACAAGTAATAATGTGTTTCTTCCCCATTCCATTCGGCGCAGTAATGTGGATCGGGTACTACTTCAGGGACGCCTTCATCGCATCGCTCGGTACGAGTTCCTTTCTCGGGGCTCCAATACTCGTCGTCTATGACCCTATCGTCTGGTTTGCGGCCGGAATAGCCCCAGTGTCACTATTTTTCTTCAGAGGGCTCGAACGGCAAATCGTCAGCGGAACAGTCGGATTCCTCGCCGGGGCATCGGTAGCCGGGGGACTGGGATCCGGATCAGACGACGACAATCAGTCCACCCTCGGGGATTTCGATTCCAACTCCGGAGGAGATGCACCCGACGATGACATGACTCAGAGTGGCGAGTTTACTGACGGGAAACAGCAGACCTTCGGCGACTACGCATGGGGAGATAACGACGACGATGACAGCAACTCTGGTATCGGCGGATTCCCGGGAAGTACCGGCAACACCGGCAGCGGAGGTGTTGGTGGGTTCCCGGGAAGTACCGCTAACACCAGTGCCAATAGCAGGGATTCGTCAGGCAGTCGCCGGGCGCTCGGAGAAGGGGAAAGAGGGACTACATCCGGAGTATCGGGAGCATCAACGTCATCCACTCAAGCAACCAGCGAAGACGTGGATTACGAAGGATCGCAGAGACCGTCTCCGGGTAGCGTCACTGAAGTATCATCCAAAAACGAACTCGAAGAAGGGAGATACCACATCGGTACGCTCAACGAAGACCAAGAAAGCGTCAGAAGTGTCAAAGACTTCAGCGGTCCGGAGGGTATGAGCAAAGACGCGCTGTTCAGCACCAGCGGGATGGGAGATCAGATGTACTTCGAGACCATCGATGAGAAGACGTACCCGAACAACACCCTCTACGTTGAAAACACGGACTCTGGCGAAGTCTATGACGTTAGGGAGGCAATGAAGAAAGAGAAAGCAAGAGAACTCTACCAAACTGAGAACGAAAACACAGCACAAAGCCGAATGAACAAGAACCGCGAGAAATTCAACAGCATCTGAAACCATGTCAAGCAAAAGACGTAAAGTACTAAACGGGCTCGGATCAGGAGACGAAATATTCGGTGGCGGGTTCGGCGAAAAACAACTCAAACAGGGGGACGCAATCGTGATAACCCTCCTATTAGGTGGTAGCCTGTTTATCGGTTACCCACTTTTCGGGATTATTATGTTCGGAAACATTTTCCACCCCTTTGGCTTCACAGCAGTACTCATGGGTTTTTACCTCTCTTATAAAGTAATGAAAGAAACACCTCCGGACAAGACCGCTTTGGAATACCTCAAAGACTGGAACCACAGAAGAACCCAAGCGGATCTGTTCACCCGGTTCGGAGATTCCGGGGAGAACTCCACTGAATCCACTCAGGTCGGCGAACCCGACCGAGTTGGGAACCTCATCACGCGCACTGACAACACCGTGGTTGCCACGACTCGGGTGAAAGCCCGATCGATGTCCGCCGCGTCCTCAAACGACTGGGAACGGACAGCCGATAACTTCGGTTCGTTCTGCAATAATCAGACAGCCGGGTTCGAAATATCATGCAGAGGATGGCAAATATCCGCCGATGAGATAATCGGAGATATAGACTCACGGCTGCAAGACGCTGATGTAGCTGAAAACGAGAAACTGAGGGCCGCTGTAAGAAGCCACGATACCGAACTCAGAGAGGAAATCAAAAACCGAGGATCAACCAACCGGAAATACAGGGCCTCCATCGAAGTAGGAGTGAACGACGTAGAACGGGACCTCGGCCGTACAGAGAAGTGGAATCAAATCGTCGTGATAGGGCATATAGCGCGTTTCTTCCAATGGGTTGGCCTCTTCCACACCGAAGACAAGCAAGCCCTTAGAGAGCGTCAGAAGCGATCCCTGTCCTCCAGAATCCGGTCACTGCGACGAGGAATCGACTCGATCCATCCGGAAATGGAGACAATGGAGGGATATACGGACGAGTGGCTCGATGACATCGAAGCGTTCTGGTCCGGATGGCGGGGAGTGCAGGAACGAAACGGGAGACGCCAACACGACATCCCGGTAGTAATTGCACCGGATACGTTCGAAGCGGACGAACTGAACGGAGAAACCGGAGATAACGGAGAAGAAATATAACAATGAATCCAGAAGAAATCAAACCGACGATCGTATCGACCGGCGACATCAAAATCGAAGTCGATGCAGCCAGAGTAAAAGACAAGTGGTGTGCTACGTTCCACGTTGACGGATGGCCGAATGAAACCAAGCCGGGCATCATAGAGCCACTGACGAGCCACTGGTCATCGAACGTAGACGTGACGATCGACGTGGATCCGATGAATCAAAACCGCGCGATCAACGTCTTCCAGCGGAAATGTAACGAGATAGAGACGAAAAAACTCAGTGCCAGCTCATCCGCCGAAAAGAGAAAGCACACTCGAAACTTCGATCGACACGAAGAGATACTCGACCAACTCGAAGAAGGTAGCGAATCCATCCACCACGTCGGTGTCTACGTGACCGTATGGGGAGAAAGCCGGCGCGAGATGAGAGACCTCGCAAACGATGTCGTAGAACGGATGGGTCAACGGCGAGTCATGCTACAGCCTGTAGAAAACAGGGAGCTACAAGGACTTATTACGACCTCTCCGATCAAGCAAAACGCACTCAAACGACGACAGCACCTCAGTGCCAACTACGAGTATACCAACCCAATGCTCGGATCGGGTGTCGGGGCGCTCTATCCGTTCACCGCAGAGGCTGCCTCCGAGAAAGGAGGCATATTCCACGGCTATAATAGTGTCAATGGATCCACGGTCTCATACAACGTCTATAACCGTGATAACGGATACAACGTGCTGGTTCTCGGGGAACTCGGAGCGGGGAAATCCTACGGTGTAGCACTGACCGTGCTCAGAGAGATAATAAGACGAGGAGAGATTCTCGTTATTATCATGGATCCGCGAGGCGGATTTCGGCCACTGGTAAACGAACTCAACGGATCCATACACTCAGTGGGTGGAGATACAACCATCAACCCGCTCGAAACAAGTGCCACTCCGGAACGTGTCGTCAGACGAATCAACGAAGAAGAGGGTGGGAGTTTCAACCCCTGGAATAACATGATGGACTCGAAGATGTCCTTTTGGAAGACCTTCTTCGAACAGATGGACGATGATGACGGCATGGACGGTGATATGAGATCAGTTCTTAGACGAGCGATGCACCGATTATACGTCGATGACTGTGGGATAGTCCCCGGAGATCCGAAATCGCTCGGCAACGAAAGTCCCACAGTTCCGGATCTCGTCAACAAGATCGCCGATATAGAACAGTCACCACGGGACTACCTCAGAAATCAGGAAAGCGACAATCAAGCCGAACTATGGGAGCACGCAGCGGCGAAATTGCAGAGCCAGCTCGAACCGTTCCGGAAAGGGTACCGCTACGGTTCAATGGCCCAAAAAACGAGTATCGACATGTACGAAGCGAACCCGATATACTTCGACATGTCCGGACAGGAGGAATCGCGCTCGACGGACCTCTCAATGAAGCTCGTCTACGACGCGGTATATAACCGGATCAAAGAGTCCGAAGTCCCATGTATCACAGTTATAGACGAATTCCACTACCTGCTCGAAAACTCAGACGACCTGGAATGGCTCGAAAACTCGATCCGGCACAGCAGACACTTCGATAACTCAGTACGAGTTATGAGCCAGAACGCGGACGACTTCTTCACTCACAGAAAATCGAAATCGATAGCTTCGCTGATGAGTTCGAAGCTTTTCTTTCACGTCCCGGAAGCTGGAATGAACTACGAACAAGGGAAAAGTCTCGATTTGACGGACCAGCAAGTGGATATGGTCCGAAAATTAGATTACGGGTCGGCTACAAGCGGGTATTCACAGGCACTGATTCAAGTGGATGGTATGGGAACGTATCCAGTAGATATCGTCTCTACGGATGCCGAAGAAGTGATTATCGATCCAGAAGCCGCCAAGAAATCAGGTGCCGCGAAAAAGGTGTCCACATACGTATGACAGACAATACACCAGAAGGTGACATAGTGCTGAAAGAATCCCCGACAGCAAAAGGGGAGACGAACAGGTACGAACTCACAATTATGGAATCAGCAGTAAGTATTCCAAAGAGTACGACTCCAAAGTACAAAGAACTATACACCCACTTCGAAATGGAGTTCATCGAACGTGGACCCAACCCCACAGACACAGTTAGAGGTTCTATTGAATACCCTGTGCGGCAAATGGTATTCAGAACAGACTCCATTCTAAACTCGATCAGGCTGATTGACGAACTAAGCCACTACAAACCACTGGAAGACCTCAATCAGGGATTCAGCGCAGTTGAAACCGAACGCGCGGAGTACGCGATTGCACTCGTTAAGATGATCATCGGTACAACCGGATACGTGAACGAAGACAAACTCGATATCATCTTCGAGTCAGCAGAAGCTACCGGGGAGCAACAGATAACCGATTGGATGCGGGGAGCGCCGATGACCACCCCAATCGGACTGTCCGAAATAGCCGAACTGAGTTCCGGAATCCACGAAGTAGACATGAATGACGAAAAATTCACATCAATCGAGAGTGGTGCTACAGTCAATTCGAGTAAACAGAACGTTTCGAACGATCCGGATATCCCAGGGAAAACGGGACGTACAAAACACGAACACCAACGAAATGGTGGCACCGTGGACCACGAAGACCTACCTGAAACGTCGAGCAACAATACGGAAGAAGGGACGGAGCTGACTACAGCCGAAGAGTTAGTCGAAAATGACCATCTGGACCCGGAGATACCGGACGGAGCGAGCGATGACCAGAAACAACTCGCTGCTTGGATGGCAATGCAAGAGGACATCCAAGGAACAGACGAGAACTCCCCGCCACCAATCCAAGCAGAAATAACCGACATCAGGTTCAAGCCGGATAGAGGGTCCGATCCTAAAAAAGGGGGAAAGGAAGTGTGGGTAGAATTCAGATTACCGAAATACGAGAACGTAGACTCGATGGCTATCTCAAAGTTCATGAAAGCTCCCACGTTCAACGACGACGAAACGACAAGCCAACTCGGGGCTCTGATGAAAGACTGTGGGCTGAACGGAGATCAAGTCCTCTCACTCCAAGGACAGAAAGTGGATGTGGTGATTACAGAAGAAGGAGGACTCGATATCCCTATCGAACTCTACGAATCGGAACAAGAAAAAGAAGAGAAACAAAGACTGAAAATTGAGCGGGACGATAGTCTGAGAAGAGCGAAAGTCGGAGCCGGGGTAACGGCAGGGCAAGCAGGAGCTATGGGGGTAAGTATAGCACTATTAGGAATACCCGAGATAGCAATGATGGTGTCGAGCATTGTCGGGTTCATCGGGTGTGCAGCCACCATTCGGGAGTGGAAAAAATCTAAAACAGCAGGAAAAGAGCTGGACAAAGCAGCAAGCAATTAGTAATAAGCTTTTTAAACCCTCTGCAACCAAGCTATATGTAATGCGGCAGACAGGGGGAGGTAACGATAACGAAAACAAAGGGAGACGATCAGAACCCATCTTCGAGCTACCGGACCCGCCAGTAAAAGACGAATTCGGAGGTCCGTTCGGTCCCCCACGGGATGACATCCGTCGATCCGACTCCCGATACCACACGGACGAGATCATAGAGCCCGAATGGTACAACTGGGAGAAAAGTGCCGATAAAATACGAAAGCAGAACAACGGACGATGTGAAGTCTGTGGAGCGAAAGCTCAAAACAAGAAGGCAACAGGCGAGAAGAGGGACTGTTACTCGGCGTTCATCGAAACAGCGGACTTCAGCGAGTCCAATCACGCGTACGTGTGTGAAGATTGCATCCAGCGCCCCGACTGGAGAGAGATAGCACGAAACCGGCGTGAAGTAGATAGAGGAGTGCTTGAGCGCATGAAAAACAGTGCAAGTAACTTCTTTTTCTCACCGCATGGGCGTTTACCCCTCTTCGCACGGAGACTCCTGCCCCTCTTATTGGTCATTATCCCAGCAGTAGTTCTCATCGGGATCCCAGGAGTTGAGGTTGCTGCACTTATCGGAGCAATCCTCACGTCAGTCGTGCTCGGAGTCCACACGCTCGATTGGAGTCGCCGCGACCCAATCGGGTGGATCATCCGATGGGAAAACCCCAACCGGAAGTTGCTACTATACGAGCCAACGCTCGCAGTACTGACGTACGTAATCCTCGAAACTGACGTACTGCCAATAACCGAAGCGGTAGCAACGAACAACTTACTCGTTCTCGCGCTCGACATCGCATGGATAACCATCGCAATACTGATTCTCAAAGATGTCTATACGGGGATCAAAATCGACGCGATAGCAGCCGAGGGACTACCGATCGGAACAAAGACGTTCTGGCAAACCGGAATCAGGGGATCGATTCCGTTAGCAGTCGGATCGTTGGTAGTCGGATTCCCCCTCGGTCTCACCCAAGCCCAAGAGGAAGCAGCAATCGTTCTATCGACACTGATCCCGGTCGGCTTCATATCGGCCTATCTCTGCCTCCGTATAATCCACTCAGAGAGATTTCAACGATACGCCCTTTCTATCGCGGAGAAATTCGGTAGAATTAAATCATCCCTCCCCCTCTGCTGATATATGTTTAGCGATGAGGACAACGGAACCACCGAAATTACCAGCGGAGAGCACGAGATAATTCAATCCGCTCTTTCATGGGCTGAAGAGGAAATGGAATTCATAGAAGTACGCCCATACGCGGAGACACGAGGGGCAGACGCTGGTAGCGCGTTACTCCGGGACATTCACAAGAAACCGCTCAGAGGAACGATGTCAGGCCGTGTGCCGACCATGACATTCGGTATGATATACCAAGATGATATCATCCGATACGTCTTCGGAATCAAACCGCCCACAACCGAATCCACAGGTATCGACCACCTGATATCCCCCATAACCACGAGGTACGAGGAGTCAGAAGTCTCACGAGTGAACTCATCAGATTCGTTCATCCCTATCAACACGGGCGATCACGCGATCGGGGCGAGTATGGAGATGGTACGACACTGCTGTTTCCCGACCTCGACGTTCGACTCGAAGAAAGACCGGATCGAGGGGGATACGCACGCAGCGTTCGTCCCCGCGATGGTCGGGGATCACTCGACGGATAGATCAATGCTCCAAGTGACGTTCAGACCCATATCGTCGCGGTGGTTCGGATCCGGTCTTCAGTGGCAAGGGATGGGGGATGGAAGGATAAAAGCTGAATATAGAAAAAAGGGGGAATTCGTCGGGGGATTCACGAACCCACACGTCCACGAAGATCCGACGAGTCACATGGCAGCCAAAGAAATAGAAGAACAGCGAGGTGAAAAAGCATACCAAGCCACTATCGACGTGATCGCGGTAAGTGAAGACCAGCAAGCAGCTCTCCAACGGATCAACGAAATGCGAGACATGTTCTCGGACATCGATAGCTCCATCAACGACCAGGAACTCGAAGCCACAATCCTCAACGGAGTTGATCTATACGACGCGATAGACCGGATGATCCGACGCATCATTCCCCCACAGGGAACACTATCGAGGAGGATAAAGGGGCCGAATAGAGTCTTTACATACAACCAATTAGCGGACGGATTCGTCCACCTACCGACAAGAGAGGGGAAAGACTCGATGACGGTAAACGGAACCTACGTCGATTACTCGGAAATGGAGTCCGGACAGGGGGTGCCGGCTTCCTCACCAACGCCACCGGAAGAGTTGGTCGGAAGTACGGATTGAATTTTGGAAAAAGTTAGTGTAAAAACGCCGCTCGGAAGTTCGCGCCCTGACGCTACTCCGAAGGATCAACAGGGTCAATCCGTTCGAAGCCGTTTTCGAGGTCCAACTTTCTGAGTCGCTCCCGGTACTCTTCTGGGGTAATTCCTCGCCGATTAGCGAGATCCTCCAGGTGCTCTTCACGGTCGATAACAGCAGTTTCAACCGATGGGAGGTCCTCGCTCATACTATATTTCTGAGTAGGAAAACTCATAACTCTTCTGCTCAAATCGGCACAAGGCCTATTTTCCCGGATTGACTCGAAAGCGACTTAAACGTCTGATTCTGACCGATTACCGTCCGAACCGCCAACGTACGAATCGGGCATATTATCGATAGCCCGAACAGTAACCCCATGTAACGCTACACCCAACCCAGCAGCGCCACCAGCAGGTGCGGCTACCGAGAAATGGAATCCTGAAAGCAGTAACACTCCGCAAATCAAGAGAATCGAACCGGGCACCATGAGCTTCACAGAGTCGTAGTAGTCCGATTTATCCATCCTTGTAGGGTTGTATTCAGTTGCTGGTAAATAGATGTTCCGATCAATATATTTGTGAGGAGATAGAAGCGCGATTAACCAATGCTGATCGATACGATAAAATCAAAACTCTACAGCACTGCTACTAACGATCACGTCGATGTCGAAGTACCACGAAAGGAATCGGAATGGCCCTATGTATGGCCGGAAGACGAAGTAGAACCGTACGAGGGAGAAAAGAAAGTAACGAATATCGTCTCTAAACACACCGACGAGAACGGTACCGAACATGTCTTCGCCGGTCCGGATGCCCGCAACGTTATCGAAGGCCATCAAGAAGGGTATAACGACGTTATCTGGCTCGGTGTCGGGGCTCGGTACGGAGAATGGGCATCGATAAAACGAGAATCACTCCGGACTCACGCCGTCCTCTGGGGCAAATCGGGTTCCGGGAAGTCAGTCTCGCTTAAGAACATAGCCAAGCAACTGTTCGGCGACGGATCGGGTTTTTGGATGTTCGATGGGGACAACCAAACCATAGACGAGATCGAAGAATCACTCACCGATGAAGAGTGGGAACGGACCATCATTTTCGACCCGAGCGCCGATAAGGGACGAGCGAATCACGTCGTCGGATTCAACCCACTGGACGTAGGTGTCGATCCGGACCACCCACACTTCGATGATATCGTCGGTGACCGTTGTAAGATCATAGTACGTGAAATGGTAGCAAGTCAGCACGGTGGCGGAGCACTCATCGAAGGGGCCGCCGAAACAATAGTGACAATCGCAATGCGGCTCAATATCACTGTCACTATCCCCGATCTTTTTTACATCATCAAATCTAAAAAACGCCGAGAAGACTTCGCTGAGTACGCGAAGAAAGCAGGGATGTACGAAGAGTTCCTCGACTACGCGGAGGACATCGCTGATATGCCCGACCAGAAGTTAGACTCACTTATCAGACGCCTTAAATCGTGGGTCGAAGACCCCAGAGCGATGCGATTCATCTCACACCGGGAATCGAACATCAATTTCAACGAACTCGTGGACAAGAACGCCATCGTCCTCTGTAAACTCGGAATGGGGGATGACTCACTCAAATCGATGTTCGCTCAAGTAATCCGAGCCTCACTATGGGCAGCCATCAACTACCGCGCCGATACGACACCGCGTCACGAACGTGATATGATCTACCTAATGGAAGACGAATACGACGTGCTCGTCAGTGGTGAGAACTTCGACGAAGACGAAAATCAAGTCGTCAAAAACATCTTCTCAAAGGCACGGAAGAAAGACTTCAGCAACATCGTCGCATCACAGTACCCGAGCCAGATCCCAGAAGATATCATGGACGCGATCCTCGGCAACGTTTCGAACTTCTTCAGCTTCGAACTCGGAATACCGGATGACTGTCGCCTCGCAGCCGAAGTCCTCGACAGGGACAAGAGCGACTTCCAAAACGAATCAGCCCATCACCTCTGGATGCGAACAGAAATGAGTGGAGCGCGGGAGAAATCACAATCCTACCGGATCTACACCCTCCCCCAATACCCACCGCTGCGAACACGGGACGAAGCGAAACGAAAAGAAAACGAGAAGGTACGCGAATGGGGAAGCGAGAAGAAATCAAACCCACAGATCCGCCAAGAACTGCTCTTCGTCGGCGAAGGAGGACCGGATCAACCGGACGGTGGTGGCGAGGCCGACAGCGCGCTCGTGCTGAAGGACGTACTTCACGGGCTATACGACGCCGAGAAATCGGCTGAGATGGACTCTTCGCACGACAGTTGGGGAATACTCCCCGACGAAGCGAAGCGTCTCACAGAGCGACACAGGCCCGAGAATCGAAACGTCTCGGATACCGGGTTCAGCAGCGCACTCGAACAGCTCTGCGAGCGGGGTCACGCTCAACGGCAGATGACCAACGGGACAATGGAATTCAAAACCACCCACGACGGACGAAGCTTCCTCTTCGATCAAGGCGACGGTGGGCAATCCGGGAAATCGGAACACAAAGGGCTCGTCCGAGACCAGCACAAACACTGCACGAAATGGGGCTACAAGTACGAAATCATCCCCCAAGGGGACAACGAAACACTCCCCGATGGGCTTCTCACAGAACCACTCGATATATCCGGAAGCGGGCAACGACGCCGGAAGAAGCTCAAAGAACTCAAAGAAGACCATCCGATTAGATGGGTTCTCACTGCCGGAGATGACGCACACGTTGAAGTCGAAAGTTCGACCATTCGCGGGAGAGTCCCACAGAAAGTCACCCGGAACCTCGCCAAAGGACTCGAAGAGAGCAAAATCACCCTGTTCGTCGTCTCCGAATACATCTGCGACGGGAAAACCCAAGACCCGAACGACGATCCAACCAGACTCGCTCGCCGAGTAGAGCGATACATCCACGATGAGGAGTACCTCGAACGGGCCGACATCAACCCCGAAAACGTTGACCCGGACGACTACGCGGTCATAGTAATCCCGGACGAAGGCAACAGCCACTGGGATGATCCCGCACCGAGACTCTGGTTTGGTGAATTCGATTCAGAGGACGAGAGCGACTGGCTGACAACTTCCACCGAAAACCTTCCCGGGATGACCCAAGAGTTAGAAACTCCTGTCAGCGTGGGAATTTCGGCCATCAGGAGCGATCTGCGAAAAGAGCAAAGACCAGAAGAGAAGATAGACCCGATCGATCCGATCGAACCTATCTAAGGAGTCCGATCAGGTCGTGATCACGCCTTGACCTCTTCTTCCAGTTTATTGCCATCGAAGATATCCCAAATATGTTCATAGAGATCATTGGCCCGCAACTGATACTCGACCTCGACAGAATAGTCAGTAACGACACCGTGTATCGTATTCGACGGTGCTGACGAGACATACTTGACTACTCCAGGGAGCGAACAGATCGGGATATCGACTGTATCGTGACCCATTTTACCGCCTATATTAAGCAATTGAAAGTCCTCAAACCCGATATTCAACTGTCCATCCCTACTCATCTCCGTATCTGGATCCCATTCTGAGCGACCGATATCGGCCGTGTTTTCTATTTGCGCCGTGACCCAACAGACTTCAGAATGAGTCACTCCGAACTCGATATCGAACGTGAGAACGGAACGATCGGCTGAATCGTACACACCGTACATTTCGATCGGTAATACCTTGGAAGCATCCACCTGACTGGAACGTAACCCTATATACCCATCGAATGATTGCTCGGGTTCGATATTGAATGGGTGAATATCACCGTCGAACTCCGGAAACCCGAGCGGCGAATCGAACGGCAGATCGATATCGGTATCGATCACACTGTCCGGAATATCAACCATATCAACGTCCTCGGGTTGATCGATATGATCGATCGTGTCACTGTTACTGAGCGTCCGACCGGGTTGTGCCCGAATCGGATCCCGTTCGCCCCGACGCATCTCCTCCTCTATCTCATCTATTCGGCTCATTGATTACTAATTGAGTGGTTTCTCGGTATCCGATACGGTGTTCACTGTGCAGTTGAGAACGTGAATCGATGCTCTACCCATTTCCAACCCCTCCTGAAGTGTTAACATGTGTTACGATCTCGTTGATTTTCTCTTCCATGTTCTCCATCCGTTCCTCAACCCGAGATTCGAGTTCCCCCAGACTTTCACCTTTATCACCCATTCTGTCTTCAAGAGTATCAATCCTGCGCTCCAGACGTTCCTCAGTTCGAACTATCTCCGTCATCTTGTCATCCGTTACCGTTCCAAACGTACCGAGTTCTTCAATCACATACCACCCATAATCAGTAAGTGCATATACGTTAGCCATCTGACCAGAATCGGTTGCCTCGGTTTTCTCGGATCCGTCTTCATTTTTCAACCGCTTAATCATGTTCGCGTTCTCCAGAAGATTCAATGAGTGATGAATAGAACCGCTCGCAATCCGATCAGAATGAGGTTCCGGATGGGTCTGTATCTTTTTCGTGTTAGCATCCCCGCCGAAAAATCTCAACGCATCAAGGATTATTCGACGGTTCCCGCTGATCTCGTTATCGAGATCACTGACATCCATCTGGTTCGGGAACGGATTCTTACCCTCGTCAGATTGGTCTACAACTGGCGTTTCATCTTCCGTATCAGGCGGATTAGCACTTGATTGCACGACTGGTACCACCTACAAAGATCAAGACCATAAATATTCCGGTCTTAGGACCATAAAAAGACCTTACTGCATAACAGCTTCGAGAGAGCAACTATACTGTACTCCCAAAAACAAGCAGATAGCAAACAAAAATCAAGTAAGTGAGTGAGGCCGGAGGTGAGACCGGATGGCGGGCGCGGTCGCGGTGGCGGCAGCGGTGGCGGCAGGAAACTCTAATTGAGAAAAGAATAAACTGAGTAAAATCCAAATTGAATTCAACGGTGTGGATCGAGCCGATCCACTACTCTACCCACCTTGGGGGGAGTGGGGGTATTGCGCGAGAACACAGTTCATTATAGATTATAACTGATGAGTCAATGAATTCTATAAACCTATATGACTTTATCGAGTTCGTTCCCTATTCTACCCACCTTCCCCCCAGTGGGGGTATTGCGCGAGAACACAGTTCATTATAATTATTGAGCGATAAATCTATACTACTTTATCGAGTTCGATTCACTATTCTACCCACCTTGGGGGGAGTGGGGGTATTGCGCGAGAACACAGTTCATTACATATTCTACCTTATGAGTAACGTATTGGAGACCGGATGAGACCGGATCGGTCCGGCTCGGTCCGACTAATAGACCACCACGGACGGAGATAGTACCTTGCGCCAGAAAAAATGTAGATGACCTTACAGGTCATCTACGCACGCGCGCGCGTATTTTAGTAGTGACGAAGGAACATAAAAAATTTTAGAAGAAATAGAATTCACTGGGAAGAACACCTCACTCCGGTATTTGTAGGGAGTAAAGGAATTCACTCCATAGTACTTAAAGGGGGGGGTGAAGTATCAACTGTAATCTATAATGAACTGTGTTCTCGCGCAATACCCCCACTCCCCCCAAGGTGGGTAGAGTAGTAAATCGACCCACTCATAAATTAAAATATGTAATGAATTGTTTGCTGGCGCAACACCCCCACTCCCCCCAAGGTGGGTAGAGTAGGGAACGAACTCGATAAAGTCATATAGGTTTATACTGTGATCTATATAGACGAACATAGCCGGTTTTAGCCAGTTAGTAACTGTTAGTTAGGTGATTCGGAAACTTTTTGCCACCCTGTTCCGTACGACGAGTCCGCGAGAAAATCAACGTCGGCGCTGTCGTCCCCTTGTCCGATCTCATGGGGTGGGCGATAGTCAACGTAGCACGATAACAACATGCAAGAACCAGAAACCATCGACGTAGACCTTGAGGCCCCGATCCGGGAAGAGGACCTTCCGAAGAACTTCGACGTGAAGGGAACCTTCCGTGAGTTGATGGAGTTGGCGAATAACGAACTCGAATCCATCCCCGAAGACGTAGTTGGGATTCGGCGGTATACATTAGAAGACGATCTCGCGCTTGATTTCGGCAAGCGAAGCGCCGAACTCGTCCTATTCGGCCTCAACCGGAGCGCGTTCGACATTGCCATAAGCCAACTTGCCGATTCGACCGAGTTCGCAAATAAGACCGCTTTCAAGGAGTACCACGACGAACACCGTCGATCGATTTCAGCGGGCGGGCACGGCAATCGTCCCTTCGATGAAGTCATCCGGGACGACCTGGCGTCGGTATCCGTCAGTTACTCTTCGGACTCGAACGAGGATTCTGCGTTCGACTGGCGATTCGAGAGCCCAAACGATGAGTATGCTCCGTTCAACATCCAGACTTCGGACGTAGATCGTACTCACTTCTCCTGGGAGGACTTCCGGTCTAAGTTCTGGTCGGCAAGCGGCGCTGGTAGTTCTTTCCCCGCACGTCCGGCTTCCAGATACCGGGACGGTGAGGACTGGAAACAGTTCATCGCCATGATGGAAGAGGAACGAGAGACCGAACGCAACGAGATAGACGGTCCTCGGAGCGCAGTGCTGCGCGGCGTGAAGGACTTCATCCGGACATCACAAGCTTGCCCGACTATCAAGGCTATGAAGTTTACAAACGGCGTTGCGATGGACGCGAACCCATTAGAAGATGAGGAAGAACCCTCAGAAGTTTGCGTACTCCGGACTGTTGTGAAGAACCTCTGTGATGCCGAGGAGATAACTCCGACTGAATTCTACCAGGAAGTGAGCGCACGCGGGCTCATATCTCCGAACATGCACAACAAAGCGACGGAATCGGTGGTCGAAAACGGGGAGACAGTAACGTACTGGGCTCTCGACTACCAGAAGCTCCGTGAAGAGGAAGGTGGAGAGTTACTCCCCGAGGAATGGGGAGAAGGGATGGAGTCCGAAGAGGAACGCGAGGAACGCCGGAAAGAGGAATTGAAAGCCGACACCGATGAGGAAATCGATCTCAATAACGAGTCCGACCTTACTGACGACGCGGTAGCTGGAACAGAAGAGAAACCAGAAGAACTCGAACAAGACGAGGAAAGCGAAAGAACTCCGAAAAGTAGGGGGAAGTTTAGTGTCGGTGATTCGCTAAATGGCGGAGACGGTGGAGGAGAAGAGGACGAGGGGGATGGGGGTGAAGAGGGTGAGTAGCGACAACTCTAACTCGTCGGATTCTCCCACTCAGGCCGCCGCCCGTCCGGAGTGGCTGGAGTCGATCGACATTCCGGAGATCGAGGAGTACCCCGCTGACAGTTCGGTGAAGTTGAATGGCCCCCCAGGATGTGGGAAAACGTTTACTGCCGGTGCTCGCGTGGGGATCTGTATCTCCGAGTTGGGATACGACATCTCCGACGTAGCATGGGTAACATACCGCACTTCTCTCGCTCAGGAAACCCTCGAACGGTTCGGGGAATGGAATCTCGTTAGCTCGTGGGAACTCGATGATCCGATGAGCGGATCGACCAAGCAGATCGGCACGATCCACGCTATCGCGCGCCGTCTGCTCGGTATTAACAAAGACCGCGTTGAGCCGGGCCACAAGACGGAGTTCTGCAAGAAGGTATTGAACTTCGATTATAATTCCGACGACCGTAAAGGTGCAGGAAACCAGTTGTTCTCCTGTTTCAATTGGCTGTGCAACAATCTCTATGACCCGGGCGACCGATCCGATGTCACCGAGTGGCCGAACTCCGATCAGGCGCGCGGTGATCTCATCATCGATACTGGCGGGATATCCATCACCCCTAATAAACTCGTAAAGTACTGGGAAGCATGGAACGCGTATAAATCCCGGAAGGACTTGGTTGACTTCCATGAGATGCTCTCCCAGGCGTTCAAGAGTGACTTGTCTCCTGTTGGGGAAAACGGAATCCTGGTCGTGGACGAGTACCACGACGTGACGCCGTTGATGGCTGCTGTCTGTGAGGACTGGATCGAAGATGCTGGAACAGTGATCGTCGCTGGTGATCCCCTCCAAGTAGTCAATTCCTTCGATGGCGCTGATCCGAAGTACTTCAATCGTATCGATCTCCCCGAGGTGGTTCTGCCCCGGTCGTACCGACTCCCAAAGGAGTTTCTGGACTTCGCCCGGCGGATAATCTCGAAAAGCGGGGAGATAATGCCGGAGATCGAACCGGACAGAAACGAGTCCGGGGATCCCCGAACCGGGACGATCTACACGCACAAGCTCCCGCCGAAGATCGACGGCGACTACCAGTACGAGGACACCATGCTCGACGTTCACGGGCAGGTATTCAACGGGTATAAGGTGCCAGCGCCGGACAGGGAATCCTCTCCGGTGAGCATCGTCGATAACGCCCGGGAGGAATCCGATGGCGGGTCGGATGTGATGTTCCTCGCTCGAACGCGCTTCCAGACTGAGGGAATCGCGTCCGCACTCGGGTACGGTGGTGTGATATACACCGGCCAGGAAAACCTCAATGGTTGGGACACCGAATCCGATCGGAAGGGGACGAAAGACCGGACGCATTTGTTCGACGCCCTCCAGCGAATCCGGGGTATCACGGCCGGTTCGTTCGAGGGCACGAACGCCAACCAGGGTTTGTCAGCTTTCGGTGGCGGTGTGAGCAGTCGGATCGATCCGATGAACGTGACACTCCGCCCGGAGGAACTGGAAGCTCTCGTCTACTACACGCAGTCGGGTCACCATGAGCTGTCCCGATCGGATATTAATCAAAAGATGCGGATCTTCGTGGATGAGGGCAAGCCAGTGTCGCTTCATACCCTCGCTGGATGGGTCGAACCCGAGTTCTGGACAGCCTACACGAACGGTTCTGCGTCCGTGCAAAAGTTAAATGAGTCCCGTGGTGGGTCGAACCAGTCCGGAGGAATGAACGATCACGACCGGGCGCTGCTTACTCGGTCGTTGACTCGATACCCGCCTGGAACCACCATCTCGGGCCCGATTCCGGGAGCTAACGACCCTAACGACGGTAGAGTCGGGGATATCGAGGACGTGAAGGTTATGACAATTCACGCTTCGAAGGGATCCGAAGCCGAGGATGTGGTGGTCTACGATGGCATCACTGGGAACATAAAGCGGGGAATCATGAAGCAGGGGACAGACGAGATGCTCAACGAGCATCGGGTGTGGTATGTCGCCGTTACGCGGGCTTCGGAGCGTCTCCACGTCATGTTAAATGATGGCGGGTTCGAGTTCGTGACACCCTTCTTGACCCCGAGGATGGGCTGACCAACTTTTTGAAAAAGTTGGTGTCAAAAACAGCACCGCAGGCAAGCGTTAGAGAATATCTATCACGCCTTGATGCGGAAGGTTCAAGTAAATGTGTAAACAATGTCGAAACCCGAGAATGGATACCCACGAAATAGACGGCGACGAAGTGATCAACGGGGTCGTAACACCCACCGGGAACGGGGCGCATGTCCTCGTCCCGAAGCGGTGGATAGGAGCGGACGTGAAAGTCGTCCGAACCTCCGATCCCGTCCCTGAAGTACAGAGCGAGTGAACACAGCGAAACGACGACGATAATGCACGACAACACTGCGAACGACGACAGCACAGTATCGATTCCAGCGGCGCGAAACGACGGTACCATCCGGGAAAACCTCACCGATAACGCCTACGAGAACGTCTTCCCCGCGCGCTATCTGAAGCGCAACGAAGAGGGAGAGATCGTAGAGACGGTCGAAGAAGCCTTCGAGCGCGTGTCACACAACGTCGCGCTTGCTGATCTCGCCCATCAGACGGAAGATTCAATTGAAGGGCGTGTTCACGTCAGTGCGGATTGCGTGCGCCCCGACGATCCGGAAGAGAAGCGACGGAAGATATTCGGTATCATATTCGCTGAGTATGGAGGGGGTCACGGTCCGCGAGACTCCGAAATCCCAGTGAACGAGGATACGGCGAAATATCTCGATTACGAATCGGTCCGGAGGGAACTCACCGGAGAGGTGAAATCGGAGTTGGAAGATACCGCCGATAAGTTCTTCGATCACATCAGTAGTCTAAAATTCACACCTAATTGTATCCCTTCAGGATCTCTCGTCGCTTCTGATGGGGGGTTGAACGAAATACAAGATGTGGAATCCGGAGACAGGGTGTATGATGATGTCGATGGGAACGCCACTGTCGAATCTAAGTTCGATAATGGGTCTAAAGAGGTAGTCCGTATCAAAACAAGATCCGGGTACGCAGTGCGAGCAACTCCTGAACACTACTTCCGTGTAATAACCGACGATGGAAATTACGATTGGAAGCAAGTCAAAGATATTTCGGATGGAGATGTGATGGCGCTACAGGAGGATTTCCTTGATGACGACGTAACTGATCCCAACTTAGATTCACTCGGTGATGGGGAATCCCCATATGATGTCGGGTCCCCCCGTCATGGATTCTCATCTCCATCTTTGATGACGCCTGATCTCGCCGAATGGTTGGGACTCTACGTCGCAAATGGCGCTACTCGGGAATCCGGAGTGAGGGTGGCGTTCAATGGTGGGGATGATGATCTTCACTCGCATTGGGTAGAACTGACTGCTGAACTCTTCGACTTTCAACCAACTCTAAACGACCACCACAGCGATGCGGATTGTGTCGAAGGTGGCGCTTACCGACGTGATCTGGTCGATTATCTCGATACGAACGGGTTACGGAAAGAATCATCAAACGACGCTGTTATTCCATCACCCGTGATGGGGGGTGGGAAGAGCGTTTCCGCAGCCTTCATCCGAGGTCTGTTCGAAGCTGATGGGACTATCGATGACCAGTGTATTGAATACTACTCGAACAGTTATGAGTTAGCTCACGGAGTACAGAAGCTACTCCTCGGATTAGGAATCAGAGGTGTATTGAAGGAGAAACGGGGTGGTTATAGGCTTACCATTCGAAAAAACAGATCCGGGAAGCGATTCGTTGAGCAGATTGGATTCATCAGCGAGAGGAAAAGATCGAAGCAGCATGAGTATACTGAGGTGGATGAGAGGTCTACCACCATTAAGATCCCCAACATGGTGAAACCGATGCGTAAGTGGCTATCCAATAACGATATCTCATCCGAAGTCAGATCCGACATCCGTCAATTTGTCCTACCTCCGGATTCGGATTACCTTCAGCAATTCAGCTACAGATCCTTCGAACGCACGGCGGCCGAACATCCGGTACTACTGGAATCTCCAGTGGCCGAGTTCGCCGAACGTGACCAGCTATACGAGCAAGTAGTATCCATCGAGGGAATGGGGACAATGCCGGTGGAAGATATGAAGATACCTCGCCGGAATACCTACGTTACAGAAGGGTTTGTGAGCCATAACAGCCCAACGTGGATGAACGCTGGAAACACTCTACAGCAACTCAGCGCCTGTTTCGTGTCTAACCCGGAAGACGATCTCACGGATATATTCGACACTGAGGGCGATGCAGCAAAAGTCTTCCAAAGCGGGGGTGGGCTCGGATACGATTTCTCCTCGCTTCGCCCCTACGGTGACCCTGTAGGCGGATCGGGCGGGGTAGCATCCGGACCCATCAGCTTCATGCGGAGCTACGACACGATGTGTGCCACCATTGCACAGGGCGGGAAGCGCAGGGGCGCTCAGATGGCGAACATGCGGATCGACCATCCGGATGCTCCCTACTTCATCCACTCGAAGCGGATGGACGTATCCCTCGCTCAGACTCTCCTACTTAACGATCCTGATGACTTCACGCACAGTAGCTTCGGGGATGCACTCGAAGAAGCGCGCGAGTTGATCGATGATGAAGGCCGCGTCCCCGAACACCTCCGGAACGCAGCCGAGGGGCACCTTTCTAACTTCAATATCTCGTTGTTCATCCCCGATCGGTTCATGGATGCACTCGAAAACGAGGACACGTATGAGATGATTAATCCCCGAACGGGCGAGCAACACATCGCCACTGATGGGACCGTCGAGATGTACGGTTGGTTCGATCTCGATGAGTACGTCGAAGTCGGCGAGCCCGTGGAACTGCCGGCAGAGGAAATCTGGTCGCGGATCATCACCGGGGCCCACGCCAACGGCGAACCTGGGGTCATTTTCGATGATACGGTCAATCGAGATCACAGCTTCGATGTGGACAAATACCCAGAGAAACGCATAAAAGCTACCAATCCGTGCGGCGAACAGGCCCTTATGGATTACGAATCGTGTACTCTTGGGCATATTAATTTATCAACCATCACCCAGGCGGATGGTGATGGGAACACGATCACCTTCGAGAGGTGGACCGAAAGTCGCGGACGCTACTACCACGGCGGTCCGAGTCCACAGGACATCCGGGAATACCTCATGGATGCGATCAATCATGAGGAACTCCAGAGCCGGGTAGATATGGGAGTACATTACCTGGATAACGTGCTCACCATGAGTGATTTCCCGATCGAGAAGATCGATCAGATGGCGAAAGACAACCGAAAGATCGGACTCGGGATTATGGGACTCGCTCAACTCTACGTCGAGTTAGGTGTCGAGTACGGATCGGATATCGGCAACGAGATCGCTCGACAGTTAATGAGCACCATCAACCACTTCTCGAAGCGTAAATCAAACGAACTCGCTAAAGAACGTGGGGTCTTCCCGAACTGGGAGGATTCGAAGTGGGCTGATCCGGAATCGCACACTGAGTGGTTCGAGAAACACACGGGTCTGGTTGCCTCGGAGTTTTCCGATGGGTTCCGGATGCGAAATCACAACACGATGACGATCGCCCCGACCGGGACTACCAGCATGGTAGGTAATACCACGGGCGGGTGTGAGCCGATGTTCAACGTCGCTAACTACAAAAACGTCTCACAGGACGTTCAGGGCGAGGAGATGCTCGTCCAGTTCGACTCACTCTTCCTTGACGTTCTGGAGGCGAGCGGTATCGATGTGGACGAGGTAAAAACCGAGTGCCAAGAGTTGATGGAAGCAGGAGAGTTCGACACCGCTCGGGACCTCGATACGGTCCCGGATGAACTCGCTCGCTTGTTCGTCACCAGCGGCGAACTCACTGCTAAAGAACACGCTTCGGTCCAGTGTGCGTGTCAAGAAGGTGTTGATTCGTCAATAAGTAAGACGACAAACGCCTCACATGATTCGACGGTCGAGGATGCCGACGAGGTGTTCCGTTACATCTACGAGAACGGCGGAAAGGGAATCACCTACTACCGCGACGGTTCCCGATCCAAGCAAGTGCTAACAACTCGCAAGGAGAATTCTCTCGATGGGTTTGCGGAGGAATCCGGGGAGTTCAATGCGGAATCACTGGTCGAATCCCTCGACGAAGAGCAGCTCGCTGATCTGGAGAACGAGATGCAGATCGACAACGAAGCACCAGATTACGATGAGCCAGATGTAATTATCGGGACTGAGGATAGTTCGGATGAAGACGGGTACGCGACGAAGCGCCCCCGTCCGGACGTACTCCACGGCGCGAGCCAGCGGATCGATACCGGCTTCGGGAAAATCTACGTGAACGTGAACGACGATGAGAACGGCCGTCCGTTCGAAGTGTTCCTCAACACCGGAAAGTCCGGTGGGTTCACGAACGGCTTTACCGAAGCTCTCGCACAGATGATCTCGGTCGCGCTGCGTTCGGGCGTCGATCCGGAGGAAGTGATCGATGGGATATCGGGAATCAAGAGCCCGCGAGTCGCGTGGGACCAAGGCGAACAGATCGAGTCGATTCCGGATGGGGTGGCGACGGGCCTCCGCCGGCATATCGACCGGGATCTCTCAGGCGTCCGTGAAGGCGCACAGTCGCTCGCTGAGGACTCGGAGTTCGAGACGGATGGAGGATCGGACGATGATGAAAACTCCGAGAGCGAAGACACTGGCGGGATGAGATCGCACGCTGGCGCAGCGGCCGACATGATCGCCAATGGCGAGTCGCCGGAGTGTCCGGAGTGTGGTGCGTTCGCGCTGTCCTACTCCGAGGGATGTAAGAAATGTGAAAGTTGTGGATGGTCGGAGTGTGGATGATTTGTAAGTAAACAAATCCGTAAACTCTTTACGTTTATCCGGATTAGTCGGGGTTGATGTCGGAAGGTACAACTCCCGGCGAGCAGGCATGGATTGACACTCAGAACGACCAGATACCCGAAATAACCAGTTATTCCGCCGGATCTATTGTAGATACCGTAATCGGTAGTAAAACCAAGGTCCGTATCCTTGATTTCCTCATTACCGAGCAAGGAGATGGCGTCCTCGTGAAGACGATCTGCGAACAGACCGGAATCTCCACGACGAGTTTCTACGAGAACATTCATACCCTCGAAGAGTACAATTTAGTCAAATCGTGGGATGGAGACGGTTATGCTCAGTTGTACGCTATCAACACTGATAGTGAAGCGGCCAAGAAGTTCGCTGAGTTCACTTGGACTCTTTGCTCTGAGTACGAAGATTTTCCCGATTACGCGAAGGGTGAATCCGATGAGTAGTTCGGAGCAGAACGCATACCGAGAATTCTTGGATCAAGCACAACTTACCGTCGGGCAACTGAGACCGGAAGACGCGATCGTGAATAATACCCAGGTAGAGGTAACCATCCGGGGGAACGAGACCACGACCTACGATGCTGTAGGGGCGCATAATTTCGGTAATTCGTACAACCAAGCTGTCGTCCTGTGTTGTTTCGATTGGGTCGAGGAAGACAGGGATGCCCAGAGGGAGTTAGTCGAACGAAACGCCGAGGAAATCGCATCTTTAAGGGGCGATGATACTGAACCGGGTGATGTGGTGGACGAATACGTATCCGACGACGGCGAACAGAACCTGTTTTGTAAGTTGCGAAGTATGGTTCCCTGGGAGTACATTATCGAGATAAACTCTGTTGAACAGGATCGGGTGGATCGATGAGTAGAATCGAGATGTGTGCTGAGTGCGAAATGAAGTACGGACACCCACAACCGGACTGTGCGGACTGTGAGCGATTAAACAACAGGTAAACCCATGGCGACACTAAAGAAGTGCGATCGATGCGGGGTAGTGAAAGAACACACGGCAAGCAGGCTCGAACGTCATGATGAGTGGGGCCTGAGTGCGAGGCAGCGTGGGAAGCTGAGGCTGTCACAGGATAATTCCGAAGGGGTCGATAGGGTCGATCTCTGTGTCGAGTGTACGCGCGATCTCAAGCGGTGGTTCGATACGGATCCCGACAGGGGCGAGAAAGGGGAGTGAATCAAAAGATAGGAATCCGGAATCTTTATTACCCAACGCGGACAATTATCGATAGGACGAGCGCGACGGAACGATCTACAACGCCCTTGTAGAGGCAGAGGCCGAGGTTCGAATCCTCGCGCGTCGGGATTACCCTGGCGTGTAGTGTAGTGGTAGCACGCTTTCATCACGATCGTTCCAACTTTCCCTCGTCCCTAACTAAGAACCCAGCGCGACGGATCGGATTACACCGAGCTTATCACAAAGTTCACCACCAATTTCCGATCCATATTTTCCTGGGTTCACTCGATCAATAAGCGACAGCTACCTACACCGTTTTAGAATCGAAACAGTTATACTCCTGTTGGAACGACTGAGTTAAACAGAGTGGTGAACTAAATGGATTTCAATCGGACAGTCGAATCCGTCGAAGAGAAAACCCGGACGACAAACCTTGCAGGCGGGGAATCGTTCGCCCCGGACACTCCGGAAATGCAGCTATACAAGCTGACCCTCAACAACCTACTTGAGGACACGTACTACGAGAGCGACACCGAATCCCTCTCGAAACTCATAGAAGCGTTCAACGCGGTTGCAGGGGAGAATCCGGAGTTCGTCATGAAACTCGCCGCCCATGCTCGGGAGGATATGGGGCTGCGAGAAGTATCGCAAGTCCTGATGGTTCTTGCGGCGAACGATGAGCGGACGCGGGGCACCGTTCGTGAACTCGCGCCTTACGTTTTACAGCGAGCGGACGAACCGGCGAAGTGTCTCGGGATTCAGGACTTCCTCAACGACCCCTCGGATATGAGTACCCCGCCTCCCGGATCCTCCCCACCGTCCTCGCTCCGGAAAGCGATCAGCGATTACCTCTGTACGATCGATGAATACGAGGCGGGGAAGTACCGACAGGACAACAAGGAGTGGTCACTCGTCGATGTCGAGAACGTAATCCATCCGGTCCCGGCGGAGGGAGATTCCGACTCGGATCGAGAGCGCAGAAACCGCGAAGCACTCCGTAGACTCGCTCTCGGCGATCTCGATGACTACCCAGGAGTTGATCCCCTCCGCGCTCCGGATACGCTCCAGCGCGAACGTGGCGGCTCTACGACGACAGTAGAGGAGTGGCGTCAGAGCCTCGATGACGACATGCCGCTTCGATCACGCTTGGTGAACGTCGTATCAATGCTCGAATCCGGACTCACTGGAGAGGAAATCTTCGGCGATGTGACCCAGGAGTGGGTTCAAAATAGTGGCATCTGGCCGTTCCGTTACTACCAGGCAGCGAAAGCCATTCAGGACGCGAGAGGGGCCTCACGGAATCTTCATTCGCTACGACGCCGAAGCACGTCTATCGTCTCCCGTCCGGGTCCTATGATGGAACGTGGAACGTTCGAGAACAGCAATCAGCTAAACGATGAGTATACGATGGCGTTTCTCTCGAAGGCGATTGACCTCTCCAGTGGGTCACTATCGGATGACCTCCGGGGGACCCACACGACGGTCGATCTATCCGGATCGATGGACGGTATGATCTCCGAGCACTCCGTGATGACCCGGAAAGAGATCGGGATGCTCTTCGGAGCGATGCTTGCCGGAAAGAACTCCGCTGTATCGGGCTTCGGTGAGTATTTCGAGTGGATAGACATCGACCCGGAAGTTCCGGTACTGGATAAAATGGCGTCGATCTTCGAAGTCGATCAGGAAGTTGGACACAACACGAACGCGTATCTCGCCTTTGAATGGGCGACCCGGAACAACGTCTCGTTCGATCGGTTCTTCGTGTTTACTGACGAGCAGATGTGGAACAGTCGATCCCCGGGGAAATCCACTCACCCGCGCACTTCGGGACCTTCCAAACGAAGCCGGGCTCGGAGCACTGGGCGCAGACAAAAGACCTTCAACGAGGCACTCAAGGAGTACCGCCGGGAGGTGAATCCGGAAGCGACGGTCTACGTGATCGACCTTGCCTCCTACGGTGGTCTATCGACGCCTGAAAACGCCGAAGGTGTATTCAACATCTCCGGATGGTCCGACGACGTGTTGGACTTTATTGAGTTTGCTGAGAATCCCGGCGACCAGATCAGCGCGATCGAATCCAAGTACGGAGGTAACGATGAGTGAATCCGAAGAGTGGGAAACATCAATCGACGTGGAACTAACAAATGGTATCGCCTGTTTGAACGGATACGTCTCTGGGGACAATCTTAATATGTCAGCAAACGTGGTTGAGTTTAATCCGCCCGAAGAATTAGACTTGCCGAATGGCCCCCACGTTCGGTTGACGTTCAACGGGGAGGACGCACGTTCGGACGAGTGGGTAAGTGCAAGCGTCCACATGAGCGAGGAGGAGTTCGGTGATTTGGTCGCAAGTATCCAGGACAAGCCGGATACTGCCTGAGTAGTTACCTGTACTCACTACTTATTAGCCTGGGGGGATTACCCGATTCCATGCCAGAATTACGTTTCGAGAGCGAACGGGAGGAGAAAGAACGCAGAGAAGCTTCCTACGGGCTTCATATCGCTCCATTTACGCCGGATAACATCGGGGACGGTATCGCGGAGATCGAAGACATGCGCGAAGTGGCGGGGTTGAACCGTTCAGCGTCAGGATTAGAGGAACTCACTGGAGACGGGCAAGTCATCGTCGTAATGGATTCCGGAGTCGATGACTCACATCCGATTTTGCGAGACGTGGACGTAGGTCACGTCGATGTAACCGGATCAGGGCAGACGCGCGATAAGGTCGGTCATGGTACCGCGTGCGCTGGGTTGATCCACCAGGTCGCCCCGGGTGCGAGGATAATTTCGCTCCGTGTGTTCGATACGTCCGGGCGGACTGATGGACAGACGATCAAGCGCGCCTATCAGTGGCTCATGGATAACTCCGAGCATGTGGACGTTGTTAACATGTCTTGGGGGGCCAGTAAGACTATCCGATCTATCGATAAGTGGCACAACCAACTGAGTGATACCGGCGTTATCCCTGTCGTTTCAGCGGGTAACAGCGGTGGACCATCCGGATCCCCCGCGACCGCTGCATCCGGGTGGTCGGTCGGAGCGTGTGATGAGTTCGGCGAGATGGCCGATTTCTCCTCGTATAACCCCGAATACTCCAATCCGGAAGTCACTGCCGTCGGAAAGAACACTGTCTTACCCCGAGCCGAGAACACATCGATGGGGAAAGAAATAGAGGACATCACTGGAGTTTCGGTTCCATATCCGGCAGTGATGGCTTCGGGAACCTCTTTCTCCGGGCCGCAAGTAGCAGCTATCGTCTCGCTTCTCCGTTCGGCCGATACCATCCGGACAAACGAAATACTCAGTGCGCTCACCGACACTGCACGGGATATCCGCGACACTGAAACAGATGGTGAAGGGATCGTAGATTACCTCAGAGCCCGATTTCGACTCAGGCCGGAAGACCCCGAAAAACCTGAAGAGCCCGAATCCCCCGAAGAACCCGGACATCCGGAGCAGCCTGACCCCGGAGAGGAAGGGAAACCGCCGAACGTCCGTCCGCCTCGTGATGATAACTTCGGGGCGTTCGCTGAACCGATCGGTATTGAAGCGACCGGACTACAATTCAACGGCATCCATCAGTACACGGCTGATATCTACTACGTCACTGACGGGGATTCGATGAAATGTAAGGTTTCATTTGGATTCTCTCTCACCCAACGGTGGGTGTTGCGGCTTCTCGGCGTTGATACTGCCGAAATTTATGGAGTACCGAAGGATAGTGATGAGTATAAAGAGGGTGCTAAACACAGACAGTTCGTCCAGGATTGGGTCGAGAAAGGGAAGGAAGACTACGATGGTCACGAGGACGAAGAAGTCGAGTACCCGTTCCTTGTGAAGAGCGAAGAGTTCGGTAAATACGGAAACAGAAGGCTCGCTGTTATCAAGCGTCGATCGGATGGGTCCGTTCTCAACCAGGCGCTGATCGATGAGTACGGTGATTCCGTCAGGTATGGAAAGTAGACTGTAGATCGAGTATCGTGGGTGACTGAGAGCACACATCTCCTGATAGTTAATTGGAAAATGATAAGTAGTGGAGCTACGGTAATCGACCATGGACCTCGAAGTTCCGATCACGTACCACCCCGAACTTCCGGAAGGGGTGCCGCTCGTAGCGTCCTTTTCCGATGATAGGAACAGACTGAGCTATTATCTCCCACGTCTTCAGTCGATCGAAGGACTCAGAGCCCCATTAACGACGTTAATTTCCGTCGATGGGAACTTCGATAGCTACCCAGAAATCGAATATCGGGACGCTACTCGTTTCATGCAGGATATCGGTGCTCAGACAGCTTTCGTGAGGGGAGATTACTCCTCGGGAAAATACGACGGGGACGTGGGTTCGAAAATACACTCCCAAGACCCGTATGATATCGAAACCGTCGTGCTTGAAACGCTTCGCCAGTTAGGTCGGGGGAAGAGACATCTCGGCGGACGGATAGCCATTCGGGAGTGGATCTCTCACGATCGGGAAGTCCGCTATTTCATCCGGGATGGGTCGGTTCTTTACTCCGATTCACTCGATAACGGAAACGAGTCCCCGGACTGGGTTGCTGGAGCAGTAGCGGATCACTTCTCCGATTTGGCGTGGTCGGTCGATTTCATCCGTCATGAGCGGTCGGGTAGCTGGTATCTGATCGATATGGGGCTTGACGGACTGTATCACAACGGGACGGAATGGATTCCGATATCGGAACACCTCGATAAGAGCTATAGCCCGATACAGCACGCGGATAAAATGCCCGATCCCGACCGGTTGAAGTACCGACGTTGAAACCCGATGAGAGAGTAGCAAGCGGTAAGTGGTCGAACCCCCAGGTTCGACCATGGGTTACTCTCTTCGGATCGGGCGTCGATCCGGTATCGAACTCGATAACAACGACCACGAGCCGATCTACACTCGCCCGACAACCGGACTGATCCGGGATGAAGGTGAGACACACGCTGATAAGTTCCGGATGGACGCGCAGGCATCCGACCGCTCGGTAGGCTACATACAGTGGAGAACCGTTCTCGATGACTTTCCGGCGTTCGATGACCTTTGGGAAGCACTGAAGGACGAAGCTGACAGGGAAAACCTATTGTGGATCCCGGTAGCGAGCTATCCGGATGATCCCGTCGAGGATTCGATCAAGCAGGCGAACGAAGCAATACTGGAGGCCGAGGGGTCCGATCACACCTACCCCGACCCCCGCTACCCGGTCGATATACTCGATGACGATTACGATGAAATACCTGCGCCACCGGAGGTCATTAGACGTGCTCAGTCAGCACAGCGAGTGCTGTGGTTCTGTCGGTACTCCGAGGCTGTTGAGGCGGAATTCGGGGGCGACGGTGCGTTCGAGATCCCGGGTGAATGGAGGTCGAAACCGCATTGTATTTCTGGGACCGGGGAGGAATCGGATTCCGGACGGATGGCGTTCGACCGCATCCTCGTCCGGGACGATCACGGTTTCTTGGACGAACCCGACATCATTGAGACGGTAAATATCGGGAGTATATGGGATCGGTATTATGAACTAACGGTTACGGATGAGACGATCGATTCCCGACAGGAAGCGCGGGATATCGGACGGGAGTTGAAGCGTATTCTGAAGGATTCGGCCGAGGGCACGTTCGGAACGCCCGTTGCGAACGTCTATCGGAAGTTACGGCGGAAGGTTTAATTTGGTGGCTGTTGTAGAGTGGGATATCGTGATCCGAGGTTCCCTGGGCATTTCAAGACATAAAATGCTCAACACAATCGCTTCGCTTCTCAGCTTGAGTTTACTCTCAAGCTAAAACTCAGGGACTTCGGGAGCTTTTCAGGTTTCTCGATACCTACGATGTATTCGGTCGGTGGGAATGATCGGATGGTCGTTCTGAAGCACGCCACCACAAGCCGATACCGTGCGGCTTTGATACTATCTTTCGAAAGTTGGTGAGTTCGTGTCCGAGTGGTCTAAGGAGATCGATTCAAGCTCGATTAAGGGGTTAGCCCGACGTAGGTTCGAATCCTACCGAACTCATCGGTTGAAGGCGCGTGTCCGAGTGGTCTAAGGAGGTCGATTTAAGATCGACTAAGGGGTTAGCCCGACACAGGTTCGAGTCCTGTCGCGCCTATGCGGACGTATAGGGAACTGGTGAAACCCGAGAGGCTTAGGACCTCTGCTTACAGAAGCTTTCCAAGTTCGATTCTTGGTACGTCCATTGCGGTTGAGTGGGGATATGCCCGAGTAGACTAAGGGGCCGCGTTGAGGGCGCGGTGGTGTTAGACCTACCCGAGGTGCAAATCCTCGTATCTCCATTGCCGCCCCAAGAGGATAGGTGACCTTCGCTCGACTGCTAATTGAGTTCCCTGAAATATGGATTCGGAGTTCAAGTCTCCGGGGCGGCGTGGCACTTTCGAAAAGTGCCTGTCAAATGACGAGGTGGGGCAGACACAGGTGAATCGACTCGGCTCGAAATCGAGTGCCTTAGCGGGCTTAGGGGTTCGACTCCCCTCCCCACCGCTTGCGATCTGGGTACTCTGTCCGAATCTGGTAAGGGACCTGATTTGAAATCAGGTTAACCCCGAAAGGGGGTCTCGGTTCGAATCCGAGGAGTACCGCTGTCGAATCTGAGCATTGGTGCGCTCACTTCGTTGGAAACGAAGCGGCGATAAACTGCCTTGAGAGTTCGAATCTCTCATTCGACGCTTTTAATATTTCACGGGTAGACCACACTCTATGGAGAATTTAGTAACAAACCAGTATGACACGTCAGCTATCATGTGTCCTGAATGTGGAGGGGGATACCTACATCGGGGGCGGGTTGAAGTATTCTCACGTCATCGAGAAGATGCGGATGAGGGGACACATGTCGTGGTTGATGGAAAGGAAACGACAGTCGATAGTTCCTTGGATGGGAACGTAAGCTCTCGCCGGAGTAGTGTAAAGATCACATTCGAGTGTGAGTTCTGCCGGGGAGAGACACGCACACTACGTATCAGTCAACATAAAGGGAACGAGTTCGTGTCTTGGGACTATTAGAACCTATTCTTCGATTACCTTGTGTCCTTGAATCTCGACGCTAACAGTCGATGATTCCCCTCCTCCAATGATCTGACCGTGTGAGTGCTCGGATACATCGTAGTCTGTCACTTCCCATCCTTTCGCTTCGGTTGCCTGTATCATCTCCTCGACTTCAGCGCGGGTCGTTTCGCTCATACTATCTACCGGATCGGATGGCGGCCACACCGATCACATTTCCGTTTTCGCGGCGAACCATCCGTTGATTGGGCTTTCACCAGCGAACGAAGCGCCCGTCCGGGGATTATACGCTTTCCTACACTCCCAACACCGGTTCCAAGTTATTCAATATAGTAATATTTATCATTCAGTTCTGAGTGTGTGCATGTATGTCAGTACTGGGCTCGATCCGATTTTACGCTGATTCCGAGGATATCGAATCTATCAAACAGAACGCGGAAGCAGCGGACCTATCGATCTCCGCGTACGTCCGATCACAACTCGAAGAGTGTGAGTGATAGCCCTTCACAAGTCACACAAATGCACATAGATGCACCCAAATGAGTAACGATACAATGATTCAACGACACAAAGATACACATAACTATTTCCCGGCGGACTAATGGGTTTAATACCGGAGTTTATTTAACTCGACGAAACGTGGGTGTTGACATGTCCGAAAAGGGCGACGAGGGTAGATTCGAAGCAGTGAAATTGAACAACAGCGTTATTGTACCACTTCATCTTGATGATGACCTTATCGATGGATTAGTCGATTCGTACGGAATCGATGGAGACGGGATCTACCAGGAGGAAACCTTCTCAGAATTTTCGGTTAGTAAACATCTAAAATCAAATGGGTCGAGTAGTAGTCCAGTCATTTCAAATAATAAATTTTCTACTGAAGGTGGCGATCAACCTCTGGATGAAGATTCTGTGATGGAACTTATGAAGCGATATGCTGTCTGCATTAGAGAAGATAGATGGAGCGGTAGGCTCAAGATGGAGTGCATATTGAACTGGTGGAGGGATATTGGAAACGATGATATGCCTGATTTAGACGACCTGGAACGTATTCAGAGAATCAGTGATAGATTATCCAGTAATCACGAAGCAATAGCTGGTAAACGAGTACACTCGGTAAAAGCGACTGATTTCACTCCGATTTTTCTTGGACATTTCAATGGTACATCAGTAGATCCGACCTCAGAACAAGAAGTTGACTACAGTCAAACAATTATAGGAAGCATGAATGGGTTGAATGTGTCCCCTAACCTCAGAGAACAGATTGTGCTATTAGATCGGAGAAATAGGTCGAACGGGGTTGGTTTGTGTGTAGAGCCAGTTAGGGGAATAATAGAAGACATCACTAAAAAACCAAATGAGGTTCATCAAAAAGAACTTCGGAAACTTGTACATAAAGGTCAGGATGCGATCCGGAAATCTGAATCAGACACCAACTGTGTCTCGATTGATAAGGAAGATTTCGAAGAGTAGGTAGCTTAGAACAGCGTAGCCTGTTCGGTCGAAATTTGTTGTTCTTTTCCATCCCGGACGTGTTCGCCGCTACAGACATAGATCCACATATCATCGCTGTATAGCTGAAAGCGGCGGTCGGCTACGTCGGCGCACATCCGGACATCGCACTGTCGATTCGACTCATAAGGCGCTTCGTATGTTCGTGGATCGATTTCGGGCATTGGAGTCTATAACGGAACGAACTCCTCTCTCCACTCATCTGTATCCATCCGGTCGAACAGACAATCCGAACAGAGATACTCGTTTTCGTGCTCGATTACGCCTGCCTGTCCGCTTGGAACCCCACAATCGAAGCAGTGTTCGTCCCGATCTCGGCGACGTTTCTCGCGGGTGTCATCGACGTAGAACAAGTCGAAATCGCCGGGTGTCGGATTGGTCGTTCCGGATCGTACCTTGTGTTCGCTGGTCGTCCGGAGGGTCGGATAGTCGGCGAAGTCCTCGATTCCTCGGGTTTCTCTGATCCATTCCTCTTGGCAGTAGAGATCGCAGGTCTGTGCCATACCGACGACCTCTCCCCGTTGTCCGCGCGGAGGGCCGACTGAACCGACCGAGATATCGATGAGATCGGTCCGGACGTAGTGGTAGGGTACCGGATGCCCGCAACCATCGCACTCGTACCAATCGCTCCACATTCCTCGTGGTGTCATCGTGTTACCACCCACCATCCGGGAGTTGTTCTTTGAGTTTATCGAGGAGTAGTTTCGAGCTTTCGTTCATTTGGAGTCCTTCTTGTTCGGATCGGTCCCACCCCCGAGGCAATTCGCCGAACCGATGGAGGTCGAATCCGTCTTCGGACATACTGAGGAGTCTGTGCCAGTGACCCTCGTCCATCGTAATAGTGATTTCACGACCCGTCTCGCTCCATTTCTCACTGACGCCCATGATTAACTTTTCGGGTTATGGATAAATATATGTTTCTCTTCCCGTAATCAATTGGTGACTAACCTATTCGTAGTGACGTAGGCCGATATTGATAGCCGCGTTCACATCAGCGTGGGGTGGGTTATACCCACACCTTCGGCACTCGAAGTAATCATCGTTTCTCGGTCTGTTAGCAGGGTCTGACTGGCCGCACTTTCGACAGGTAGTACTCGTATGGTGTGCATCGACTATATCGATCGGAATTCCCTCGCCACGAGCTTTATAGATTATACGCTCCTGTATCTCATTGAACGGCCAATCATGGATCGGATTTTTTGCTGTTTTCCGATAGTCAGTCAGGTCCTCTAATACCAGTACACAAGGTTTGAATTTTCGAGCATAGTCGATTACTTGACGGGAGAATACATGCGTCATGTGGTCAGTGTAGCGGCGACGTTCTCCCTTTAGTTCTTTCATCTCTCTAAGTTTACCGTCAGCTTGAAACTCATCTCTCTTATCGGTGAGTCGCTCCCGGGTGTGTCTGAACTCCCCACCTCTCTGGAGGTCCGGATTAGTCACATCTCCGTTTTCATTCACACATGCTGCTGCATAGATTATTCGTGATCCGATATCAATCCCGATAGCTTTGTATTCCGATTCATCCACGCTGCTGATATCGAGCACTTCCACGGTACTCGAAATAACGAGGTTCATGCGGACTGAACCATCCGATTCGATCGATACTTCCGCCGTTGCGGTTTTATCGTCGCCTTCGATGACTTTATCGAGGTGCTCGCGCTGGTACTCTCCGACGTTGATTCGAAACCACTCCGAATTCCTGTTTCCCGGCCCACCGGATCGCAGATCCAATTCGATCCCATACACCCCATCCGATCTATCGAGCGTGACGTGCCGAGATCCGATCCTTATGTATTCCGCTGATCCGAATTCTCCTCGTGGTTTATCGCCAGGCCGACCACGTTCGTCCCACGAGGCGAACGATTCAGCTACCTTGTAGACTGCCTCATAGGAGTTGTGAGCGTATTGTTCGTGATCCGGGTGGTTCTCTTTCATTAGTCTCCGGGCGCTTGTCGCCCCCTGCTTCTTCGCTATCTGTTCCCATTGATATGGTGGAAAGGATGGAAGGAAGTCAGCGACAGTAGCTGTTATCTGTTGCCATTCATCGATCGTATCCCGGAGTCGTGCGTTTTTCCGACGACTTGAATTCAGGGAACAGACGAGTGTGCGATGAACCGATTCGGTCGTGGTCGGCAGTTCAGTTGGGTCAAACCCACTATTTACGCTCGGCGGTGAGTGAGCATCACTCATAGAAAAATCATAGACTTCCCATAGACTTATTCCTTGCTCTTCTGATCAAGTGACTGTTTGGCTACCATGAGCATACCTCTCCAGGTTAGTCCGTGTTCGTGTTTGGTTGATTGTACTTCTTCGAATTCGCCCTCGTCTTCGAACTCCGCTTGTGCTGTTGGCATGGTATATTCATAGATATTCGATAGACTTATTACCGTCGCTCTCCTTCGAACGGATAACTCGGATCGGCCTGGTGTCGTTCCGAACACGGGGCTGTTTCACCCCGCTTTTCCGATCGATGCTATCGGGTAAGTGTTGGCCGTCCGGTACTCAAACCGGGCCATAGACCGCTAAGTTCGGCCGGGCGGAGTACGTGTGAAAGCATGGGACAGGATCAACGTCCCTATCTCCCCCGCCGAGATAGGTGAGAAAATCGGTATGAACCGTCTTCTGTATTCCAATGGGGAATGAAACAGAAAATTGGTTCGAAAACCGATGCTGAGAGCCAGTACCACACCCACAACGGTTGCCTGCGGGATCACCACATCCCGGCACGGCGAGACCTGTGATCGTACAGAATCGTCGCTTTGGGACTCCCATACGGGACGTTCACAGGAGAACACAAGCCGTAACACCCGACGAGGGAGGGAATCACTCAAGACGCAAGAGCAACAATCCCCAGACTATTCAAGGATCGACCATCAAATCGGTCCGAAAAGTCGAATAAAGAAACCTTTCCGTGATTCGGATTTCATCGACCCACTTAAACTGTCCGTACAGTGGGGGTCGATGATGTGATGCCCCACTCTCATTGGGTTAGATGTACTCGATAGGTCTCTAAGCAGTAGGTGACCACCTGTTGCAACCCAAGAAAACCCCGAGAGGGGATTGAAACGGGCGCAACTACAGATACAGCGGTATCTCGTTGAACGTTGCAACCCAAGAAAACCCCGAGAGGGGATTGAAACGTGTCACCCTCATAATTAGTAGCAGATTTTGATAACTGTTGCAACCCAAGAAAACCCCGAGAGGGGATTGAAACTCTTAAGGCTTGAGGCCGTTGATCTGGTATGTCAGTTGGATCGGTTGCAACCCAAGAAAACCCCAAGAGGGGATTGAAACGATCGATCCAGGGGTAACGATATACCAATTCTCGTTGTAGCCCAAAAAACCCCGAGAGGGGATTGAAACACGTGCTCGATGGGTACGGACCGCCGATCGAGGCAAGTTGTAACCCAAGAAAACCGGGAGGGGATTGAAACAGCCGAAGACCGACCATCCTACATTGGATATCCACGGCTGCAATCGAATAAACCCGAGAAGGGGGATTAAAATATGCGCCGATCGTAATATCATCAGACCACTCTTCCCCGTTGCAGTCGAAGAAACCGAGAGGGATTGGAAACGCCAGAAGAGTTAAGTGGTCGAACCGTGTACGCGTGAGTGAACAATGAGACAACCGATCCAACGCGGGGATCCGGAATGTGGACCTGGTAAGGCCCCCCGGACTCCAACCAAATGGATACGAGAGAACGTACCTGCACGTACGTTTTATCATCCAGTTGACCTCTCGGATCGGTTCTCGCCACAGTCCGGTTCGACGTTCTGATGTCAAGGCGGTCTGACAAACCGTCTGAGGCATTGTGTGAAGTACGCTATTACGTGTCCGAGGTAGTTTAGTGGTAGAATTCGACCTTGTGATGGTCGAGGCCCGCGTTCGAATCGCGGCCTCGGACCTTAACTTTTAGGAAAAGTTATCAAAAACCGCTTGCGGAGACGGATTTTGCACTACTTTTCCTAAAAGTAGGCCCAGGTGGTGTAGTGAGAATCATATCACCCTGTCACGGTGATGACGCGGGTTCAAATCCCGCCTTGGGCGCTACGCACTCTATGAGTGCCTCTGGGCAACGGAAAGGCCCAACCAAAGAACCCAGATGGGGTCAAGCCACCACGGAACGTATCGCAACGGCCGACGAACCCCGCTGTAGACGGGGAATATGCAGGTTCAAATCCTGTCGTTCCGACTCGGCCTTCATAGGGCCGATGTAGGGTTGAACGCAGGGACTATTGCCCCCAAAAGATCCGTAGTCATACAGGCATCCGCTCCCTCAAGGAGCAGATGTGGCCCGATAACTTAACTGAGAAAGTACCCGACTGAAGATCGGGCGATCCCGGTTTGAATCCGGGTCGAGGCCATCCGGAATGGTATAGTCCCTCGGTCTATTGGATATGGACATCTGGCCCTGAACCAGAAGATCGGAGGTTCGACTCCTTCCGGGACTACTTGCCCCCTCGTGTGTGGGGCAATGCGGAACTCCGGAGTGATAGCGGTTGTCCGCGTACAGTGCGCCTCGAACACCATACCTCATTGTTGTCATGGTTCCGGTAACAGCTCGACGGTTTCAGTTCCGCCTCACTGCTATCACTCCGGATGGCGGTTCGAACGCGTACTCCTGCGGTTCAGCGGACGTGGACGCCTGACTTTGAATCAGGAGATCGGAAGTTCGAATCTTCCCAGGAGTATCGGGGCAGCGATCGACACTTGACCCCAAAACCTGCGCGAGAATAGCTCAAGACATACAATGTTCACCGGAAAACGCGAGAACAGCTCTGTCGTCGATCGTTGTCCCACTGCGAAAAACAGAACGCTCCATTGGTGTAGTGGAATCACATCGGGTCCTCATCCCGAAGAGCGGAGTTCAATTCTCCGATGGAGTACTCCGGGTTACCAATTCCCGGATGAAGTGGGGTTGAAGCTATGGGAACTACTGAGCCCAGCGCCGGGCGCTCGATTGGGGTAGTGGACATCACGACTTATGTCAATCCTACGGGGTTTTCATCTCCGTGACGCAGGTTCGAGTCCTGCATCGAGCATGGGTGACTCGGACTCGACCGGGAGCTTTGGGCGGCATCCGGGACGGCGTAGCACCGAGGTGACCACCGATACTACAACTTTAGAAAAGTTGTTGTCAAACCCGACAGGGGATGTCTCCTGTTGGGAGACGCGGGCCGCTATATCAATTAGGCAGATAGCTTCCTTTGCAAGGAAGAGGCTCCCAGTTCGATTCTGGGGCGGTCCATCAACTTTTAGGAAAAGTTGAGTCAAAAACCGCACCGCGCGGAGCGGTCTTTTGCATCACTTTTCCAAAAAGTGAGCGGGAGTAGTGCAACGGAAACACGGGCGGCTGCCAGCCGTCAGATACGGGTTCAATTCCTGTCTCCCGCACTCCGGGTTGCTCTTACCCGGACTCAAGTAGGGTGAGCCTCTGATACCGGATCGTCGTCCGTGCATAGCGGCGATCCGGTTCGCGCGTGGATGCTCCAACGGTAAGACTTCAGCCTTCCAAGCTGAAAATGCGTGTTCGATCCACGCTCCGCGCATCAACTTTAGAAAAGTTGAGTCAAAACCGCGCTGCTGTGAAGACGTGTGTTCCAAAGGAAAGATACTTTCTTGACATGAAAGTGAACGAGGTTCAATTCCTCGCGCGTCTATGCGCCTATAGTGTAGTGGTCATCATTCGGCTCTGATATAGCCGGTACCTTGGTTCAAGTCCAAGTAGGCGCATCAACTTTTAGAAAAAGTTGAGTCAAAATTCCGCACTGGCGGTTTTTGCACCACTTTTCCTAAAAGTGGCATCGGTAGTGTTAAGTTGCTACCTTTCAAACGCGGATGTAGCGAGGCGGGGCAGTCAGAAGTGCCCAATTGGTTCATATCCAATGGATCGGTGGTTTGAATCCACCTCTCGCTACTCAGGGTGATTCCCATCGTGCTCCCATCACTTGATCGCTGATGGGGGAAGACAGCGCCCCTCATCCCCTGTTGGGCGCTCTACAAATTCAGGGGGTAACACGGCGAGGTGGGATAGCTTGGCCTACTCCGGTGCCCTCATATGGCACAGATCGCTGGTTCGAATCCAGTTCTCGCCACTTCCGGTCAACGGGGCCACTGCTCCCGATATCCTCGGGCATGGAGCCGGACAGGACGCGGGTACATTGCCCGCGTGGATAGTCCGTCTTGGCGGGCTCACTATCCGACAAAAAGGCGGGACCAAGAATCTCGCCAACAATATCTTTTTAGTCCGGTTCTCGGTTCGAATCCGAGCGGGGGTACCGGCCCCTCAATCCCGGAAAGGAGTTCTCAACCCTCCTCAAAAAAGGAGACCTGGGATCATGGGGTAACGGTAACCTCCGGGCCTTGGGTGCCCGTGCTCCAGGTTCGATTCCTGGTGATCCCGCTTGCGGCGCAGTTCGGCAGATACTTCCGGCTTAGATGCCTGAAACACAGCATGGTAAGCTGGTCAACACTCACCTTCCGGACGGACGGTGAACTACGGCGTCTCCGGGACTCGCTTTGGTATCTCGATAACGACCCGAAACACACCGATACGGACGACCGCGAAAACGTCGTCTACGGCCAGTACTCCGGAACAACCTTCTTCGAAGACATGAGCTTCCTCAACCAGACGCTCCCCCTATGGGACGAAGCAGCGATCCTCCGGGCGTCGAACACCAGCGATCGAGGACAGGTGTGGTATATCTCGATCAATCCCTACTCGTTCAGCGTTGAGGATTTCTTCCATTTCGCTGAGGTGGAAGAAGAACACGGACTCCCGAAAGGATCGATGGCAGCGAACAAAGCGGAGGAGTATTCCGGATTGCCGGTGAAAGTGGCAGTATCAACACCCTAACTACTTTTAGGAAAAGTAGTCCAAAAACCGCACGGCTAATTAAATATAATTAGCCCTGCGGTTGCGGGTTTGACACTAACTTTTCCAAAGTTAGTGGGCGCGTAGTATAATTGGATAATACGGCGGCCTTCGAAGCCGAAGACTTAGGAGTTCGAGTCTCCTCGCGCCCGTTGCGGTACGGTAGGGTTCTTAGCTCAATTTGGGAGAGCGCCGGATTCCAGACCCGGAGGTTTGGGAGTTCAAGTCTCTCAGAGCCCATCCAACTGTAGAAAAGTTGGTTCAAAAGCGGTGCGTTGAATACGATCAGGGCGTTTACTGATCGTATGGAGCACACGTTCCAGGAACCGCGTACGATCGCCGTTCTTCACGAGGTGTTCGAGGACAAAGGTGACCTCGGAAAATGGAAACAGCGGACCAGCACGATCGATACACGGACGATCATGATCGAGGAGGATACTCTGATCTTCCTCGGCGACGGGGAGTCCGGACAGGCCGTCCTCGTTGTCAGTAAGGAGAACTTCATCTCCGCTCATACTGACGGCGTGCGCTGACCCAAAAGGTAGTTAACTGCTTGGTTCCCAAGTAGATACCAAGTACATGGTAGAAGATATCGACCTCGACGCAAATTTCAGTGATGAAGGTGGCGAGGTATCCGGATCAACGACCGTTCACGGCGTAGTTACGGGCGGGGTTCCGGATTCGATGGATGCTGCGCTTCAGGTAGAAATCGGAGGGGCGACGACGAACGTTGATATCTACGTCGAGGGACGAACGAGCCCGGATATCGGCTATGAGAACGTCATTACATCAACCAACGTCTCGAATGGGTACTCCGATCTCCAGACGGGGATTGATCTCTCCGGATTGTACGACGTGCGGCTCCGGGTGGTCAACCAGGACGGGACGAACGATGGATCGGTACGCGCGGTGCTGTCGGTATCCGGATAACTTTAGAAAAGTTATTGTCAAAGGCGCTCGTCGTGAGCGTATGGGTGCGAGTTACGAGGTAGATGCGTTCGAGAACCAAGTGAACAATGCGTTCCAGGAGTCGATGCGGACGACATTCGCACTCTGGACTATCAAGCGTGCCTTGGAGATCGAGGACGCTGGCGGAAGCGTCGATTGGGAGTTGATAGAAGATAATGTGTGGGATGCGAATGAGGCATCCGGGTTCGCTGAAACGTACATCTCAGATGAGCACGGTGTTGTCGAGCGGTTCCGCGATATTGAAGGCGATTAGATCAATAGGTAGATCATCTCGCTTACATCGAGAAGGTTTCCGGTTCGAGTCCGGAATCGCCTACTCCTATCAGGCCCCAATGGTGGGGCGCTCGATTTGTAATCGAGATTATGCTGGGTTCGATTCCCAGGGTAGGATCTCCAGGGCCAATAGATTAATTGAACAAATCGCAGGTCTTCTAAACCTGAAATTCGGGGTTTGAATCCCTGTTGGTCCGTTCTCGGATAGTGCGAACGGCAACACACTCCCTTGGTATGGGAGAGATACGGGTTCGAATCCCGTTCCGAGATTCGGCGGAGGCTGTTGGTGACCGACTCCCTCTTATATAGGGAACCGCGCGGGTTCAAGTCCCGCCCGCCGTATACGGACCGGAGACCCATCAAGATGGGTACTGGCTTTTAACCAGGAGGTAGCGGGTGCAAATCCCGTCCGGTCCTTGCGAAATCGGGTTGGTAGCATGGACAGGAAAATGTGCTTGGCCCTTAACCAAGAGATCCCGGGTGCAACACCCGGCCAACCTTTGCCAGTGTGACAGAGTGGCCCATCGTCCCGGACAGCAGATCCGGTGTGCATAGGTTCGAATCCTATCACTGGCTTCCGATTCGGGAGAACGCTCAATACCTTCCGGATCGTACGCAGAGCAGAGCCCGGAGAGAAGCAATGGTGCTTCGCCGTGCTGTTGACACGGAGATGCGAGGTTCAATCCCTCGACCGGGCGTATATCCGAAATACTAAATTTCCACGGCTCCAGACCCATCCATGGATCACCCGGAACCCCACGAACACACACCCCGATATACCCACGCAATACACGAGCAGGACGAAGATTACTACGAATACGATCTCGTTCTTTCCGCCGACTTATCCCATCTGAATCAGGTCAAAGACCGTGAGTTAGATGAAAAAGAGGCCGGAGACGTTCTCCATCAGATAGCAAGTGCCGATTTGTCCGATGACTCCTACTGTAGACAACTCAACGCTGAAAATCCGGGATTGCAGCCGATCAATAGACAACGAGCGGAATTAGAAGACGCGAAAGTAATCAATCCGGAAGATGAGTGGTGGGTCATGAAAATCCGCCTGGAATAATGAATAAAACTGCTATCTCGATAATTGTACTCGGGATCGGACTGATTATCATGGCTACCCTGACTGTAAATGGAAAGCCCTACTACGCAATTGTTAACGCAGCTATAGGAGGTTGGGTTATCGTAATAGGAATATACAACCGAAAAGAAATAATCAATGAAAGAGCAAACTGAAATACCCGACGACTGGATACCACTCACGAAGTTCGATGCCGATGGGAAGGAAAACGGAGATCCCGTAGGAGGGACCTATCTAATCGAAGGAGAACGTCAGCTACAGATAGTTCAGGTCAAGAAGGAACCGCCACACGATCTCATCAGTCTCTATCCTGATGAGATGAAACAGTTGGTTCATGCGTTAGTAGATAGAATTTAACTCGTCAGCAAGAGGGTCATTATTCCGGTGCCCCCTGCGATGAGCACCAGGAGAATTCCCATGGTAATGATGATCTGATTAACCTCTTTATCTCCAGCTTTACAGTACCCTTCAGGACCTGGATAGAGGAACTCACGATCGCTGATCGGACGGAAGGGGCGAACGCCCATCGGGTTGAGCGAGTCAAGCGCGATATGAGTAAGGACACCGACTCCGAGGAACATCCCGATTGGGGAATTGACATTCAGTGGTATTGTAAGCGCGTATCCAACCACTGTCATACATAGCGCGAAGGCTATTGTGTGGGTTAGGCCCCTATGCTCAAGTACATCAATGTGAGCGTCTATATCCGGAAGCATCGCGCCGGTTACGATGGTTACCATCATGAGTGCTGAGTACCACGGATAGGGGACCGAAATAGCGAGAAATGTACTACAAACAGCGAGAGCGCCACCCAAGTGCCCCTCGTAGTGCATTATTCGAACGATCCTCCGGCGATGGTGCCGATGAGGACTCCGGACCAGTAATACCCGGATTCGTACGCGAGATCGGCCAAGTGTCCGCCCGGTTTGTGACCCCTCGTCGTGTCGGTTTCAGCGCCGACACTCATCCGTGCGGTTTCGAGTAATGGGCCGTTCTGTCCGGTACGTTCAGCATGGACGGCAGTTCCGAACCCGATGGTGAAGGCATGGATTTCCTCGGGTGATGGGATGATTTCGTCGTACATATGTTACTCTCTAAATTCAAATTGTATCCATACCGTTAAGTCTGTTTTCATTTTCCATAATGAATATTTCTATCGATAGATTTAAGTGCAGTTGCTACCAACCGACAGGTAACCTGAGTCCGACCGTCCAGCCGGGCTTGGGGTGTCGTGCTACGGGGTTCCGGGGATGAACGCCGTCGTCGGGCGTCAGGCGGGGATTGACAGCTCCCGAACGAAAGCCGAGCGCCCCACGAAAGATGTGTCGTTGTTCATCTTCAAACCCATTCAATCCCATCCTGAGAGACATCAGTCTTCGTGGTAGAAGTATTCCTCGACGGCTACCGGAGCGATCCAGTAGTTAGGTGTGTACCGTGCTAACGTGGCGAGGTAGACTGCCGGATCGGTGATCGGCGTCTCCTTCGGGTCGTATCCGAGCCCCTGATAGTGTGGATCGCTCGACTCGCCGAAGAAGCCGACACAATTGACCATCACGAACTCCTGTCGTAAATCAAGCAACCATTCGAGATCCGCTTCCCGCTCGGGTTCTTTGCTGTAATCGACGCTTGAGAGGTACGCTACTACCGATTCGTTCTGGAAAGTGTCGATAATCGATTCGCGTGCGTGCTTACGATCCGGATGGTTCGGCGGCTGATCCGGATCGAGGACGATCCCGTAGGCTCGATCGAACGACCCATCCGAGTCTTCATGTAGCACGTTCCCTCGCTGGAGGTGAGCGCGGGCTTCAACTGGTTGGATGGGTTCGAATAGTCGCTCGATGCTTCGAGCGATCGGAGAATATTCGCCGAACACCTGTGTTGCTCGTTCGGCGGATCGAACGGGGTGTACTTCGTTCAGTTCCTGGTCGTCGATATCGTGGGTCGGAGTGTATCCGACGACGAGCGGAGAGTGTCCGTGATGTGGTTGGGTCCAGGGTGGCTCGTATTCTCGCCCATTAAATGTTAACGTGTCAAACGTACCGTCAGCCGAAGAGTACGATTGAGTCATCTGGGTCTTGAAGTGTATGCGGGACGCCACCGACATCCGGCCAATATATTTGTTTGATCTCTACTTCTCGTACCCTATTGACACGCTCTTTCGTGACCACATACTCCGCAATGAAGTCCATGTAGTTATAGAGGAGTTCCGATGGCGGATTATCCGAGCACAACTCCTCGAAGTTGCTTTCGAAATCCGAATCGCTAAACAAATCCGGAAGGTCCTCGACGTGAGAGTACCCACTACTCTCATCGTATTCGCCCTTGCCGATGAACCTCACATCCGAGCACTCGGTTCGCGTCTGAAACCTCGCTGATCCGATAGCGATTTTTCTTTCCGCGTCGTCATCGTTGATCAGTAACCCACCCCAGGTGTTCACGTCGTCTAAATTCCTGGAGTCACGTCCCATAAAAGATACACTAATCCTCCACGGTTAAATTCCTTTCTGCTTTTAAAATACAATCTCACTCGGTGTCGTTATCGGAAGCTGCCTGGAACATCTCCTCGTGCTGCTGTGCGTCTTCTCTCGAACTTTCAATGAACTCCCGCACGTCATCGGCATAGACCTCGGCTGTGAAAGACGGCATCCCTTCAGGTTCAGGAACTCTGGCTCTGATTCCGATCGGTCGTTCAGATTCAACAGTTTCCGTTCCATCCGGACCTTCGATCGTTTCAGTGACTGTCTCCATCAGAACCTCATCAGCATAACCAACGTTCCGGTCTGATAGTTGCACTGGAAGGTTCGTCTTGACAAACACTTTCCGGAAGAGCCAACCGGCATCTTCCTCGGGTGGGTATACGTCGATCTGCCAATCAGCAAACTCCCGGCAGGCGACCTCGACCCGATAATCGTATTCAGTCTCGAATACCAGTACGTCCCCAAAGTCACTACCGTCCTCTTCGACCCAGGCGTTCTCGCCGGGCACTTCCTCCGGAAACTCGTCCCACTCAGGATACCAGTGAGCTTCGGTCGGTACGTCATCCGGGGAGATCATGTGTTCCTCGGATAACTCTTCAGTCGTGATTCCTTCCTCGCGGACCTCTTCAGGATCGAGCATACGTGATACCATCCCATCCGAGGAGGAATCAATCCATCGATATCCAGACGATTTGATCCCGAAATTTGAACCCGATTTTCTCGTCTCTTACCCCAGTGGTAGCGTGCCGAAAACGGGGTTCTAATTTTTGCTCAGAGTCGGTCGGTCAGCTCCGATCCGGTAACCACTTCCATGCCCGCATCCTCAACCGCCCGAGCGTACTCACGGAGTTGGGACTTCGTGATGTCATTGCCACTTGCGCCGGACTCGACTACATTGTGGATCATTATCGGAACTACGCCGTCTTGTTGGGATTCTCTCTCGATCGCGTTGAGCACCTCGCTTCGGTCGTGCCCCGTGTAGCGACCGATTCGGTACTTACTGTCGTAGTTCGGCGGTTCCGCGCCACCGCCACCGAAACCGATCGCGTAGTAGTCACTGACAATCGAGGCGATGTCCGAATTACCGGATCCTTTCGGATAGACGAACGTCGCCGATTGGAAGCCTTCGGAATCGAGCCACTCGCTCGATTCCCGGATCTGATATCGCTGTTCGGACTCGGAGAAGTTAGTCAGTGGTTCGTGATCGACCGTGTGAGATCCCACTTCCCACCCCATCGATTCGAGTTCCTCTAACTCCTGGATGGTGAGGTAACTCGTATACTGAGCCTTGCTCCCATCCGGATCGTCCTTCGGACGATCCGTGATAACATCAACCGTGCCAGGATAACCGAAGTCAGAAAGTACATCCGCCCCGTTACTCAGAGCGGTTTCATTACCGTCATCGAAGATGAACAACGCGACCCCATTTCCTCGATCGGATCCACCGTCCGACCCGCCGTTCGATCCACTACCCGACCCATCCCCGATAGATGACGGGTCTACTTGGTCCCCATCGATCAATACCTCCGCTGGCCCCGACATATCGAAGGAACTCACGCTGCCGGTGTAGAAGTAGTTGTCCGATCCGCGCCCGCCGATCGTCGAGATCGCCGATGAACCGCTGATCGAATCCGTTCCGGAGTCGTAGTCCTCGCCCGATGTGAGATCGCCACTAACCGAGAACTGGATTCGAGCGGATTCGCCGACGGCGTTGAACCTGATTTCGGACTCCTCGCCCCCCTCGCCCTCGGGCGGGTCAGGCTCTGTCGTCTCATCATTACTGTCATCAGGAGTCCCACCGACCGAATCCGGATCGACTTCGGTGCCGCCGACATACACTTCAGCAGGACCAGTGAGTTCGAAGTATTCGATTGCATCGCTGTTGCCGTCGATGAAGTAATTATCGGATCCCCGCCCGCCGATGGTGCCCGACGCCGAGACAGAATCGTATTCGTCGTTATAGTTCACGTCGGGACCGGGGGAGAGTCCAGTAGCAACGGAAAAGTCATATGCTGCTGACTCGCCGACCGCATCGATCCGGAGTTCGGTTTCGGTATCGGTGTCTGACCCACCGTCCGAGCCGCCACCCGAGCCATCGTCCGAACCGCCATCCGAACCGCCGAATGAGTCGGGATCGACCGTCTCGCCCTCGATAAGTACGTTTACCTCTCCCTCGGCCGAAAAGCCCGTAATCTCGCCAGTGAAATCGTACCCGTCCGCGCCTCCTGCTACTGTCCCGGAGGCGTCACTGCCGGATACGTCGTCGCCTTCAGGCTCGTCAGCGCGTGTTAGAGAACCACTAACAGTGAACTGGTAGTCGTTCAGATCATCACCGTCCGGGTCCTCGACCACGATCCGTCGAGTTGTGGGATCGTCAGTTTCCGGATCGTCGGCGGCATCATCGTCGGACGATACGGTCAGTTCATCCCGAGTCACCACTTCCCCGTTCAATTCGAGTTCGAGGTTCCCCGGTCCGTTGAACGAAACGACCGACCCAGTGAAGGAATACCCATCCGACCCGCCATAGACCGTCCCGGAAGCGGAGTCGCCCGAAGTATCATCTCCTCGTGGGTTTTCAAGCGCCGATACATCACCACTAACCGTGAAGTCGTAATCTTTGGGTGAGTCTGCGGGATCGATAACGACGAGCGTGTTCGCCTGTTGTGCTGATACGGACGACACACCGGCTCCGATAATGGTCAAACTCCCTGCTGCTCCTGCTTGAATGAACTCTCTTCTTCGCATTACAGTTTAACTGTCGGATTAGTATGTTAAATATCTTTTTAATCAAACCCGCCAAATTTCCAAACGACGAATATGAATACAGCCAGAATGATGAGGAGAATCGGCCCCACCAACAACGTCGCAACGGCGAACCCGCCGAGGTACAGCAGTCCGGTTTGCATGGCGGCGATGATCGGTGAGAATATCCCACCGGATGGGCCGCCGATCGTACCAGTACCACCGCCGACACCCGAGGCCGCACGGACTGGGGTCCGTGGAGCGCCGGGCGGAGGACTACGATCGGGATTCGAACCTATTTCTCCCCGGATCACCGGGTCCGTACCGCCAGCTTCATTATTATCGATCGGTTCATCCGCCCGGATATCGACGTTCTCGAACGTAGTGACCGCTGTCCACCGCCGATCCGGTTTGATTCTCCCCTGGTGGTTGTTCAGTCTAACTCCAGATCCGGCCCCGTCAGGTTGAATTATATCGACGTTGCGGAACAAGACTCCATCGAACGTATCCGAGCGTTGTTTCGGGTTCTTCCCGGACGCGAATGTATTGGCGACGGCTGGCCCGCCGATATTTACAAGCGTCGAGTTGACGATATAGCTTCCATCACTTCCCAACCGAAGGCCATACCCCGTCTCAGGACCGAAACCAACGTCTTTAACATAAGCTTGCTCGAACCCGACTGTCCCCTCGTTGCCTTCGATCTTCTTATTTCCGTCCGTAATTGACGGCGGATTGCCAGGTCTGCTCGCATACGCGCCGTCCTCGGCTACGTCAGTGAACGTGACGCGATTGGCCTCTATCTTTCCTTTGTGCTTCGGATGGACGAACAAGACGTTAGAAGCCAGATCACTCGCCCAAACGTTGTACATCAGGCCCACCCCATCCGAGGACTCGACTCGGAGGTTAAACGGTGGGTCCTCGCTCGCCGAATGGTTCGTGACGGCGACGTTCCGGATGGTCCACCCCGTACCACTGGCATCGATGTCTACTTGCCCACCATCCGCTTTGAACCAGACGTTCTCCAGGATATCCCCGTTCGATAGGCTCATCGAACAGTCACCGCGTACGATCCGGTAACTCACACCCTCGCCGGGAGGCTCGTTCTTTACGTCCTCACAGTCCGCCACTACCGTTCGTCCGGACGACTCAGCCGCTGGCCCACCCGATGAATTGCTCCCATCAGCGGCGGGCTGTGCGGCTGCTGGAGCGACGAGTCCGATCGAGAGGAAAACAACCAAAACGACAAACAGAAACCCTCTCGACCAGTTTCTCATTATTGTTCTCAATTGCTCAATGGCAGTTAGTTGTATCGATATCGAGATGAACTACGGACATCGACCCGAGTTCGCGTTCCTTGTCCGTGACTACTACTGGACAGTAGTTGTTTGGGAGATTAAACTACATCGAAGAGATACTTAGCTGGTAAGTAAGAGGCAAGCTTATGAACTAAGGGTGATTAGGCCACCCCAATGGAAACTCCATTCGAACTCGAAGTACGGACGGACGGGTCACGGATCGACTACGAAATCGAAGTCGAAGAGGGGGAAGGGACCGTAGAGGGAGTATCCGGTACAACCGGATCGAGAAGCGGCGACTACGAGATATCCGAACACGTCGCCGGTGGCGGGGTTGACTCTACGGACTACTTCGATAAGTATACTGTTTCCGGCCCAGTAGTACGGTTTGAGACACTTGGAGATAGCGTTTCCGACGATCTTACGCTTTTAGCGGACGGGAATGAGGTAACACGTGATGAGTTGGTCGGATCAACTGAAGACGAAGAGTCAGAACCTGAATCCGACCCCGAGTACGGCAGTCCGGACGAGCCGCGCCGGTACTACATCTATGGCGATAAATGGAAACCGAGCGGAGAACGCGACCCCGACGCTGCTCCCGACCCCATCTACTATGTTGTCGCCATCCGGGGTGAGATCGACGTTACGGACAAGAGCGATAATTTCGATGCGATCCACACCTTCGGCGAAGAGACGGCAGTTATCGGCAGCGTACCGGCAAACGCGGACGATGCCTTTTCGATCACCGGCGAGGTGCTCTGGATGCACGGATCGAGCAACAGGCTCTCGGTCCAGCTAAACAGAGTCCCATACAATCCGCCGTGGCGGACGGAAAACCCACTCGGCGAGGAAGCATCCGGGGAGAACCGACGGCAATACGAGGAGGGAAGCGACGATTCGGAGCCGTCGGAACCCTCGGAACCCTCGGAACCCGAACCTTCAGAACCAGAGCCCTCGGAACCTGAACCTCCAGAACCTGAACCGACGGACCCGTCGGGGCCATACTCGTATCTCGATACGGATAGTCCGAACGGGCCGGACAGCGATCTGGCATCCGAATACGATCACTACATAGAGATCAACGGAACGGACTTCTCGGAACGGGTTAGTTACCACTTCGTTACGAGCGGAGAGGTAGTACCCGCTTCGAGCGGGGATTCCGTCGATAACAGGGGCTGGTTCGGCCATGCAGAAGGGGCAATAAAATCATGGCGGGACGGGTTCTACTATAACGGCTCCTTACTCGACATCAAGGTAGGCCCCCTATCAGTCAGGGAATACCGAAAGCGCGAGAAGGACGATTCGCTTGGCGTCTATGACCTCCCGTATGCGGTGTTCGTGGATGGACGCTCGATAGACCACGATCGATTCGATCCGAGAACCGCAGACGCCGGTACCCCGATCGATATCCCGATGGGGTATCGAGAAGACGCTCTCCCAGCGGATCTCTCCCCGGATCCCGAGGACGCGACCCATGTCGTCCGATCGGAAGACGATCTGGAAAACGTATTCGATTCGGGGCTCTCGGACGGCGATACCGTCGTCGTTGATGATCTGGTCGAATACCGTGGTGGGGATGGAGTCCTCTACGAAACGGGAGCGGACGCTCTCACGATCGCTTGCACACCGGAGGGCCACCTCCGACGGATGAATACCCCGAGCGATCACTGGGGTAATTTCAGTCTACGGTTCGGCGGAAAACACCTATCGGTTGTTAATCTCACGCATGAGGGTGATTTTACCGAACCGCGAGGGTACAGATCGGGGGGAACGTTCGCGCTCACTACCGACGGAGAATACCCGACGTTCGTGAACTGTAAACTCTGGAATTGGGGCGTTACGGCGCTTGATCTGCGTGGGTACGGAGAGACCGTGCTCGGATACGACGCCAGCAACATCCAGATCGACGGGAGCGGGTACGGCATCGGAACGGGCGGCGAGGCCGAACTATCCGGAGACAACCCGGACGAATACAGCCGTATCCACCCGTGGCACGAGCGAACAGCAATGAAGTTCCTGCGGATCGACGCCTGTCGCCACCACATCGAACGTTCGAGAAACGCTTCAACCGAAGCCAGATGGTACGTCCTCGGCGAGAACTCCCGGCACGGAGGGACCATGGACGACTCACACCGCTTCTCACAGGGTGAAGACGTACGAACGGATCGAGTCATTATGAAGCCGAACCCGTCCGTACCGGCCGATAACATCCGGGGACGACCGAGACTGTTCAGTCGTGCCCGAACCTGGTATGCAGGATGGGACGAGAAGTGGGCCTACCAACTCGATCCCGCCGAAGCAGAGCGCAATCCGGGTCCGGAAGGCGAAGCACCGTTCGCCCAGTTCGCCGCCACCGATCCGGAATACAAAAACAGGGACAGAGGATGGGACAAATCGAACGGGCCGCTCCTCCCGGATCCATCCGATAATCCATACGCGTGGCAAGTTGACGAGGATACGATCCAAGTCGGCGGTACCAGGCCCGACTTCATCACCCAAACGCTCTACGATACGCTGAGTTACTTCCGGGACCAACGGTAGGCCGTTATAAGTCGGACTGGGCGGTCTTGATAATCGAACACACTTCCTCTCCGACTTCCTCCCGGGGGCGTTCCCCATTCAGGGTAGTCAGGTCCATCGTGTTCTCGAAGCTACGGTACATCTCGTTTACCGCTTCGAGGTATCCATCCCGCTCGAATCGATTCGGATCCTCGATCCGTTCTTTCGACGTTTCGGGAGATACATCGAGCCTAATCACGAGATCCGGGGCGATCGTGGTTCGAAGCGCCATATCACGGGCGTACTCCGTGTCCCGACCCTCGTTCTCGAACTCGACCGCCTGATAAACCATCGTGGAAAGCACGCCACGATCGGACAGTACCGTCTTTCCCTCGGACAGACGAGGAAGGACGAACCCCTCCAGATGGGCGATCCTGTCAGCGATGAACAAGTGCAGGTCGGCTGGCGACCCGAGATCCTCACTGAACAGGAGTTGCCGTACAACCGGATGATTCGGCTCCCGGGTGGTCAATACATTGTCCATATCATTCCGGGAGTCGATGTAGTCTATCACCTCGGTTTTTCCCGCTCCATCCGGGCCTTCGATCTGGATGTACGTCCCATCGAACCCGTGGTCGGGGCTCGGTTCTCCGAGCGGTACTTGAACCTCACCGGAATTGTTACCATTGCTCATTATCTGAAATCCCGCTCCAGTACCTCTTCGAGCTTCTCCTCGAACGGATCGGCGAGCGTGAACCCCTCCCGCTCCGCGAAATCGAGCGCATAGATCATCACATCCGCCAATTCACGGCCCAGGTCCTCCTCTGCGAGTTCCTCCTGGCGGATATCCTGTCTTCGCTTCAGGATGATGCGGGTCATCTCTCCCATTTCCTCGACCATGCCCAAGAACGGATTGATCGAGCCCTGATCGCCGAATTGTTCGCGCGACCACTCCCCGAGGCGAATCTGTGCCTCTTCCAGATCCGCGAAGTTCTCGTTACCATACTCGCCGTGTGTATTGTTCGGGCGACGGTCCTCGATTCCCATTCGGAGGTCCTCCATGATCTCCTCCTCGCCGACTACCCCATGAGAGTAGTCATGCAGTGCAGAAGCCACGTGGTCGATCAGTTCTTCCTCTTCTCGTATCGAGAGTTCACCGCTGTCAGTAACGAGATCGCTGAAATCTCCGACTGCTGCCGCTATGGTAGAGTGAGCATACGCCTTGTACTCGCTTCTATGGAGATAATTCAGCGTATGTCGACTCAGTTCTTCTTCGGAATCAACACCCAATTCAGCATCCGTATTTTGGAAACTCTTTCGCGCACGGTCGAGTATCTCTTCGGTTTTGTCGCGCGGATTCATCCGGATCTCATCCCGTTTTCCTCGGCGAATTCATCGCCATCGATCGTCTCTACGATCTCCCCGTTCTCGATCACCTCAACACGATCGAGTGACCCAATAAAGAGATCGTTGAACGCCTTACACTCCATGCACTCCTCGTGAATTTCGGCACTGTATGTCTCAGCGATTTCGTCCTTCGAGTCGTGGGTTTCCTCGGCCATTACGTGTTCCTCTCCAGCACCGAGCCGGTAGGATTCACACGTCCAGACAGCACGGTACTCAGAACGGTGTTTCATAGCTACCGACATCTACTCTTCGCCCCCTTCCTCCCCTTCCTCCCCTTCCTCCGCACCCATCTGGTAGAGTTCCTCGTGCCACGAACGATCGTTTTTGACTACGTATTTTCCATAGCTCGTGAGACTGTAGAGGTTCGTCCGGTTGTCCTTCGATCGCTTCTCTATCATGTTGTGGTCTTTGAGTTCATCGATATTCGGATACAAGCGACCGTGGTGGATCTCACCCTCATACGCTTCATCCAGAAACGCCTTGATCCCCAACCCGTAAATCTCCCCGTTGGCCCAGAGGATGTAGAGGATATCACGCTTGAAACCGTGCTCGATCAGGTCCTCGTGATGCCTCATTCCACGCACCGCAGACTCGGCTTCTGAGGGGGTATCAGTGGCTGTTTCGTCCTGTTCCTCGGAGCCCGTATCGGGTTCTGCGCCCATAGACAGGTATACCCGCACACATGTCTTTAAACTTTCTACTTGGAATGGACCTGTGAATAGAACTGGAACAGCCACTCGTCCAACTCGTCTTCGAACGCCCCACCCGGGTCCTCTATATCGTCGTTTTCGGACGGTCGCGCCGAGTTGTCCTGTAGCGTATTGAGATACCTGATCGCTCGGTTCCGGTCCGCATCGCTCATCATAGGGTGCTCTCGGGACTCCTTTGCTTCGATAAGCTGGTTTATGAGATCGAAATTATGATGTTCGTCTTCTGTGTTCTTCTCGTGGTAATCGATCAAGTTATTCAGGTTCGCCATTATATCCCCGCGCTCCGAAAGGTACTCATAAGCGAGATACGCCCGGATGGAATACAGCGCCCGTTTGCCGTCGTGGGTACTCTCCTTATCGTCGCCTTCGATCAAATCAGTGTGCATCCCCGAGGCCATTCCATAATAGCTGCGTCCAGTGCCCGGAAAGTCGTGATCGGATAGGATAGACCGGAGGTCTGCTATCGCCTCCGAACTGGTATTGAGAACGCCGGGACCACAGACGAACGGTTCGACCACCGAAAAATTTCCATCCCGGAGGCGACTCACGTAGTCGAGAACCTCCACGCTGACTACATCGTATTCGGACACCTCTTCGTAGCCCTGAGTGGTCACTCCTTGATTTATTATCGTTGCCGGGTTGTACCCCCCAACCGAGTAAAAATCGCTTTGAGGAGAAACGTGCATCCCTCTAACGTCTATATCACCGCCGTCATCGATCGGGGTCGGGTAGCCGGTCATCCGATCTCCACCGAGCGCGTAGAACAGGGGTTTCGTTCCATCGTTCTCAGTGATCGTGCGGGCTATCCGCTTTGCGACACCAATCTCCTCGTCCATGAAACCCTCTTCAATTCCGCATAGAATAGTCCTTGCGAAGTTTAGACGATTTTTACGACAGTCCCGGGCTCAAAGGCGTCCTCGAAGCGTTCCACCATTCCCGGAACGTGGAGCCGCCCGACGACACATACTATCGACCCTACGTCGTCCGAACGCGCGTGCTCGGCGAGCCGTGCTACCATGGCCTCGTTTCGTTCGGACACGAGCACCCGATAGACATCCGAGCCCGTATCCCGCATTATCCGATGGGCTTCGAAGAGAGCGTCATTAGGACCCTCCGATAAATTGGATGGGTGGAGTTCCTCACTGGAGAACTCGGATTGTTCGACGGCTTCGTCGTACTTATCCAACGTGTCGAGGGCTTCCGCGTCCCCGGATAGGAACGAACGGAGGGCCCGGATGATACCGTTCGGTGCGATCACCTCCGAGAGATCCGAAGAACTCTCGTAGATATCCTCATCGATCGCATCCCAGTCCGACCCGATATCCTGGGCAGTGGCGATCCCGCGTTCCATATCTCCCTGTTCGAGGCGGTTCAGCTTTCTCAGCACCAACTGTGGGATCCCGAGAAAAAGAACGATAGCCCTCGTCGTGTTGTTCATCGGGCGCAAGTACTGTAGAATATCAATGATCGATCGTCCGGATTCAGCTTTCCCCACTAAGTCAAGCATTTCTACCCGGGAATTACAAAGCTCAACGCAAACCAGATCCGGACGGATAGCTCTGATCTCCTCTTCGACCGTGTTCGCACTATGTTCTGAGACGTGATTCGTCCCTATAAGCGTGATTTTAGTGTCGTCGTTTTTACTCGTCATTGAATCCCTCTCGGAGTCGCTCGCGGGGCTTCCGTGCTGCTTCCTCTCCAGCTTGAATAAGCCCGATATTGAACAACACCCCCACCACCAGCAGCGTACCACCAACCAAAGTTGCGGACAATCCGAACAACCCAGGTCCCATTAAGAACCAGAACCCTCCGAGGACGAACATCAACATACTCATTACGTGGACTCCGAGTTCGAAGGAAGTGAACGCAACCGAAATGTCGTACTCGGCCACGTCCCGGATCGACGGCGGATCCTCGACGCGAACACCGAACTCCTCATTGAGACACTCCGGGTGGTAGTGGAGCGATCCGTCCGAAACCGGATCGGTGCCCGCTGGCTCGTATTCCTGTAGTTCACCCATTCCTTGTGCGTTCGACTCCATACCACAGGAATCGCACACATCCACTTCTACGATGAGAGGGTCGTCCTCCTCTACGTTTCTCGGTACGGCGGTTTCTCGTGTAGTCATTGATCTGGTGTGGAGGAGCGTGGTCGTGGTGGTTGGTGGTATCCGTTACCTTTGTCTTCATCGTCTTCTTCCTCTTCATCCTCGATGTCGAATCTCTCAGCGAGAAAGCCCCGGTACTTTTCGTACCAGCGGGGTGTAATCTCCTTGCTAACCGGACACTCGCCATAGACACGCCGCACGCCGGGGGTGTTTTGCGCCGCTACGCTCACGGCACCGCCTTTCTCCTTCACCTCGTGACTTTTCTCGCTTGCTTTCCTGTTCGCCGCTTTCCCAGTATTTACCGTTTTCTTCGCTCCGGCCCTCACTGTTTCTTTCACGTCCCTCTTCGCGGACCCTCCGACCGAAGCGACTTTCCGGGCAGCGCGATCCCGACCCTCACTTCGCCGTTCTTTCCTCGTACCCTCAGAGAGTTCAGGCTCGTCACTGAACACGGCGATTACTGCTCCAACGACACTTCCGATAACCCAGTTAAATAGATACATCGCACCTGCCACCATCCCGAAAGTGAGAGCGATAAGTAGTAGCCCTGGGATCAGCCGTGTTACTATCCAGATTAATATTCGAACAATACCATTTCCCATGAAAAATAGGAAATCGATTATTGCGCTACTGTGGACGTACAGCAACCAGATGAGTGTCGCCCCGCCTCCGATCAACCCGAGTGCTATCAGTCCCGCTACTGCTCTCTTCAACCATTTCACTTGTTTGCCCGTCAGTTCGTACTCTTTTGCGTTCCGACTTGCGGACCGAATCGATTGATCAACGCTCTCGGCACCGGATTGTACGCGCTCGCTGTTCGACGCCTTCACTACGGTTTCTTTCGTATTCGCTGTGAGCTTCTGTGCGCCGTATAATCCACCAGCAACTACCATCATCACGCCAGCGAAAAGAGCGTATGACCCTTGCCAGAGCAGGTACTTCGCTCCACACCGGAGGTTGATTATCGCATCCCCCGCGATAGCGTCCCTCCAGTATGGGTACTCGTGTCCCTCCCCAGTCTCTTTATCAGTCATACGACCATCACCGACATCACTACGAACACCACGAGCGCCGCAACGAGCGCCGCTGTGAAGACCTGTGGCGTGATCCACTTTGACGACCGGATCACGTTGCGTGCTCCAGCACTCATGCCGATATCGAACTGGTCACTGCACGTACTACACCACTGCTCGACCTCCGGGATATCGGATTCGACGCCCGCCACACCGAAGTGAGGCTCCGGTTCGTCCTGCACCGAAATCACTTCACCAGCTACTACGTCGATCGTTGCACCCTGGAACACCTCCCGATGACAGAACCCACACTCTACTGTGTCGGAAACCCCCTCATCGGAGGGTAACGGCCCATCCGTCTCAGTCGCTTGTATTTGTTCTATTGACATTGCCTACCTCTATTGTCTCTATGTACGCGCTCTTGTCTATCGTCCCGTTAGCGTAGGCTCCGACAGTCGGACGGGGTACGGTTGCCTTCACCCCGCCTGTGATGATAGTAAGCGTTTTCGGCGGCTCGCCAGTTGCATTGACCGTCCGAGCGTACTCATCAGCGATGCCATACATTTCTTGCTCTACGTCCTCGGCCGACTCAGCCTCAGTGCTGTACTCGACAGCGATTTCGCCGGTTGGTTCGATGAACACACGAGCATCGGGTTGATACTTCGTGACGTTCTTGTAGAACGCAGTAGCAAGCGTCTGAGATTCGTTAACATCTTTCGGTGGGGTCTGTGGGGGTTCCTCCGGCTCTTCAGGCTCGGCCGTCGATTGCGGTTGATCCGGCATGAAGATTATCGTCGCAGTCGCATACGCTAATACGACTACCAGTACCACTGCGATGGCAGCTACAGCGGCTAACACTCCTCGTCTTCCCATTAACCCTCTACCTCTATCTCGATCGAACCGCTCTCGTTCGTGCTGTTGTTCGATCCGGGCGGCGCAGAGGTGCCGTTCGTCGCTTCGAGGGAGTTAGTCGCGTTCCCATTATCGCCCGTTCCGTCTTCCGCTTCATCCGTGAGGACGACTGCGCTCTGGATGCTCTGGGGTTCCTCGCTTACCAGATAGATACCGTTCCACTCCACGTACTCACCATCAGTCGTGAAGAAGAAAATCGCATCACCATTGCTTCCATACGATCCATCGATCTGAGGCGACTCTACGGCCTTAAAGCAGGACGCTTCATCGTCCTGGTGGGTCTCCTCGATACACTGTTTCGACCCGACGATCTGAGCATCGTTCGTGAGCTTCGAATTAACCGACGATACCTTGCCCTGGGCAACCTTGTATGCAACTACTTGGCCCGTATTTGACATCAAGTAGACGTGATGAAGGTTCTCGGGTTGGTTGAGATACTGATACCGACGAATAAGGTTCGCCCGCTCCAGGGAGTTTTCCATGACGAATGGCGGCTGTTTCTGGACGAGTCCGTACTGATTTTTCTCAGTGATAGCGATCTCATACGCGTACGACTCCCCTACTGTAGCCCCAGAGACATCTTGGCCGGTATCCTCAGCGAGTTTTTCGCCGCTCTGACCGCCTTCTCCCTGACAGCCCGCGAACACCATCATCGCCGCTAACAATACACCGATCAGTATCTTCCGTTTTCGGATGTTTTCGAGATTCATTTGTTCAGTTAGCTTCCCTCCGCTGTTTTCGGTAGTCCATCGCACTCCTGGGCCTGTGGTGGCTCCCCGCTTACCGGAGAGCCATTGATCGTCTCATCCTGTGGCTGGTCTGGAGCATCAGATCCAGGTGGCCCCACGACCCCGAACCTCTCATCAACTCGGTATGGCAAGCTACACTTGAACACGGCCCGACTTGCATCCGCCGAGCGCGCGTTATAATCGGTTGTGAGACTATCAAGCTGGTTCGCATTTCCAGTGATTCGCTGCTGGATCCGGTCGTGGGTGGTCCGAGTCGTCCGGTCCCAGTTGTTCGGATCCTCTCCATACGTCGCGTAGAAACGATCTAACTCCTCATAGGAGTTGTTGAGTTGGGCGCGCTGTTCTTTGATCTCGAAGTATTGCTGACGGAACCATCGATAGTTCTCCAACGCCTTCTCAGCGTCCTGTTGTTCACGGAGGATCTCTTCGCCCGAATCGCGCTGCTCTGTGAACTGGGCGAACGGGAAAAAGAAATACCCCACTATCATGATCACGAGTACAGCTACCAATCCGAGAATCACAAGCGTATTCCACCCACTGGAACCACCGGATGGTCCGGACGGACGAGACGATCGACTCACTGTTGATCACCCTCGTCGTCCTCTTCTTCGGGACCATGAACGTACTCGTCCCGCTCAGTTCCATAGCCCTGCTGAGAGCCGCGCAGCATCGGCGAGAGGTCCTCGTTCGACCGCTCCGACGCAGGGATCCAATCGTCCGGTGGACGGTAGTGAGGGTCCGTCTCCTCGTTCACAGGCTCCACTCCCATGAGCCCATAGAAGAACACAAGGCTCGAATCCTCGAAGTACTCGCAATCGAAGTTCGAGCATGACCCTTCACAATACCGGATGCCGCCGCGTGTGAGGTGGGGTGAGCGAACGTGTCCCGCGCGTTCAAGCACGTTCACGTCCGATCCACAGCCGGGACAACGGGCTTCGAGCAAGGGATCCGGATAGTCCGCTTTCTGTCCGGGGCCGTTCGATTCCGGATCGACGGCGGCTCCTGCAACGACTCTGGTCCGTAAGCCGCCGGAGTCTGCCATCTCTTCGCGCTCGTTCTGTACATCCGCCACTGACCTACCCCTATCGGTTTCGGAATCACTCATTTGCTGTCACCTTCTTCGTAGCTGTCCAGGTCCTTATACCACTCGAACTGCCACTCTTCGAAAAACACCGTCTGTAGGAATTCATCGAACGACCGAAACATCGGGGAGTTGATCGTCTCCACCGACTTCCGGACGTATGACTCGTTAACCGCGATGAACTTTCGAACGGCCCGTCGCTCGTCCCCATCGAGATAATAAACCGTAAGGGCGTTCCCGTATCTGATTTCGCCCGGAACAGCCTTGGAAGGCGGTTTCAATTTTCGCACCACATCAAACCTGGGTGCTAATGCTGATGGTTTGAACGACACGTCATGAGCTGTCACCGGCTCTGTAGCCAAAGCAGCCAATCTGGAAGACGAAAGCCGCTTTGAATTGATCGTCCTGTTCTCCGGAACGATCTCTCGGTTCTCGGGCACTACACTTCACCTTCTTTGGAATCCGACTTGTCCATAATCATATCTCTATCCCGGCGCTTGTTCAACGTTTCGATCCAGTTCGATTCCGAGCCGATCCGCTCTCTCTTTCAGTGCCTCGATATCTATCTCGTAGGTCCCGTTTTCGGTTTCCGCGCTCAGATACTCCGAACAGCGAATCAGATCCCCGAGTGTCTGCCGAAGCGCCGTTCCGGACCCTTCGATCGCCATTCCTCGCTTTTTCAGATAGACTTGCCGCTTGAGGTGAGACCCCCGGAGTGGGTTGTGGTACAACTCGAACGCATACCGCATTAAATCGATATTCATCTCGATCGACATCTCATACCGTTCGTATTCCGGAGGGTAGGGGAAATCATCAGTGTTAGCCCGACGGTAGGACTCAGGCTCGCACTCATCGGCATGACAATACGTGCGGCTGCCCGGGTTCCGAGCATGGAACTCGACTCCACAGTTAGTACATCGGGTATTCGGTATTTTGCTGCCGTGTATCGATACGTGATGGTTTTGCAGCCCGCCAGCCCCCCGTGGAGTCCTATCGCAATCATCATCCGGACAGTCGTACCTGTCGCCTTCGAGACGAAGTTCCTCAATCAGCATCGTTTTTCTCAATCACGTCCGATTCGGTCACGAACGCGCCGTTCTCTCCGATGTCGGGATCGAACCAGGCGCGAACTCGGAAGGGACTCTCCCGTTGTGCTGTTTGCCTCGATGCTTCCACAACAGCACCACAACATACATACCGAGATTTTCCATCACCGTATTCGTTCAACGTCCTGAAATCAGGTGAATCCTCAGCATCCGATAACTCGAACCAGAACATCCCCGTAGCGGGATCACCGTACACTTCGACGCCGGTCAGTTCCAAATCCCTTCGGTCCACACCGGAACTCCGTATCAGCCATGATGAGAAATGGATCCTACTGAGATCGGTTACATACCCCATCGTCATGTACCTCTTCGGTGAGTCGATCGGATACCCATGTAGCTCGTCGAGATGTCCGTTCACAGCGTTCGATCGGAGATTGGACGCTTTCCGGGTCAGCTCCTCCCGGTACACCGAGTGGAGCGCCAAGTAAACGGTTGTTTTCGACGTTTCAATATCCATCCGTTCTGTAATCTCATCGATCGTCCCAGGCTCGTCCTCGTACTCGGCGATCGCCGCGCGCCTAATTTCGTTCTCCCGGGGATCCTCATACCCCCGTTCGACGAGTCGGTCGGCGTACTGGTCCATCCGGTGGACCTTTACTCGCGGCCGAACGGAACTATCCGATAACCCCGTCCGCTCTTTGATCTCGGGTACCGATAGCCCCTGGTCAAACAGGGCGATCACTTCAACCGCCGTTTGAGTCGGTTCAATCAGTTCTTCTCGCAGTTCTTCTTTCCGTGATTTCAGTTCGTTCTCACTCATGCTTTGTGTACTTCAACATCATCGCCGTAATAACCCTTGTAAGTGTCAATTCGTTGTCGATCCATCGTCGTGAACGGCCCACCGTCCTGGACATCAATAATCAACGCCTCGTCGTATCCGGATGGGCGCAGCGCACGCCCCGCCGTCTGGATCGTCTCCGTCTCCGATTTCCCGGCCTGGGCCATGACGATAGCACTTACTTCAGGGAGATCGAATCCCTCCTGAAGCAACGTACTTGATACGATCTTGAGAGGGTCGTCCTCGTCAGCGAATCGCTCCAGGAGTTCCTCCCGATTAGAGACATCGGATGTGACGCCAGCAGCCTCGATTTCATCACTGACATCCTTCTTCGCGGCTATCTCGTTAGCGTAGTGGGTGATACCTTTCGTGGAGTACTGCTCGTGGTCGTCGTGCGCTCCGCCGATACACGGATCTACCTCGGCGCAGTTCACGATAACCGACCGGCCATCCTGTGCCAACTCGAACGCTCTCTCAGCGATCCTGTGGTTCCGAAGCTCGTTGTAGACGATGTGTTTCCGACGAGCCTCATGGTAATCGTTCGAGTAGATATCGGCCAAGTCCTTCCCGGGGTCAGCGGGGTTGTTCAGTTTCTCGATCCGGATGTTCTTGAGGTATCCATCTTCCATCAGGTCCGAGGCATCCTCCCGGTGGATGATCGGACCGACAGCGCCCTCGATTTTCAACTCCTCGCCGGAGTTCTTTCTCCAGGGTGTCGCGGTGAGTCCGACCCGATATTTGGCGTCGATCTTCTGGCCGAGCGCGTGGAAAGTGTCAGCGACCGATGTTTTATGACACTCATCAAACACGACAATTCCTATATCATTTTCAGGAATCACATCAATTCCCTGAGAGTGAAGCGTCTGCATGATGCAGACCGTAACCGCACCATCACCCTCTTCGACATTCCCTTCGCCGACGAGTGTGGGTTCGATTCCGAGGCACTCACGAACCTCTTCGGCCCATTGCTGGAGTAGCTCCCGAGTATGAACGAACACAACAGTCCTACGGCCTATTTCTGCAACGAATTTCAACAGTGTGATAGTCTTGCCCGCTCCTGTCGGCAGATTGATAACTCCTTTCTTCTCCGAGTGAATCGCATCGATCGCATCGCGCTGGTAATGGCGCGCATCGAGCGGCGATACCCACTCGACCAGATCGGACACGTCCGCGCCCTCGTTACCGTGTTCGGGGCCCTCAATGACTACCTCGTAGCCCTCCTCTTCGAGGACCTCGGCCATCCCGTCGGTCAATCCGATCGGAGCTTGATAGTGACCGTACTCCGCCCCGTTGTAGACGTTCACGATGCCGTCCCACTCGCCCCGCTGGACTTTCGGCATGTACTCCTTGTCCTCGACTTCGAAGCTGAAGTGAGACTCCAGGATATCGTTGATCTCGGTAGTCGGGTTGAATCGCCGTCCCTCACCGCCCATCTCGACTTGCGCCTTCACTACATTCCGATCGGGTTTCCGTACGAGGACCACAGTTTCCTGCTGAGAGGATTTTTCGTCTTCACCCTCTCCATCCCCGGACTCATCGCCGGGACGCATCTCGACGGGCACACGGACCGATGTGAGCGCGTGAATCAGATCGATCGAGTCCTCATCAATATCGAACGTACATCCCGTCCAGCCGCTCGTCTCTTCCCACGGGATCGAGGCCATATCAACGTCCCACTTCTCGTCTTGATCGTACTTCGTGCCGAAGAAACGGTTTTGAACGCGGTCCTTGTAGGAATCCGGGATGCCCTTGATCTCATCACAGGCCGTGGATCCCACTTCCACGAGTCCCTTGACGCCGTATCGTGTGTCGATGAGCGTCCAGCGGGTATCCCCTCCGTTCGTGGTGAACAGATCACCCTCGCTGTTCTCGCTCATCCGAGAGTTTACGACTTGGGTGATGCGCTCTTTGAGCGCCTCCAGTTGGTCGGTTTCGTACGATTCCACGTCGATGTCGATTTCGCCGCCGTCGTCTCCTTGTGTGCTCATTTTGTCGTGCTCCAGAGGCGCTCCCTACTCTACTAATAGGTATGCGCCTCTATTAAAATCCTTCGGTCCGCTATTATCTTAACTGCCCGTTACCCGCGCTTCGGCTCGATTTCAGATGTTGGTGTTTATGATCCTCCTCGGGAACTCTCTTCCCACGAGAGAATTGTGATCTCAAGCGGTTCGCCTGCCCACTGTTCAACGTGAGCGGCAACCCGATCGGACTGGGAGTGACTACGACCTCTCAACCACGGCGTTGAGAGTTCGTCCGGACGAACGATCTTCCAGCAATAGCCGCTTTCAGTCGTGGTCATTGGAACCCTCAAGGCGATCCTCCAATCGTTCCATCTTCTTTTCCTCCCACTCTTCGACGCGCCCGTCAAGCATCAACGCGAGTTGGTCGAGCATAATCCGGACATCCGCTACCTCCTCGGCCAGATCCTCTTCATCACTACGACCCCGCCAGTAACGCCCTAACTCAGCGAGGAGTTCTCCGGTTTCCTCTGTCGTCATGTCCAACTGCGCGTCAGTTCCCCACGTATCGATAGCATCCTGAAGTACCTTTTCCCGTTTTTTATCGTTCATTAGTGTAAATACGCCACGAATCGGTACTTCTCGGTATCGGATCGAGTCTTTTTCATCGTCGGCCCTCCGCTTCGTTCGACTGCTACCTGACAGAGGAGATCGTAATCCTCGATCCCGATTGTCTTCGATCTCCTGCTGGACAAATCAACGGTCTTTCCGATCCTTCCACACTTCGGGCACTCTCCTATCATTATTAACACTCCTCCCGTTCGAACAACTCGACGATTGACTCAGCCGACACCTTCCCGACACCCGGAACCTCCCGCAACTCAGCTACCGACGCCGACTCGATGTCTTCCATCCGATCGTACGCCTCCGCCAGCGCCTCGATGTTCGAGCTTCCCACACCGCGTGCCTCACCGACGCGAGCTTCGATGTGAGCGGGTTCTGCCGACGATCCGGGTGATCCCCCATCGTAGACCGAAAAATCCTCTACACGCCCGATCTTGCGCCTGCTATGATACACTGGCGACCAGTCCCGGAACCCCCCTGTCTCCTGCTCGACCTCCTCGCGCGTGAGATCGCCGGAGTCCGCATCCCCGAGGAGTTTCTTTCGAGTCGCCTGGTAGACAGTGCCGTTGTACTCACCAAAGTCGTGATCGTAGCCCTCGATATAGACTGATACAACGACGTTCTCGTCCGGATCGTGGACGAAGAACTTGGCCGAATGGGAATCCGGATTGCGGCGATCGAACGCAGCGTGTAGCAACTCCCCCTCCCGGAACAGCGTCGAGTCCGAGTTCGACGGCGCGTAGGCGACCCGGATCACGGTCGAACCGTCCGGATCGGGTTCCCCAACCGGCAAGCTGCCGCCCTTGATATACGTCGTCGCCATCAGAGTTCACCTCCCTCATCTTCCGGAGTGAATATGGCACCACTATCAGCTCCATCCCTTTCGTTGCCTACATCCGCCTTGATCCGCGCAGCGAGAGCGTTCCCAATCCCATCGACATCGGATAGGTCCTGTTGGTGCGCCGCCTTTAGTTGACTTACACTTCTGTACCCAGCATCAGATAATCTGCGTGCTTTGTGCTCGCTGACTCCAGAGACACTCTCTAACTCTCCGATAGAAGTCGCGTTTAACTCTCTCATGAGATCCTTATCGAGCCCCTTTGGATTCGGGTTCAGATTCGAAGCTCCGATCAGCTCGAAGTGGTTTACCGAACCCATCGGATGGGAGAACACAACTCCCCCATCGATGCGGAGAACGAGGTGTTTGTCAGTCCCGGGGAAGGAATCACGACCACCGTTGATCTCAGCACTGTCAGCGTCTATCTCCCGCTCAATTCTCTGTCCATCCCTGTGATAATCGATTTCGTACGTGTTCATGTCTGTAGCTTCGTTTAATTCGTCTTCGTCGTTAGTCGGTCGCTCGTCCGGGACCAGATCCCAATCAACGTTATAGGTGATAACGTCTTCATCGATCAATCCCGCGATCTCCGCAAGTACGACATCCTCATGTTCTTGATATTTGATCGCAAGGTTCTGGACGAGGGCGTCCTGGTCGTTCGGAGTGTCGGTCACCGCCTCTACTATGTCGAATCTGATCTCTTCGTTGCTCATTTTTCTTGTGGGTTCTCCGTTCTAATGGTTCGGTCGATCGAATCATCCAGAGCCTCTTCAGTTTCCACCATAGCGCAACTAACTGGGTGAGGAACCTCAGCATATGGATCGGAGTTACCGATCCGATCGTCTATGTGGTCCCTCGCTGCCCGGATGCGCGCAAGTGCAGCCGCCAAGCGGCGATTTTCGTGAGTTAAACAACCAGAGATATATATTTCCGACCTCGGTTCGCTCGGTTCATCCGGATCGAGATCGGTGTTCTCCGCTATCCACTCATCAGTTTTCGACTTCAGTATCTCCTCGGCTTCCTGTGGTATATCGGTATCATCCGCTTTTCTTGTTTCTATCATTGTGGCACTCTCCTATACACACCGACTCCAACCTCTCGGATATTAGTAGTTTCGGTTTAGACTTGTTCGGGCGTAGATGGTCCGGAGTGGTCGGCGGTTGCGGCCGAATCGATTCGATCCCCTACTCTACCCACCTTCCCCCCCAGTGGGGGTATTGCGCGAGAACACAGTTCATTATAATTACTGAGTGATAAATCTATACTACTTTATCGAGTCCGATTCCCTACTCTACCCACCTTGGGGGGAGTGGGGGTATTGCGCGAGAACACAGTTCATTATAAATTCTAACTTATGAGTCAATGGATTCTATAAACCTATATGACTTTATGGAGTCCGATTCACTATTCTACCCACCTTGGGGGGAGTGGGGGTATTGCGCGAGAACACAGTTCATTACATATTCTACCTTATGAGTAACGTATTGGAGACCGGATGAGACCGGATCGGTCCGGCTCGGTCCGACTAATAGACCACCACGGACGGAGATAGTACCTTGCGCCAGAAAAAATGTAGATGACCTTACAGGTCATCTACGCACGCGCGCGCGTATTTTAGTAGTGACGAAGGAACATAAAAAATTTTAGAAGAAATAGAATTCGTCGGGTAGAACACCTCCCTCCGGTGTTTGTGGGGAGTAAAGGAATCCACTCCATAGTACTTAAAGGGGTGTGAAGTATCAACTGTAATCTATAACGAATTGTTTGCTGGCGCAATACCCCCACTCCCCCCAAGGTGGGTAGAGTAGGGAACGAACTCAATAAAGTAATATAGGTTTATGGAGTCCGAATTTACCTACGTATTTACTCGGATTCGAGTACCTCGCCGTAGGCATCCGACGCCTCTATTTTCGGCACCACCGTCCGGATTCCGTTCGTCGAGATGTAGTAGCCCGACTCCCGGAAGAGATCAACTACGTCCTGCTGGGTGGCTCGATCCGGTGAGAACCAGTCTTCGGTTTCCCTGTACGCGATGTAGTAACACGCTGCTGCGATGAACTTCGGATCATGCGCGATGCCCGGCTCGAACTGAACTTCCTCCGTGAGTTCGATCGCAAGTAGCTCGGGTTTGGTGGCTCCTTCGCCCGGCATCTTCGTGCCGTTGAGTCCGATCGTCCGGACGACTTTCTGGACCACTTCCTCTGGAAGCTCGAAATTCGACTCTGAAGCGGTTTTCACGCTTTCACCTCTCTTGGGCCGCGCGATTCGAGAAATCGATCTGTGAGCTTATAGTGGCCCTCACACGAGCCACATCTCACGTACCGGGGACCCAAATCGAGGTCCGGGCGGACCTCCTTTTTCTCAGGACTACTACAGTACGGACACATTGCATGTCTCATTTTTCTATTTTCCTGACCGAGTTGACCGCGCCGCCAAGAACGATCGTACTGTTCACACTACGGAGCTTCATTCCGGGCCAGAGATCGTTGTCCATCACCATTTCCATCGCTCTTGGGACGGATAATTCCATCTCTCGCACGTCATTCACCTCTCCTTCCGGCCGCCCGTCCGTGTTGATAACCTCGATTTCGTAATCGAGATCGTCCTTACTGTCGGAGTTTTCGGTCTGGACGTTGATAGCCCGGAGTATTCCCGCCAGTTCGTCCAAGTCGAACAAGACGGTCACGTCGAGTCGGCGTGAAAGCTGCCGCCGTTGATCCGGTCCTCTGATGAAGTCCTCTGCTTCGATCCGATCGACAGTAACCTCGTCTTCCCCGAAGCACGTCTTGAGGAGCACCCTATCACCCGGTTCGAGCGATTCGAACTCCCGTATCAGTTCTGGCGTCAGTGCCATAGCTATGGAGTTAGTTTCATCGGCCGACTTTCTTCGTACTGTTCGAAGGCGAGCGGAGCCCACTGTTTGCACTCTTCGAGCATTTGTTGACATACCGCACGCGCCTCCCATTGGCTGTCCGCTTTCAGGCGCATCGAGAACAGGTGCATGATCGCCCGGATGTTCATCGTGAAGGTCATATTGACCAGTGTGCCGATCGGAAGCACCATCCGGGCATCCTCGTTCGGAACGCCACCTTCCATCAAGTCCTTGTATGCTCCCATTGCTGTTTCATAGGCGTCGTTGACGATCCAATCGCGTTCTTCGACGGCCATCTCGATTTCCTCCACACCGTTTCGCGTAGTCACTTCGTCCTCTTCGAACGAGGGTGGGTGGCAGAACACCTCTTTCGGGTCGCCGTCGATCGTGGTGTACCGTAGGGATTGGACATCGAAGCTTGCATGGCGGTGGCGGGTGAGTTGGGACATACAACTCCGGGAGACACCTTCAACAGCGAAGGTGGCGTTGGGATGCTCGAACACTCCGTGGTGCCCCCGCTTGAAGCAGTGTTTCAGTAGTGTCTCCGTTTTCTCTTCGAGCGTTTCACCCTCTACGGGCTCCATGATCGATTCGAAGGGATGCTCGGATTTGCCGACCCATTCGTTTCTGTAATCCCCTCGGGCGCTTCTTGCGGCGAGCCTATCTGGGTTTTCCGTTGCCTCAATAATTTCTACGTTCATTTTTTTACCAGTAGTTTGTATGTCGTTTCTATCCGTTCGAACAAATCCGTATGGTTATTGATGTAGGAATCGACTGACGTACTGACGAACACGATTGCCATCAATCCGAGGTACACTGCTTTTACCTTCTCGCCCGGTCCGATCGACGGGCCCGATACAATTCCGATAATTACCAGATACGTTCTGTATGTTTCGGCGATGAACTGTATTGCGAGCGAGATAAAAATGTACAGGATAAATCCGATAGAGGTGACTATCATCACTACAGCCGTGATGAGTACACACCACATTATCCCATCCAGCAGTGAGAAGCAGATCCGTTGCGTTCTGGAACGCTCCTCCGGCGGGATGTCCGAATAACTGTCTCTCATAACATTTCACCTTCTACCTCAAGGGTTGCTGTTTCCGTTCCGTCGGCGTACATCCGGTATATGAGTACCGCAAGGAGTACCACCGTGAATGACTCGTACTCGGCCGGATGGGTGAAGGTCCGTCCCGAGACCAGCCTGCTTCCGGTGATCTTCGTTCCGCCGTTGAACTCGATCGATAAGTCCTCGTTGTCCTCGCCGACGCGCTCGGTTCCGGTCAGTTCGAAGTCATACTCATCGAGGAGTTCCCATCGACCGTACTCCTCGATGTCTACCCTGTCTCGCTTCCCGCCGACGGTGCAGTTGATGTCGTAGTTTCCTTCGCGCCGGATCTCCTCTTTCGCAGCGTTGAGCAGCAGCGTGGTCGGTACGTCGATCGTCTCGTCCGTAGGTGTAGCTCTGTTATTCATTCGATATCACTCCCGGATACTCCCGACGGTCACCCAGAATAGTTTCGTTACGAGTATGATGGCAATCAGATCAGCGAGGAGTATCACCGCCAGCGGGTGCTCCCCGACCGGGGTTGTCCAGATCAGTAACACTGTCGCCGCCACCAGTCCGAAGACGACGATCATCGGCGGGTTCAGTATACGCTTTGCAGTTCTCGTGTTCATCCGGTGTCCACTCCATAGAGGTGGACCTCTCCCGTCTGTTGGTGCTCATCGTAGTGTTCTTGGCACACCGTGTAACTTCTCCCGTTGTACTCGATAGTGTGGGTCGTCCCATTCGTACAGAGGCCCCACCGACAGGCCCCACCTTCCCGCTTCATGTCACGTAGTTGTTCTGCTTGTTCCATCCGCATCTCGCCGGCTGATGGTCTGGTTGGCATTGTCACTCAGTCTCCCATTCGAATTTTGCTTGTACACTTTCCATGATTTGATACCCTCTGCCTTCAGCATCGGAGAACAATCGCTCTTCGTTGCTGGCTTCGTTCCACCCGACAGGTCCGATGGGTCCGAGAACATGGATCGCGGCCTCACCGCGTGGTTGTTCTTTGATCCGGGTGTCGTGGATCGCTGCACCGACGTACTTCCGTTCCTCGATCCGGGTATCGTGAGGTGGACTTGCCTCTGTGGGTCGTCGATCGGTTTTGTCCATCGCTATCCCTGTGGGCAGCACTTCCGTTGGGAACTCACCGATAGGTGCCCATTCGATGATAACATCATTGTACTCGCTCATGAGCACTGACCCCGTATCGACCCGTATCGAATCGATGAATTCTGAAGATTCCTGGAGCGAGACTTCGTTGAGAGCTTTCGTCGGCGTATCAATGAAACTCATCGCGTTATCGACAGCTATGTCGATGAATACGATACCGCTGCTGACCCCAGCGAGAGCCGTTGCTCCGGAAGCTGCGTTGATACCTCTCCGAGTCCACTTGTCGTTTTCGGATGAGGCGTACGGTTTCCGGTCCATATCGTCCGTCCATCTGCTCATGGGTCACTCGTAGTTCCGCACTCGCTGGCGGAGTTCGTCCACGAATTTCCGGATCTCCCCGTCTTCGTGAGGGATCCAGAAGTGGTAGTCGGGTCCGGCAGTCCGGATGACTATCGGGCCGTCCTGGAAGGATACTTTCCCGTTGAAATCAACCGAAACGATGTTTCCGTACTCGACCCAGTATTTGTTATCACTGGTGAGCCACTTCGGGAACTTAGCTTCTATTCCGTGGGGTTCGAGCGAGACCGTCGGCGGGTCGGAGCGGACCGGCGATTGATTGACCGTCCGGTCACACCCGCCGCCGAGCGCCCCTGGTGATTCACCGCTCTCTGCAATGCTGAGTCGTGTCGTGTTTAGCTGTGTGAGTTGTGTTGATGCCATGAACTGAAGAGCCGCGACCGCGCTGATTAGCGGAAGGACGCGCCGAATCGATGCTCGAAGACGTGTTCGACGACTTCTTCGACCGATTCCCTGTTCTCGTAGAACTTTTCGACCAATTCGTTATTGCTATAGGTTATGATTCGGTAGGAGTTCCCTCGGGCTGCACCAATCACCACCTCGTTCACATCCCCGTGGCCCGACAGTCGAGGACCGATAAACGTAAGCGTCTCATAACCATTGAGGTCTTTGCGATCGGCTAAGTTCCACCCGAGCGGAAGCGGGTATTCCCCGTCGTTGTCGCTTTCCATTTCCTGTTCCTCCCGGAGGGAGTCGAGTTGTTCGCGTGTCTCGCGGAGGTCGGCGTAGACGTGATCCGGGTTCGGGGCATTACCCTCTTCGGCCCGTATCTTTTCGATGCGACTATCGAGGTCGAACTCCGGGTTGTCCTGGTCCTCGAAGACTTGCTGATCGATCATCTCGAAGTAGTCCATCAGCATCGAGAGTTCGGCGAGCCCACAGTGACATCCTTGCTCCCATTCGAGTTGGTCGGCGAACTCCTGCCGGACTCGGAAACCAGCGTAGCCGAGGTCATAGGTCAGGTCGTGTTTGTTGTCTCCGTGTTCATGTCCGTGATTACAGAGTGGGCAGACGAACTCGAAGGACTGGATGCTCTCGGATTTCTCCAGAAGGTCATCGACCAGTTCTTGGCGCTGTTCGGAGAGATCCATCCCGGCGAGCATCTCTTCGAGAGCGATTTGCTCCGCTTGCTCGTCTTGTCGCTCGTTCGCTCCGGCATGTCGTCCGCGTGACCACCGTCCGTGGTCGAAGCCGTCTTCGTCGTCTTCGGGTTCCGGATCGTGCCCGACCATGAATTCATAGAGCTGTTCGTCTCGGTCGTCACTTCCGTCGTGGTTGTGGTTGTGGTCGTCCATTAGTGTAGGATTCCTTTCGCGGCCATGTATCGCACTGCTGCAACTCGTGCGTCGAAGTAATCTTCGTCTCCGTCCCCGTCTTCCCGAACCACTTTCTCTAAGTGGTCCGGCCCGACGGTGCTGTCTTCTACTAACCGCCCGTCCCCGCCGAACACCTCACAGCGATAGTGTCGCGGTACCGTGGGGGAGATCCGGGCGATGTGATTGACCCGTTCGTGGTCTTCTTTATCCATTTTCACCATGCTCATTGCTCCGTCGAAGAGACAAAGAGCGTGGTCGTCGGTATCGACGATGTGGGTAACGATCCAACTCCCGGGGGCTTCC